TGTAAGGTATAATAATGAAGCATTTATTTTGCGTAGGCGCGTACTATAATTTGAAATTCGCTCCAATATTACCCCCTGTCAAGTGGTTAAGCAAAAATTCTTTAACTGTGCTTATTTTGTCATTGACTGTGAGTGCTTCCTAGAAAAAATTAAAAATAAGACATTGGAACGATAAATAAATATCGCCGCGTTGGCCAGAGACGATGGTGTTTGTGATTCCGGATATGTTTATTTATTACATCGGATTACATAAATCTTCATAAGTCTTTATAAGTTGTGGCGAAAATGGTGTAAGTTTTGGTGTAAATTTGGTGTAAGGTTTGACAGTCATGAATTTTGAAAACTACCTTACACCAAAATTCACCAATGGAGGTCTTACGGCCAGTGCGTTATGTCGAACTTACACCATTTGAAGTCCTGTATATGGGTCTTATACCAGATGAATGGTGTAAGGTGCTTACACCATTTGGTGTAAGGCTCGTACACCATGCTTACACCAGTTGGTGTAAATAGGCTTACGCCATTTTTGCTGATATTTAACGCATGTACGGAATAAACAACTTAGCTATTAGAACGGTGTTTGCATCTTCGCCAGCTCACTTGCTGCGGCGGAGAAATTTGTGTGTGTGTATACACCAAGGGTGATATTTACCGTAGAATGCCCCATCATGTATTGCACGCATTTTGGGTTTACACCAGCGTTCACCATATTGGTACAAAATGTGTGGCGTAAAATATGAGGCGTTATATTCGGCAAAGGAGCCTCCGGGTGAAGCTTATTATAATCCATAACAATCCGGCGTAATATACCGTCATAAAATTGACCAGACACCGGATTGTCGTTTCTAGTGACGGAAATGAAATCGGTATAGCCGTCAACAACAATTTCTGGTATGATTTCCCTGCGGTTAGAAAGCATATTCCGAATACTCTGCTGAACAGAGGGAGTCATAGGAATTTTTCTGTTACCGGACTTGGATTTCGGAGGTGCTATATAGTATGCGCTTATAGATGGATCCTCTAATTTGATTTTCCTTTTTAGAAGTTGATGATTTACATCGATATAATTCTCAGTAAGATTTATATCATGTTTCGTCAAGCCGCAGAACTCGCTAATTCGAAGACCTGTGCCGAGCAGTACGACAAAAGTATCATAGTGTTTACTGTATTCTTTTGTACTAGCGACGAACGACATGAAGTTTGCTTGCTGTTCGTCGGTTAGGGCATCTCTGGTTTGTGCGGTGGTTGGCTTACGGATAACATCAGAAAATTTAAAATCAAATGGGTTAGAGGATATGATCTCATCATCAACAGCCATACCACAAGCGGATTTAAGCAGAGTGTATAGCTTGACTATAGTGGTATAACCTTGCCCGTTTTCGTATCTTTCTAACAGCCAGATTTTACAGTCCGACTTTTTTAGGCCGCCGATTGGCCTGTTACTGAAATACGAGTTCCTGATAAGCTGTGCCCCGTATTCATGCTGAGAAAGGGTGCTTTCCTTTAGGCTGCTTGCGACGGTCGCCAAATATTTTTCCACAATATCTATAACAGTATATTTATTTGCAGAATAAGCTGTTCCGTCAAGCTGGCTTTTGAGGATCTCTCTTTCTTTTTCACGCAGTGTCTTTAGGTCTGGTGCGTAAACGGTAATTCTGGAACCATAAATGTTCGTGTACCTATACTGATATGTTAAATTCTTTCTTTGGCTCTCCCCTTTCTGTAAGATCCTTCCTTTGTGGTCTTTACGTTTTTCCATAATTGACTCCTTCCATTTTTCAAAGAATGTGGAAAAGAGCCTTGATATAGCATACTGATTATACCATATCAGGGCAGTTTTCCTATGTACTATTCTTTAATTTTTAAATGGAGAATGCTTGGTCGAGGTATCTGTCTAATTGTCTACGCTTAATGAGTCGTTTGCTCCCAACCCATAAAACGAACGGACAACTATTCTCGTTAGATATCTCGCGTAGTTTATTGACACCGATACCGGAATAGGCTGACGCTTCTTCCAGCGTGAGATTTGTTTTTTCCCAGATTGGAACCTTTACATCCATTTATTTTCCTTCTCTGTGTGGCAAATCTGTGGTTGCAAGGCGCGTATTTACACGTTCGTCTGCCATACGCTGTATATCGAGTTCGTGCGCGTCAACAGAATCGTAGTACACAGGCTCGTCAGATGCCTGCCAGTAACCCCAGTGTCCTGAATGTTCTGTACTGGAAGTGTTGTTCATAATCAATCACCAACCTTAACGCTTACATCGCCTTCGTCAAATGGGCTGTAGTCCTTGAATTCTTTCATAATAGAGCAACAAACCGCATCGAGGATATACTCTTGTGCAAAGTCTAGGGCATCTTTAATGCCATCATCATCGTACTTATCTTTTACACACCCGATGAGTGCGTATGCCTGTTTCAGGCAATTTATATCCATTTTAATCATTCTTCATCCTCCAGTTCTTTATTGATCTTCTGAATGATATCGTCAATAACGGCCACATTCGTGCCGGAGATGTCGATATCAGCGTGCAATATGTAGATAGTGTTCTGCGTAAAAATCGACAGCACAACGCACTTGTTTTCTTCGTCTAATGAATCATGGATTTCATCGATTTTAGAAGTGTACAATGATGAGACAATATAGTTACCTTCATTGTCTAATTTTACGGAACCGTCTAAATATGTGAGCAAAGCCGGGTATCCAACCATAACACAGCCAGGCTGTACGGACTTTCCAAGGCGGCGATTAGTGTAATCATCAGTTTTTGTCTCACACGTCTTAATGTCGCGGATGTCATCAATTAACCATGTGGCGGAAATTTGGCACAGGAGGTTTGCTATACTTTTATTCATCCTTTACTCCATTCGATCTCTTTGGTTGCTTCGCGCTGAAGTCTTGATAGGATAATGCGTGCGTGCTCATACAGTCCGCTGCAGTTTGGCCTGATGCGCTTGTACAGCATATCCCTTTTGTCCCAACTATTGGAAAGTTTAATTTGGTTACGCAGCTCAGCGTTCTTTTTATCGGAAGCAAGCAGGTCATGCTGGTATTTTTGTAGCAGGTCGATGAGCTGCAATTTTTCAGTAGTTGTCATATTATCTCCTAATCTTTATTGAATACGTTCCAAATCATAATAAACGCCTTCTTCTGCGCTGAGGAATGAATCGGGTGGCAGGTTTTGGATTTCAAGTATGCCCGGCGCCATTCGTTGTACTTGCACGATTTGTTCACCATTATGCTTTGTGCCACGGACAATCTGTGTATAGCCCATCATGTGCAACGCTTTGGCAAGAGTGATATCTGTGGCTGACCATTGTGGTTCATTAAAGATGGGCCAATCTTTAGGGCGCTTATTTAAAAGGCATTGACTGCCGTTTATTTGAAACGGACAATCGAAACAATAGATTTGCCTGGCACAATGTGTGGCAATAAGATTAGCAGCCTTATAAAGGTTATGCTTTTCTGAATTATTTTTCATCCGCTGCCTCCGAAAGCCGAACCTTCCAGCGTTGGCGTTTCTGTTCTTTGAGCATGATAATACCGACGTAAAAATCGCTTGCGATGTGGTCTGTATATTCATCGACACAGAGCAGCAGATCGGCCATTGCCTCCTGTAGATTCTTTTCGCATTCATCGAAAGTTTTTGGGGTTGGGTTTTCGCCACGGAGTTTGCGGGCCAGTTTTAAGGCTGCCTGAGATAGCTTGGAGCATTCCTCGGCCAGTTGTTCCAGCAGAGCAGGTTCTCCGATGGTTTCGATAATGGTTGTCTTTTCCTTGAAATCGCGGCAGTTGGCTATATTGTCAACAACTTGGGTGAAATTGGAATTGCCAATGTAACCGCAGCGATGGTTGTATGGCATATGCCATTTACAATTTTTACATATGTTTTTCATTTTACCACTAATCCCCTGTCCCACCCGACGCTTGGAACGCCACCATTTGTGATTCCAAATTGAAACCACTATAAAATCAGTATTTAATACGTATATCCTTGAACTTCATCGATGTAGTCATCGGCGCAAGCTCTGATGCCAGTGTCAAGCTCGAATTCAGCAATCAATAAATGATGCTTGTTGCAGTAATGCTTGAAATGAGCACTGTAGTAATCAACGTCATGCTCTACAGTGGCAGACTCACCAAATACTTTCGCGTAAGCAACCTCTTTTGCTCGTTTCTCTCTAAGTTTGTCCAGAATCGGTCTTACGGCTTCGTTGTCGGAGATTTGATCCAGTACACGAATCTGCTCATTCATAAGTCTGATTTTTGCATTCTTTCGCTCACGGAAGGCAACTTCTCGTTTGAAATTTTCTGCCTCGCGCTTTTCGATGAGGCTTACTACATAATCTACAGCAGAATCGTAATTGGAAGAAACGTAGTAGATTGAAGTAGTACCCGGGACTTCCTCATCGGCTCCCCAGACTTGATAGATTTTGTTTGACATTTATAAACCTCAATATTGTATTTGATTATTCGGATAGAGCTTGTTGAATTCATCAATGACGAACTTTAAGCCAAGCCCTTCTTTTGATGGAACCCAAATTTTCTTAGGATTCCAGTTTTGCCAGTCACCATCCATCTTTGGGGCGGTAGGATCGTAGGCAGGATTGTCTACCCACTGGCCACCTGAGAAGGCATACTCAAACTGACGCGGCGCAATGCGCTGAAGCTCCAAGAAGCGCGTGTCGCCTTTGTTGTGTGCTGAAAATCCGCAGTATACGCATCCAGTCCTCTGACATTGCGTACATCTCAGAGACCCAGGCTCGCCTATGATATCACCGTAAACAGAACATATTTCGATGTTGTACTTCTTAATGAATTCCAGCACATCCTGCTCTGCCCAGAATGCCATAGGCTGGCTCTTGGGGTCTTTAGAATCGAACGCATTACAACCGTTCTTCAACCAGCTTTGCTTGCGGATACGGCTCTCGTCTGTCATGGTAGCCATTATCGGATGCCGGTGCGTTGAGCGTTCGTAGATGTGAAGTGGTGACTTCTTCATGACAGAGCAGCATCTGTTTGTAATCATGTACGGGAGGTCTCTGGCGGCTGGCAACCATTTTTCTTTGTTAAAGAGAGATTTCTTCTCATAACCGGGATTCATCTCATCAAAATGTTCGCCGCTGCTAAAGGCACCTCCTACGCCAGTCTGCCCATGGTTGAGCGGTGGCATCATTACTTTGCCAAGAAGCAATCGTCTGCGTCTCAGCTGTGGCCTAGCTAAAGACGCCTCCTGAGGAATTCTCTGCGCTTGCGGAGTGGTCTTCCCATAGTCATGATTTGAATTTTTGATTCTACGTGCGTAGTAGATCGCGTTGGATACTTCTTTGCTGATAAGCGGGTATCCATAGGTGGAAATTACTTCGTTAAAACGCATTTTTGGCGTGATAAATGTCGCGCCATGTGCTTTTGCGAACTTCTGAATCTCAGAAAACTCAAGTCCTGTATTGGAAAATACGGCAGGAATTTGTTCCTGTGTATATCCCATCATTTCACGGATGATATAAAACAAAACCGTGCTGTCTTTCCCGCCGGAGAATGAAATATAGCACCCATCTACGCCATATTTATCTATCCATTGCTGGATTCTATGCTTTGTAGCGGCTATTTTGGCATCAAGCGGTAACGCTTGGAGCTGTTTGAGATCAGAAGATGTATGCCGGAAGCCATCATCGATGTTCATTGGCATAAATCCTCCATTAAATTAGAATTTTACTTATTTGTCTTAATGTAACTAAGATCCAAATTGCTAAACTGTACAGTTTCAGAATTTCCATCAGAGGTGGATTGGATTTCAGAATGCAAACGCTGCATAATGGACTCACGCAATACAGCATTTTCATACGAAGGATGACGTAAATGATTCAGTAGATTTCCCATTGCGTCGCGTGAAATATTATAGACATCTTGCATTTTTACACATCTCTTCAATACCGCAAGCGCAGTACATCTTTGTATTCTTTGAACCAATCATATACATAATCTACATCAGTATCGATATAGTCACCCTCGGCGGTGCGGTAACGTGTTGATGTGCTGTTTCGAATCTCGCGCTCATTGTATTGATAAGGTTGTCAATAACTACTTTAGGTGATTTGCTTTCCATGATTAGTTCTCCGATAAAATAGTTTGTATTATTTGTGCTGGAACCGCTCCGTATCGTTCCTGCAGGAAGGTCATGAAATCATCCAAAGAAAGCTTTTGCTTATAGAAGCCAAAGCCATAATATTTTGGCGAACATTCATAACACTCAACACGAATTGATGTCGGATCTGTAAAATTGCGCTTAGTGATTATGTGGGAAAGGCGGTAACCGTTAATGCGGATATATGGCTCATGCCTAATTACAGTTTTGCCGTAGTCAATAATAGCTGGCAGTTTATTTGACACCGCAGCATCATAAAAATCATCAAAAGAATGATAAGTATAATCTTTAACAGGTGGAAGTTCTTCTTCTGTAAATAAGAAATTCTGCCAAAAACCATCGAACTGATCTCCGTCGTTTAGCGTATAAGATATACTGTAAAACTTGTGCATTGTTATTTCCCCGTAGATCCAAAGCCAGCCGATCCACGCTCGGTTTCGTCAAGCTCATCTACTTCCACAGGCGTACACAGAGAAATTGGCTGGATGACGAGTTGGGCGATGCGCTCACCGACATCGATGACCTGATTCTTATTGCTATAGTTATGAAGAGCCACCTTGACCTCACCGCGATAATCGGAGTCCACAATTCCAACACAGTTTGCGGGAGCGAGACCATGCTTGGATGCAAGACCGCTGCGTGCATAAATGCAACCCATATAACCAGTAGGGACTGCAATCGCAATGCCGGTGGGAATCATCTTCGTTTTATGAGGCATGATTACAATTTTAGATTTGAAAAAACTATCCCATTCTGAGTCGGTTGTTTTACCAGCAATGTCGAATGCGGCTTTTTGCTTTTCACTAAGAAGCGTGTCGCCAAAAATGCCAGTACCACCGAAAAGGTCAAGGAATTTCGCATATGTGACATTCTGATCAACAATGGTTTTGCATGCTTTCTTTTCCTCGTCTGTATATTCTACAGGCAGTGCGTACAGATCCATACCGGCGTCAGTGTCGTGAGCGCGAGTGGGGACATGAGCATCGGGGTGGAGCTTTTTAATTTTTAAAACTTTCATTTTATTCTCCTTTAAGAGTGGCTTCGGTGGCACCGGATGCCGTGCAGGTAATCGTGCCGTCAAGATACTTCTTCATGCCAAGAGGGGCCACAACTGGGTTGTAAGGGTTATACATCCCATTATGGTTGACAGTATCTTCCTCAATGGTGGTTTTCTTGATGAGTTTTCCGTTGGAGTCGTACTCCTCGATGATGGTTTTCTTCATTTATGTTCTCCAAAATATAGGGTGGTGGTTAGCCACCCTTGTTTTAATCTTCGTGCAGGGTAACCTTCCCTGTTTGCTTCGTTTTCTTTACATCAATGACCTGTTGGTTGCTGGAACCGCACCATTTGAGGCTGAGGTCACGTTTTGTGATGTCAAAGGGACCTGCGACGCAGACATCAATATAATCCATAATGGGTAGGTCTTTAACATGTTCCCACTCGTAGCCAGTCCAAAGCCAGATGTTTTTATTTGACGGAAATCCTATTTTTAAAGCCTTGCATATAGCCGTAATAGTCTTTCTGTGCCCATCATGGACAGTAAGTGGCTCGCCACCAAGTATAGATAGACCTTGTATGTGGGGGCTATCGAGACTACTGTAGATTTCGAGGAAAGTATCATATGTAAATTTTTTACCACCGCTGAAATCCCAAGTGTCCGCATTAAAGCAACCCATACAATGAATATCACATCCTTGCGCAAAGAGGCTTGTGCGGATGCCAGGGCCATTGGCAATGTCGAAATACTTGATTTTTGCATAGTTCATTAGTCCATCCCCACATGAAATACGCGATCATGGATGTCTGCGGCGCGACCATCGTTGAAAGGATTTGTAGAGATATAGCCGCAAATGCGAAGCGCGATATTCATTTTATCAAAATCATCATTGCCGCAATTCGGGCAGTGGAACTTTAGATCGTCACCCATTTTGATGTCGGTGCAGCCGCAGATGTGGCAATAGCTGGTCATCGTATTGATCTCTGCGTACATGATGGTATTGTAGATATGCTTGATGATTTCGAGTACGGCGTCGATATTCTTGGTCATGTTGGGCGTCTCCACATAAGAAATTGCGCCCCCGAGGCTGTAATGCTGGAATTCGCTCTCAACGGTCAGCTTTGTGAAAGCGTCCACGGGCTGAGACGGCGTAATGTGGTAACTGTTGGTCACATAGTCTTTATCGGTAATACCTGGAATAATGCCGAAGCGTTTGCGCAGGCACTTGGCGAATTTAAAGGTAGTCGATTCGATCGGGCTGCCGTATAGTGAGAAGCCGATGCGCGTCTGGCGTTTCCATTCATCGCAGGCATTATTAAGGTGCTGCATGACTTGAATACCGAAATCGTGACCGGCCTTATCAAGCTGGCTCTTGCCCGCCATATAATGAATACACTCGTACAGACCTGCATAGCCAAGGCTGATTGAGCTATAATCGTTATAGAGGAACTTATCGATGGTTTCACCTGGTTTGAGACGAGCGATTGCACCGTGCTGCCACAGAATGGGGGCCACATCAGATTTGACGCCCTTAAGTGAATTATGGCGGATCATCAATGCACGGTAACAAAGGCTCAGGCGTTCATCAAAAATCTCCCAGAATTTATCGATATCACCGCCGCTGGACAGAGCAATATCAGGAAGGTTGAGGGTAACAACACCTTGATTGAAGCGGCCATAGAACTTAGGATTACCGTCCTTGTCGTAATACGGCATGAGGAACGAACGGCAGCCCATGCACGGGAATACATTGTCATCCTTTTCTTTACGCATAATCTTAGCACTGATATAATCAGGCACAAGGCGTTTAGCGCTGCATTCTGCGGCCAACTTGGTAAGATACCAATACTCACTATCCTCGTGGGAATTATCTTCATCCAAGCAGTAGAGTAGCTTGGGGAAAGCAGTGGTGACATAAACGCCCTGCTCATTCTTTACACCTTGAATGCGCTGGCGTAAAACTTCCTCAATCAGCATAGCCAAATCTTTGCGCGGCTGCCCGGCTGGTACTTCATCCAAATACATGAACATGGACGTAAATGGTGCCTGACCGTTGGTGGTGCTCATAGTAATGAGCTGATACTGGATAGTCTGGACGCCATCCTTAATTTCAGAACGCAGGCGCTGTTCTGCAATATCATTGATATAGCGCTGCAAATCGTTTTTTTCGATAGGACCATCATCAAAATCCATTGGGATAGACGCAATTTCGGCTTCTACCTCTTTACGGATTTTTTGGCGGCTGATATCAATGAACGGAGACAAGTGCGCCAGACTGATAGTATTGCCGCCGTACTGGCAAGAGGCCACCTGTGTGATAATTTGTGTCACAACCGTACAGGCGGTACGAAAAGATTTCGGCTTTTCAATGAGTGTTTTGCTGATGACTGTACCGTTCTGGAGCATATCATCCAGGTTGATCAGATCACAGTTGAACATGGGCATCACAGGTGAATAATCTGTATCATGAATGTGGATCAAGCCTGCTTTGTGAGCGTCGGACAAGTCCTTGGGGAACACCACCTCGGTCGCCAGTTCGCGGCAGGTAAATCCGGCCATGTAGTCACGCATGGTGGGAATAATGCGGGTATCCTTGTTGGAGTTTTCCTTTTTGGAATCCTCATCCTCTCCTACTACCAGACGACGAATTTCATCATACCGGCGCTTCTGATCATCGGTAGCGTCACGGCGGCGAGCGTGCGCATCGCGGTAAATGATATAAGAACGAGCTACATCCTTGCGATCACTGGACATGAGGTTGTCTTCAACCATATCCTGAATTTCTTCGACAGAGGCGTCTTTGTCCATGTCCTGAATAGCCGTAGCAATTTGCTCCGCCAGTTCCTCATCTACCCCGGCGGGGGTGTCGTCCATTGCCTTCTCAATGGCGGTAACGATTTTCTGACGGTCGAAAGCAACGACAGAGCCGTCACGCTTAGTCACATTTTTCATCGTCAGCCTCCATACTATCCCAGTCATAATCAGACGGTGCAATTACAAGTGCGCCATCATCAGTAATATTGATCTCGTAATCATTTTCGGAATCGAGGAAATAGTCTGCAACCTTATGGATTGCATCACCAATGTCATCGGGGACGTTGATCGTATGTACACCGCAATCATCACAATGCGAGCAAGTATAGCACTCGTCGTACTCTACGGAATTATCGCAATCGTTATGGTCTTTGCATTCGCAGTCATCAACCTCTTCGTTGTCATAATCGTCCTCATCAAGAACGGGGTCAACTGCGTATTTGCTAAACCAATCCGCTAAAAATTTCGCCACATCGTCGATCTCTTCGTCTTTCAGCCCTTTCCGGCACTCGGGATCGGAACATTTCAAAATAAAACTTTTAAAAGTATCGTATCTACGCTGCTTTTCAACCTCGTAATTGAGATAAAACTGGGCTTTCATGAGATCCTGCAAAAGGGAGTTCCCATCCTTCTTTCCGGCGCGGGAAATGTACTTAATAACATTCCCAAGGCAGAAACTCTTATCCAGTCCCCATGCGTCAATTACCTTGATGGTCTCGTAGGGATCATCCTTCCCGCCATAATGGGACGGGTGCGAAACGTTCTGGTCAATACTCATACCAGTGCCTCCTTGATTTTGTTATATTTATCCTGAACCTGAGCCATGTGGCCGCAGGTCATACTACCTTCGGTACAGCCCTTCCCTGCTACGCAGCCGGGGCCAGCATCCTTGAAAAGATGCGGAGCAATGGGGTAAACAAGCTTGAGCATTTCGTCGGCGACATAGCGGATTTCCCACTGGGCACGACTGCAGCAACGCAGCTTAAAGAAATTATTCAATTCACGAGCGTTCATCGTAACGATCATTCTTGTCTGACACGCTTCCGGCAGGACAAAACGAGCATCCTCATTTGCCATCTTAGAAGCCTTTACACGAGCCTGTTTCTCAGTCATGTTGGAATTACCAAGCATAAGCTCATAAGTGTGGATGTCCTCGAGAACATGATGCAGATGGTCATAAGCATACTTGGCGGACTTGATGGCCTGAGAGAAAGCTTCAGATGCTTCGCCGTCCTGAGCAATGGCTGGCGGGATAACCATATCTGCTTCGCCCATATCGACATAGCGCTGACTCTGAACGCTGAAACTTGCAATACGGTGACGGGTCATCTGAGCAAGGAAAGAGCGGGAAACGCCCTCGATGCCGAAAGTGAAACTGACATGTTCAGTCGGACTGGCGTGACCAAGGCCACTGAGCTTGTCAAGAAAACCTGCTACCTTTTCATCGCTCAAACCATCCATCAGATCGGTGATTGATGCTTTGGAATAACACAGCTTTGCAGCTGCGGCCACGACCTTTTCGGGGTCGGGGGTGTGGGTGATAAGAGTTACATTCATTTGTCTACCTCCGGGAACTTATAGTTCTTATAGTTAAAGTTGGACCAAGAGTGAAATTTGGTTTCGGAAGAAGGTTCTACCATGACGAAACGGTTTGTTTTGCGAGCTTTGCGCTTGCGTGTCTGAGGATGATTTTCTACCCAGTTGCCTGATTTTTTATCATAGTATCTCGTTGGTATGTGCGGGCGCTGCCAATCAGCCGTCCCGTAGATACCGTGCATTTCCCTTGCTGTGGGCAGTGTATAATTATCATTTTCATCAGGATGAACACGTTCGTAACGGATCCTACGAAGGATACTTTTTTGACTTTGAATGTAATTGTGCATCGTAGTCACAAGGCATTTATCTGCACTAAACTCAGTTGTTGTACCGCGTTCGTCAAGCGGATAGCTACAATCAACAACGACTTGATATTCCTCAATATGTTCCTTGTATTCGAACCCTAGCACCTTATGAACATAAGTAAATCCAGACCAATATTTCCCAGATGAAAATGTTGACACAACATAATCGCCGATGTGGATTTCGTTGCCATAATGGTCAAGTATCTTTTCCATCTTTTACCCTCTCAAAATCGCCTACCCAGAAGAGCCACTTCGGGTCGGTTGTGTCCTCATTCAGACAGGCAATGGTGTGGCTCTTTGCGTACTTTTCTTCAAAATGAACGGTAAACACTGTGTCGTGATTGCTGGTCACAAAGTCTTTGTACTTTTTATTTTTCATAGCCCAGTCTTTGCGCTCGATAATTTGCTTGGTTTTGAGGCGAACTTTTTCGCCTTCGATGAACCAGAGGTCCTTATTGATGCGAACGGCCTGTGCCATCATTTTGAGTAGACGTTCTTTCGTCATGGGCTGTTTATCGGAGATGTGTGCTTTCATTCGTATCTCTCCTTCGTAAATTTTGGCTCATCGTCATTTTTCTCTAAGAGCGTAAGTGTGCCGTCCGGATTAACATCGTAGAGTTTAAAGGCATATAGGGTCTTGTCCGGGCGGACGTCACGCACCTTAGAGGTAATGACTTGTAAGATTTGATGCGTTATGCTGTGCAAAATTTGCACATTGATATGTTCCTTTGTTGGGATCTTGAGTTTAGTCCAATCAGTCAAAGCTCACATCATCCTTATCGAAACGGAACTGTTTAAAGGTTGGAAACTGCAGACTTTCCTTGCCAGTCTTTTTATCGGATGTAATTTCCTTATATTGACACTCAACAAGCTGCCCGATGAACATATCTCGATTTGCCCATACCTTACGGCGCGTGGCGTCATCGAAACCGGAGCCGATGCGGACTTCATTGCCTTTATAATCGACTACGAGGGCACCGAGCGTACCAGCCAGACGGTTCGCACCTTCCTCGACGGCAATAATCGGTAAGTCCATGGTATAGAAACGCTTGACCTTCAGAATGCCGTTATGGCGTGTACAGCGGTAAGGGACATTCTTATTGCACATGACACCCTCCCAATCACGCTCAATGGCGTAATCGAGCATTTTCGGAATCATGGTAAGGTCAAAACCGTTATATAGACGCGGCACGATACGAATGTGGTTGCAGCCATTCATGCGGATAAGATCATCCAGAGCGTTCATCTGGTACAGGCGCTCGCGGTAGTTAAGTTTGCTTTGGCCTGCATCGAACTCAGCGGCGGGCATCATATCATAGATGACATATTCAAGGCAGGTCTTGTCGGCATCCTTACTGTTTGCGATATCAGTGCCCAATTTAAAATTATCGTTATCTGAAATGCCATCTGTATTTTTGCGAATCAACTCACCATCAAAGAACCAGCTGTCGGCGTTTTCGACAACGAAGTAGATTTCGTTGATGATGTGATCAAGGCCGGAGAATTTTGTTCCCTGACGGGAAATCATCTCACCGTGATACAGTGATGCATGACAGCCATTCATCTTCTGGCTGATTGCAATCCATTCGCCCTGTTTCACAGGATATTTCTCAATCAGGTAAGCTTGTTGTACCTGCCAGTCAGGAATAAGCGTGAAGCCCAGAGCCTTATTGACGGTTTTGACATCGACACCGAGGGGAAGATTCTTGGTGAATACACGTCGCAAGAAGTCGGCATCAACGGCATTAAAACGATCTATGTAATGATTGATAACGGCGATATCCTCTCCCCTGCCTGTATTATGCAGTTTGAGATAACCGCAGGCATCAGAAAAATGCTCGATAATTTTGCCATTAAATGGATAATACTGACGTATCTTTTTATCGGACAAGCCGGTTACAACGTGCGGGTCCAGTAAGAATTTAAGAAGGCGCTGTAAATCTTCATCCTTGGCGGCGAGATATAAAAGGTCGCTCTTTTCTTTTTTCTTGGTTGCCTTTTGCAGGCGTTTGGCATAGTCGCGGAGCTTTTCAACAAGTTCAAAGTCGTTCAAAGTAGCATCACCTCTGTGTTGGTTATTGTATGTATATGCGGATAAAAGTACACGGCATTTGTTGAGAGGGCGTATCTTGTGCAAATGCCATGTTGATTATGGTATGTTATAATTATAACCCAAGGTCTCGCGGAAAATCAAGTGGTTTAAATTGGTTCTTCAAAATATTTTTTGATGAAGCCTTTCAGGAAAGTTTGCTTAAAAGGAACATTACTGGTCTTAATGCTATAATCGAGGGCTTCCGCTTCGGCGCACAGGACGCAATACTTTTTGGCACGAGTAATGGCCGTGTAAAGCCACTCACGGGTGAGCATGATATGCGCGGAATTGTCGATACCGACAATGACATACTTAGCCTCGGATCCCTGCAGCTTATGGCAGGTGAGCGCGTAGGCAAGCTCAATAGTATTCCAGACATTGGTGGTGCGGATAAAGCGCGGGAGAACCACCTCACCCCACTGTTCGAAGTCAACAACGATGCGTCCATCACCGTGCGTATCAATCGACTTGATGCGGCCACGATTGCCATTATACACAGGGCACTCATACCCGTCTACGGTCTTGGTATCGTAATTGTTTTTGTTTACAATAACAAGGTCATTGACGCGAAGCGTGTAGAAGGCATTATTGCCCGAATTTGTGTAATTGATCTTGATTTCTTCCTGCCCTTTGGCCGGGTTCACGATCTCCTGAATCGCCGTATTCACACGAAGCGTAGCAATACCGCCGCGATACCGTTGTGGGAGAACAACCTGAATGTTTGTACAATCATGACCGTTGTTTTCATACAGGCTTTTAAAGTGGGATATGATATGGTCAAAGGACTCCTTGCCGTCACGATATATATCAAGCTCAAGGTCTTTTAATTCGCCGCGGACCTCACTGCCGACCCAGTTGTAGGTAGTAAGCTGGATAGCATTTCTGACTTTGATACTCTCTGTAATAATAGCAGATTTAGCGGCCTGACGATGAATTTTGGTTAGGCGTGCCACTGTGATATACCCGGATTTGAGCATGTCTTTGAATACATTACACATGCCGATGCTTTCAAGCTGGCCGTCGTCGCCGATCATAATGATACGATGGCCGGTTTCAATAGCCTGAATCAGGCGATAGAAAAGGTCCGCACCAACCATGGAAACCTCATCCAGAATAATAATTTGCTGATGAAGCGGGTTATCCTTGTTATGAGTGAACCCGACATCCGGCTTATAGCCGAGCAGACGGTGGATGGTATAACCGTCTTTGGAAGTGACCTCTGACATACGGGCAGCAGCTCTGCCGGAAAGTGCTGTTTGAGCATAGGAGTAACCGTCAAGGATCTTCAAAACACCAGCTACAACCGTTGTCTTACCAGTGCCACCAAAGCCTGTCAAGATGCTTACATTTGACTGTATAATTTTGCGGATAGCATCCTTCTGCTCGTCTGTGTATTCAAGACCAAGCTCCTCCTCGGCCTCTTTAATGCCCGCCTCTATATCCTTATAGGGCTTTTGCACTTTGCCGTCATAGATACGCTTGAGTTCACTGGCGATGTTTTCTTCCAATTTACGAACACGCTCCAATGCAACAAAGCGGCGATTCTCGCTGATCCATACAATCTTATGTTCATTGAGTGTGTTGATAACATCACGGAAAATGGCCTTTTGCTCTTCCATGATACCTATCTCGCGCTTTGCGGCATCGACAACATCGGTAATCTCTACCCATGAATCACCACCCTCGGCGCGGAGGTTGAGGTAATATTTGATAAAGGCGCTGATACGCTGACGAGAGAACTTTCCAAATCCTGCATTCAATGCAATGGCGTCTGCCTTTTTCCATCCGATGCCGTCTGCTTCGTCAATAAGGATATAAGGATTGCGCTCCACCTTGGCGAGTAATGTGGACACACCGCCGTAGCCTTCCGCAATGCGATCGATGGCATTCTTAGTGAGGCCGAACTTCATCAGCTTGACATAAATGGGACCTGTATCAACAGAAGCGTCATACTTAGCGAGAATCTTTTTGGCGGTGGTTTCACGGATGCCGCTGACGGAGCAAAGCTTCTTCATATCGTGCGCAGCCACTGCAGCGAACGGGTCGTCCAAACTGTCATACAGCTTGTCAACCTGCTTCTCTGTGAGGACGCACCGCAGAAAAGCACGCTTATCTTCCTCTGTTTCAAAGGCACAGCGCTCGTTCATTGCGATAATTTTGTACTGTTCACCATACACATTTCTAAGATACGAAGCGGTGAGTGTGTACTCCTTGTCGCGATCCAGACTGGGAACGCAGCCAACAACGCGAATCAGACCATTATTCGGCAGTATAGGATTGCCATCAAGCACATCCGTGATTTCGGCGGCGAAGACACACCATGTACCCGGCTCTAGGCCGAAGGTTTTATTGCGGGGCTGTACGACATAGGCCGGTTTTATATTACAGCGCAGGTCTGCTTTTTCCATTTATATCCTCCTTATATCGTAATTTTTCTATCAGACAACCATTGTTTATAGGATTTTACATCATTGACAACAACATGGGATTCATCTTCCCTTTTGCCGATGACCGCAACCTGTGAACCTTTGATAATAAGCTCTGTGTTTCTTGAGTAAACATTGGGCCATACCATCAGTTCAATAATGCCATCACCGGAATAGAGATTTACAAAAGCATATTGCTGACCTTTTTTTGTTTTCTTTTTCTGTACATTAGAGATGATGCCGATGAGCACACAATCTCCGCCGTCCTCGATATCAGAGAAGTCAACTATGTATTTAAAGGATTCTTCAAAAGGATTTTTATCACTGATAAAGGTCTGCAGTGTTTGAAATTCCCAGAACGGTTCATCACAAAGATATTTTTCACTGTTCTCTGCGAGCAGTTTATTCTTACGCTGCAGCTGTTCATATTCAAAACGCTCGCGTCGCTTTTGATTATAGACCGCAAGCACGGCTTCCTTATCAGTCTTTTTACCGACCTTATACTTCTCCGTGTCGATATCATACTCGCTTAGGAGCCTGGCCTTAGTAGGCAGTGTAGTGACCGGCTTAAACTGAGATGCCTCTGCCGTATTCATGAAATAACGAATCAGGAATCTACGCTTATCTTTACAGGGAATAGCACCGGATTTTACAAGTGCAACAATTTGCGCCTTTGTCGGACGTATTCTTGCGACAAAATTCTCGAAATTCTTATAGATTCCGTTTTCCTTGCGATCACGAATGATATCATTGGCGAGTGTGTCACCGATGCCGCCGATTGCGGACAGGCCAAACAGGATCTTACCATTGGAAACAGTGAAGTCTTTGCCGGAGTGGTTAATATTAGGTGGCAATACCTGTACACCGAACTGGCGGGCGTCCGTCATGATCTTATTGATTTTGCCGACCTTATCCTTATTCAGATTCATCATGGCTTTAAAGAAGGCAACAGGATGATGTGCTTTCAGGTAGGCGGTTTGTAGAAGAATGACGGAATATGCCTGAGAGTGGGATTTATTGAATCCGTATCCACCTTTCGTGGACAATTCATCACATATCAGGTTCGCTGTGGATTCATCGTAGCCGTGCGATAAGATTTCACTATGGAGCAGTTCAACTTCTTCTTTGACCTTTTCCGGCTTCTTTTTAGCAAGGCATTTACGCATTCTGTCAGCACCGGCATCGCTGCGTCCACCGAATACCTTTGTGATTTTCATGCTTTGCTCTTGGTAAATATTCACGCCGTAGGTCTTTTCAAAGATTTGCTTTGCGTCTGGATGGAAGTAAGTGACCTTCTCCGGGTGCCTTTTATTCTCGACATAAGTTGGGATGGCAGGCATAGCATCGGGGCGATATAAAGCAATCAGAGCGCTAAGTTCTTCCATGCTTCTGGGCTGAAGCTGTGCAACCAGATCCTTCATGCCGCTGGATTCGATCTGAAAAATGCTGTCCGTCTTGCCGCTGCAAATCAAATCATAAGACGCTTTGTCATGCTCAAATTCCGGGTTATTGATATTGATCTCCCACGAAGGAATATTATCCTCACGCATGGCTTCATCAATAGCGACGAGGGATGCAACGCCGAGGATATCAAACTTAACAAGACCGATTCGCTCGTCCATGATTTTATCAACAGAGATAACATGCTCACCGTTTTGGCCATGGCGGATACCGATATATTCATAGTACGGCTGACGGCAGACGATAACGCCACCGGCGTGAATACCATATCCGCGAGGTCGCCCTGTGATATGACCGGCATATTCAAGCAATTCGGCATAACGCGGATTTTCAGCAATTTCTTTATTGGCCTCAAGACATTCCTGCCATGTTTTTTGAACAAATGTGTTGCTTACCTTTTGCATTTCAGCATACGAGAAGCCGAGGATTTTGCCTGCATCGCGGATACTTGTAACAGGTGTAGTGAAAACGATATTCATAACCTGAACCACACGATCCTCGCCGTATTTATTCGTGAGATATTCAACAACAGGAGCGCGGTCACTGACATCTACATCGACATCAGGAAGGTCTTTACGCTCGATCGTAAGGAAACGACCGAAATCAAGATCATATTTGATAGAGTCAAGCTCTGTGATGCCGATCAGATAGCACACCAGAGAGCCGCATGCAGAGCCGCGTCCAGGACCAACAATGATACCATTCTTACGACACCAAGAAATATAATCGACAAGAATAAGAAAGTAATCACAAAAGTCTTTCTTTTCAATGACATCTAACTCCTCTTTTACACGCTGTTTGTAAATACGCTGCTTTTCTTCATTGAATTTATTACAGCCTCGGTTTACAAAAGCTTGCTTTACAAGAGCACGAAGATATTCGGCAGATGATGTGTATGGAGCGGGGATGCTGATTTTAGGCAGCTCCGGCTCATGCCATGGCATCGTAACGGAATCACAGAGATCTGCTACCATATCAGTATTTAGAATACACTGTGTTACAGCATCCGCCCCGATTTGAGGGTCGAGAATGGTGTGCATCTCCGCATCAGACATGAAATAGCAGCCATCGTAAATTTCAGAAGCGGTATCACGATCATTCGCAATGCGAAGAAAGAGACTTTGGTACTTCTTATCTTCTTTTCTGGCGTAATGGACATCGTTAGTAACAACAACATTTGTGTTGGTGTCTGCGGCGAGACGCATGATTTTACGATTATACTCGGCCTGGTCTACATTATCATGTGCCTGAATTTCCAGAAAGTAGTGCTTACAAACAGACTTGTATTCATTGACCAGCGCAACGCATGTATCATAATCTGTCTCTTTGGAAAGGTGGCTGGCAAGACACGCAGACAATACAATGAGATTATCCGTGTCCTCGGCAGCGATGTCTGTAAGTGTGATGCGCGGCTTAGAATAAAAGCCGTGCAAATGACCAAGCGTTGACAAGCGGTTAATAGCCTGACGGCCAAGCTCGTTGCGGGCGATAAGGATAAGATGCCAGTATTTATTATTAGGGTCCTTCACTTCCCTATCGGCACATTCGTAAGCTTCGATACCATAGAGAAGTTTTACATCTGGATATTTACTTTGCAGTTCAGAGTAGTAAGGCCAGCTTGTTACTTCGCCATGCTCTGTGATAGCAAGCGCCTTTAAGCCAAGCTCGCTGGCACGTTTAAGGTTTTCTTCCGGCATAGACAGTCCGTCTAATAAGCTGAACGCTGAATGCACATGCAAACTACTGCTCATTCGACACCATCCCCTTCATTACTTCGCAGTCATAAACACAATCAACAAGGCAACCATTTTTCACTGCCTTTGCTTTATCATCCCAATACTCATCGGCACCAATTTTACGGCAATCGGAACCAAAATGCTCTTTCCACTCCGGCAGACTGTCATTAACAGCATCAAAGTGTAAACCCCACTCGGCACAGGCTTTGATCGCATCGGATAGTAATTCGCCTTCCCGGCAAGTCCAGAGAATCAGTCCAGCGCCGTGCTTTTGCTCTTGAATGGCTTGGTAGATGATGCTCCAATTTGGTTCGCCGATATCTGGATATTGGCTCTGACAAAGCGTACCATCAAAATCAATGGCGATAGCGCGTTTCCAACTGTTCATTTCACTACCTCATATGCTTCGACAATCACCTGCGGTGTGACGCGGGAACCATACTGGTTCATACCGAGCTTGCAAACAGCATTGATAATCTTTACCTCATTGGAATAGAAATCGTTACTGATCCAATCGAGCAGGTTACCACCCTTGAAGCACACGCACTCAATATAACTGTCTGGATCCGTGAATTTCCATGTACCGCCAGTCTTACCCATCGTGGTACAATAAGGGTGCGGAAGCGGAATGTAACGGATATAGAATAACGGTTCCTCAATACCCTGACACCAGACACGGCGCATAGCGTACATATCGCGCATGAGACCGATTGTAAGTTGCTCATAGTCGAGGGTAAAATCCACAACATAGAACTTTTTTACATCGATATCATGAAGGAGTTTATTGCTGACGGCGATGGCTTCTGGCACTTTATCCTTATGGATATGGACACCGGCAGCGTTTTCATGCCCATGCACAAAATCAAAGCACTCTGTTGATTCCAGAAAAGCTTTGAGGTTCTCAATACCGCCGCCGTGAACATTGCGCATAGATCCGCCGAACATATCTTTTTCATTGGAATCATGCAGGAGAAGTACACACGGGCGATTGTACATGGTGGCCAGATTAGCCGCCACAAGACCGGTCAGCTCCTTGCCAACGATACCATCACCATTTACAAACAGGATCTTATTATTATCCCATTTATAGAAACTGATCTTATCGCGCAAAGTGGAAATACAGGACTCCTTCTCCTTATTCTGGTTATACTTACATCCATTTGCTTCACGAGCAGAATGTGTACCCTCGCTTTCCACGGACGTAACACCCTTGTTTTTGCCGCGTGTGGGAGTGTATTCATAAGTTACAGTGCTGTACGTCATAGCATCAAACAGTCGCTTTTTTTGCTCTTGCGTGCCGACACGGATCAGCGCGTTCATGAGAGGAACGACATAGAACGCAATGTCAATGCAAGTTGGTTCATCACTGCCGATAGAGTAGCTGTTGAAATTTACATAATCCTTTAGGGCTGGATTTACGATTTGAGACAGCCCCTTTAGAGCAATGCGCTTGGTTTCCATAGAGTGCATGTCCATAACATCTGCGATGTTGCCTACAGCTGCAAGGTCTGTGTACTTGTTTGCGAAAGAGGTCCATTGAATATCATCTACAACCTGACAGAATTTCCATACGACACCGGCACCGGAAAGTTCCTTGTTTGGATATTCACCATCCTGATTGTTTACTACAACAGCGTGAGGATTTTCGCACTCGATAATGTGGTGATCGAGAATAAGAATGTCCATGTGCTCGCTTAAAGCCGCGCACTGTTCAGCGTCATTACTACCTGCGTCGGGAATGACAAGAAGCGTTGTATCCTGCGGTACGACAATGTCATCATCCGTAAGGCCGTGTTGCTTTTTATCATGGAATAAAGTATGTACAGTGCCCTTAAACTCCATATCATGGATGTAGTTATACAGGATGGCGGCAGAAGTGAAGCCATCTACATCGCAGTCCACAAGGATCGTGATGACACTGGAATCACTGGAAATATGCTTTATAAACAGATCAGCAGCGGTCTCAATGTTTTTGAGAAGATAAGGCGAATACAGTGCCTTATCGGAAAGGTTCATATATTCCTTGTAATCGACTATACCGCGATTACGAAGGATTGTTTTAGCAGGGTTGGACAGGTTATTGTCACTTCCAGGCCACAGCTTTACGGGCAGGCTCATTAGTGTATCCTCCTTACACATTCTTGAATCATTCTTTGAAATTTTTGCGGGTCATCAGTAGGCGCTTGCTTATCGGCAAGAATCCCTTTGTCGTCATACGCTGCGTACACTTTTGTGCCGATAGTGAACCTGTCGCCAAGGCGTAATAATTCGTCCTTTTGAACATCCTTGTCAAACAGGAATATGACATCAACACAGAGCCTGGTGAGCAATTCTATTTGATAATTCGTTACTTTTTTACCGCCTGTTGCAACGCAGTTATAAACACCCATGTTCCACATCTGCATGACAGACTTTTCAGCTTCGCCTACATAAACTTTGCCGATAGACTTTATGGCATCAATCGTCTTGTACAGTCCATACAGAATACGATTTCTTGCACAAGGCTCTATATACAGGTACTTTGCTTTTTTCGCTTCTTCCGGATCGACTTGACTTGCATCAAGAAGTCTTCCCTTAACACCTACGAGCGTGCCAATTTCATCCCGAATAGGAATCGTGATGCGGTTTGTCATCTGGTCGAATCCTACCTCCCATTCGCGCTGGGTAAGATACGAGATATTATCATCGGCAAATGGTTGGTTGACGCGCTTGACGTAGTAGGAAAGTATCTTCTCCGGAATCGGTCTTACAGGCTTATCGTCCATTTCATGGCCATCCTCACCCTGCATCGCAAGCAGTTCCTTGGTCAAAAGAATGCTTTTGGGAAGGTTTTCCTCAAAGTCATAGTAATAATCGAGGCCGACCCACTCACAAATTTTGTAGACAGCCTTTGGGAAAGAGACATCCTTGAAGAACTGCACAACGGAGATAATATCTGCGCTTGTATGACCATGGGCAATGTCGCGGGTATAGTCTACAGCAGTCAGATTTTCATTTTCATGGATGCAAAGGGCTGTTTGATTATCCCCATCTGGATTTGCGCATTGATAGTAACCGGATTTACGCTTTATATGATGGCAGCCAAGTGCTTCCAGCACTGTGCTGATCATGTTTTCCTCAAGAATATAAGTCTTGAGATCAGCGATGCTGACCAAAATAAATCCTCTCCTAAATTATCAATTATCCAAAATTTTGTTCGAATCCGTGAACATCATGCAGTCCAGACAGTAACAAATGTCAATGTCCGGAGGTGCCGGGTCATTCAGATCAGGTTCCTCGTAAATCCCCAACTCGGTTTCGTTCAGCGGATTATAGAACGCGCCACCACTATAATCGCTATCACGTTGGTAGCGAAAAAGGCGAGCAGAACCGCAATATGGACATTTGTACATATAGTTTCCTCCTATCTTTATTTTCTGAGAACTTCGCCCAGCTCACACCATGTATTGCGGTCAAGATTGACCTCAAACAAGAGCTTTTTCTTGGAACCAAATCGGTTTTTATCGACATTGCCGATATAATAACGCCTGTCCTTGCGAAGATCGGTGGGAACAAATTCTCCCCAATCGTCATTTTGGGAAAGATAATAATACTTGCCGAGGCTGGCGTTTGGAATTTCCTTATACAGAACCAGCGTATCCAGAACATGCTTGATGGATTTTGCTTCGGCAATGTTGTTACTATTCAACATATCCGATTCGTAATCATTGGCGCTGTCCGTCAACTGGATACTGCCATACAGGAAGATGCGAAGCTGTTTTGCGATCTCCGAAAGCTTTGTGGTAGTGATTTTAAAGCTTGACCACTCGCCGACGGACGATGTTTCGTTTTTAAGCGTGTCATAGAAAACATACTTGACGCCCTTTGTCAGGACAGCTTTGCGGATCTCAAACTCCAAGCTCTTATCGGTATAGTCTGTACTGACATCCTTGGCGAAGATAAGCCCCTGACTTGCTTCATCAATCCAATTACAGATGGCAATGACATTCCTGTATTCCTCGCTGTTTTCGGCAACGCGGGCAATATACTCGTCATAGGTTTCGGTAAAATTGCCTTTGTCATCCGTTTTACGCATGATAAATTCACCATTGGCATCGCGGTACAGACCCAGTGTGATCTCGCGCTCATTCTTATGTAGCTTGACCCCGTGGAGTTCTTGGAACTCTGGGTTATTGATGACAGTTGTGATAAGACAGTAGCGGACAGCTTCCAGATCCATCTCATTGAGAAGGACAAGGGTCTTTTGCTTTTCCACAAGGGCGATATGCGCGACCATAGATATCATGAAGCGCGTCTTACCAGCATTAGAAAGCATACCGGAGCACATCATTGTGCCGAGTTTAAAACCACGGAACAATTCATTCATGGTTTTAAAGGGAATGGATATACCCATATCAGGGGCTTTAAGACGTTCATTGATCGTCGCATCCAGTCCTGTATTGAGGATCTCCGCCTCATCATTCGTTAGGATAACGGTATTGATCTTATCCGCTTTGCCACGGATAAGCTTATAAATATCTTGCGCTTTGAGCTTTTCAAACTTAGGATGTTTGCAAATGCCTTCAATATTAAACCCATTACGCTGATATTCACGGAGAAGCGAAAACTTTTTAAGAACCTCGAAATAGCCTTTTGCATCATCCGGGTTGGCAAGCTTCATATAGCCGTCGATTGTATTCCAGCCTTTAAACTCCTTATAAAGGCGCATTCTGGAATCATCTTCGGCCATATAGGTCAGGACGCTTGTTTTTGTAAACTCCTGCGTGCGTGTGGCGTATAAGGTCTCTGCCTGGTCATAAAAGAACTTTGTACCTTCGTCATAGAAGTCATATTTGCTTTTGATGTATTGGCTATATTCGACCAACAAATCAGGATTCTTGTAGATCGCACCTACAAGCATGATTTCGTTGGTCACATTACTGATAAGTTCGATACAGCACCACACCCCTTCTTGCGTGATTAGATTTCATCAAGCATAGACGCAATGTCCAGCTCATTTTCCTCCTGCGCGTGACTTACGACAGGAGCTTGCGGAAGCGATTTGCTTTCACTAATGGCGGCTGCGTCCAAAATTGCTTGCTGTTTTTCCTCTTGCTTTTTGAGCCATTCCAAATATTTTGGGTATCTACTAAGTACAATGCCAAGGTCATAATCCCAACGATTTTCAATAATCTTATTGTGAGCGCGGTTCCAAGCGTCTATCTCATTCATTGTGGGGAGAAGTTTTTTCCACATATAATGAAGGTGTTCCGCAGGGATTGCGCTTTTGTACGATTTATCCGTGCCATAGATGTAGCGCTGCAGTTTTGCATAAAACTTGCCTGGCACGATCGCCGGGTAATAGGTGTCGCGTATGAAATCAAAAAATGCTACACGCTTATCATTCTCAACCTTTGCGAGACGCTTTTTGTTTGCTATTTCTTCCTCTGCGGCAATGAGTGCATCAATCTTTTCCTTCGCTTCTGCTTGAGCCGTGGGAAGAAAAGCCCCCAGTTCTTCATCTGACCAGGGGCTTTTCATTGCCTTTTTCTTATCTATGAAACATTGTGTATGATAGTAGCCACCACGTACAAAAAGGCAGTTCTCACGCTCTTTGATAAGATTGATCACTTTCCCGCAGACTTTACATTTGCGGGGGCGAATCATTAGGCGATCTCCTTCTCCACGATGGACAAGATCTGCTTCATGACATTGATGTCCGTGACCTTGGAGAACGCAGTGGGCAGGCCAGCATCCTTGACGGCCTTCTGTGCGTTGGCTTTCTTAACAGGATTAGTGCAGTCAGAAATCAGCTTGCGTGCCTTATTGCGGAGCGTATCCACAGTAGGGCCAGCGGAAGCCTCGGCTTCCTCGTTCGCTTCCTTCTTTGCGGTTTCCTCTTCATCAATACCGAGGTCGCGCATGGTCAGCTCCATCTCGGTCTTGACGGCATCGTTCAGACCGTTCTTGATGATATACTCCTTATTTGCAGCACTCTTATCGAGGATTTCGCGGTACTCCAGCAGACTGGGGTTCTCGACGGTCTCGCAGCTGCCATGCAGCTTGGTACGGTCCTTTACGAAGTAGGCCATAACGACAGAATCATCATCGGGGCTGCGGAAGAGACGAATCTCGGTATCGACGTTATACTCCTGGCCCTTGAAACCATCGGGAATTTTACGACCTGTGGGGATGCTGGAAATCTGACCCTTATCATCCTTGACGCTTTCGGTTTCGTTCTTTTCACGGCAAGTAACAATGTAGTTGACACCGGAGGCGTTGAGATCCAGAATCAGGGACTGACCTTTATAGTTCAGGGTGTTATAATCCTTGAGTTCCATACCGGCACCCTCGACCTTTACGACCTTGGCGTCGCCGACAAGACCAGCAGCTTCCGCCTTGACCTTGGCGCGGCGCTTAGAGAACTCAGCCAGGCCCTGACGTGCTACGATATTCAGAATTGTAGCGGAGTCGATAACCAGAGCATCGACACGGAAGGGGGCACCGTAGGAATCCAGAATGACTTCGTCATTTTCATCGATGAAATCCTCGTTATCGGTGATCTTTTTGATGTAGTCGAGAACCTCGGCAAGAGACTGGGTGGAAGCAATCAGGAAATTTTGTTCCTTAACACCATTGCTGCGCAGGTCATCGATGATGTTGTCCATAGAGCCACCCTCTGTATCGATATAGAGGACGCGGAAGTCGGTGCCATCATCGCGCTTAAAATAGGCAAACTGGCTGGCAAAGGTGGACTTGCCGGTAAACTGCTCACCGTAGATGAGCATACGAATCTTTTTACGGACAGAAAATGCACTGCGAATCATATTGATTTACCTCTCTTCTCTATTAAATCCAATCATCGTCGTCAGAAACGGCACTTGCAGAACCCCAATCATCAACATCGAACGGGAGCTTGTCTTCTTTCTTCTTGGATCCGAAGTCTGCTTTTGCCTGCTCATTGGCAACAATCTTTGCCTGCGCTTCAGCCATCTTTTCCTCGGAATAAGTTTCCTTATCGAAGGTAGAGGGGTCGATGCCGGTAATATACATCTTGCGCTCCACAGGGCTGGACTGGCGGGTCATCTCATTGCTTTCACCCCAGCCATCATCCTCAGTGACGGTCTCGACCTTCTCGACACCCTTCATATAGCCGGAAGCGGTAAAGCTGGTGTAGGGCTTGAGCTTGTTCTTGACATTGGTCATCAGCTTCTTGACCTTTTCACTGTCATTGGGATTGATGTAGAAAACGGCATCCTCAATGGTGTTGTAACCGACGATCTTCGCGGAGACGATTGCTTCGCCAAGCTCCTTGTCGAACTGGATACCGGTAAAGACCATATCCTGCGTGAAGAAAGCATTCTCGGTGAAGTCATCGGCATCGAAATCGATGGGCTTGCTGCACAGGCTGATCTGCTGGGGAACAAACTTGATCTGATGGCGGCCATTATAGCTGCTGTACTCAGTGGAACCCTTGACGAAAACAGATTCATCATCTTTCAGATGATCTGCAATGTACTTACAGGCATCGAACTCAACAAGAGTGACCCTCTCGTTTTCAGCCTTTCCGTCTACAGTGTTCTGGACAAGGCCGAGATGGACACCCATCAGAGAATAATCATCCGGGCAGACGAAAGTGTTGCGATCCTTAAACGGGACCTTCTTTACATCCTTAGTAATGCCTCGCTCCTTATTCTCGCGACGGGTAAAGATGACATTATCGCGGACCATGCCGTTCATGTTGATGTTATGGGGAGCACCGTCCTTGCCGGTTCGAACCTGAAAATAAAGGGAACGGAAATCATCACCGCGCTTCGTCTTCTTCTCACTGTAGAAGCTGTTGCGCTCCACGCCGGAAACGATGCCCCGCATCTGGAAAGTGCCGCGCTGCTGAGGAAGGTCAAAAATCTGATTAGCCATTACAAGTTACTCCTTTGATATGTATTTGTGTTGATTATGGTAGTTTTGAGAATAAAAAATAGAAATAAAACTTACCTTTTAAATTTTGCGAAAAAAGTCAATCTGATTCGTCTAGCGGGTCAAATTTGCACAGCGGGCGGATAAAATCGATGACTTTGTCACAACACTCCGGACACATGTCGATATTGAACGACATACCGTCATATTTGCTGCCGTAAGGGAGCATTGTGTCGAAGCTTACGATATTCTTGCAATCATAAATGCCGAATGTTTTTCCGCAGAGGTTACATACTACTTTTGTCATTTTTACCGCCTTTCCGCTTGTTTTTATTGTTTCGGTTATTATTTCGATATGGCTTATTGGGTCGCTTTACGAGAGCTGGTTTACCCTCGTGCTCACGGATCAAATCAGCCATTTCTTCCAGCGAATTGCGGATAATGACATACTGCGCCTTACTTAGGTTGGAAACCATATTATGGCGCAAAGCATCGAGTGCGTCCACTGCATCCATCTTATTGCACAGTGCAATATTCACACGGTTTGTATGAGCGTTTGCAGCGATCGGTTTGATGTCAGCTTCCTCCGGGACGACACCCAACTCGACTTTGCCGAAGCTGAACGTTGCATTATCCTTGAGATCATTCATTAGTCGCAGCCTTCTTTCTCGGTTTAAGTTTGCCTTGATGAAGCAGGTATTCGTTGGAGACATTCTTGAAGGAATTTTTACCATTAAGGCTACGATATACAATACCTTCACGCAGGCGACCGGGGCTTAGCGCGGAGTTTCCATCTGCAGTGGCTTTCAGTTCCTCCATGGTGGCTGGGAGCGTGGTAGTACCGAGGACAGGAACCCATTGCATGCCAAAGGACTCAAGAAGCTCCCTGCCTTTATATGAAGGCCAGCGCCCATTTACATCATCAATGACATTAAAGCCAAACAGTTGAACATCATCAAGAGAGAGCGGGTTCTTTTGAATTCCGGGGCCTGCGATCTCACCTTGAATGCAGATGAATTTCTTGTCAGGATTTGCCGCGAGGTACTCCTTCAGATGCTTTTCGATATTATATTTGAACTCCATAGCCCAGTAAGAATCTGCTTCGCGTTCATTTTTAGGACGATACAGACCCAAGTTGCGGGAGCATACGGTGTAATCAAATTTACCAAAAGGCTTTCGCTCGAGAAGATAGGTGGAAGAAGTACCATCGATCTTTTCGGTCGCTACATACTCGATATCTGTACCGAGAATCCACGGCATGTTTTCACAACGTTCTTCGTCTGTGTGTGAGATGCAGCTCGGGAACGGAAGCGGAGTGTCTGTTTTTCTACCAAAGATTGCGAACAGGAACTTACGGCCACGCTCGTGACGCATTAGCCAGCGGAACAGCTTAGTCTTAAAAAGCTTTTTATGCCGATACTGCATGCCGGTATATTTTGCCTGTGCGTTTGGCGCGGATTTTCTGACATTATCATCATCGACTGCGTATGTAATACCAAGCTTTTCCGTTACATCGGTTCCTACCGGAAAATCATCGAATCCGAAAACGCCGACCGGCATCAGAAGTCCCTGACTGATGACCTTACACATCTTTAAGGTTCGTACTTTGAAATCGCGCTTTTCAAGAAAAGCGAACCTCGGATCATCGGACGGAACGCGGCTATCGATCTCGAAATAGACGCATTTGTCACCGACCTTGAGGTTATCATTTTTGCTGACGATAACCCACCAACCGTTCGTTCGTGCGTGTTCCACCCTATCGTAGTTCGGAATGGGTCTGATTTCATCAATAGCTACAATGTAAGCAAGTGCGCGTTTACCGTTAATAAGCAATTAGAATCACCTCATTCCGTATCGTTGGCAGCATCGACGATGATAGAAGAACTTCCGCCAGCCTGAACGGTGGGCAGTTTACCATCCCACTTTTCGTACTTCTGCTTTTCAATCAGTTCTGGCGTGAGAGATTGAGCGATCAGGCGGTTAGACTCAGCTTCAGCCTGAGCTTCGATCAGCTTTGCCTCGGCATTGATCTGCGCAGTCTCTTTTTCCTGATTGGCCTTGGTGATGGCAACCTCCTTTTCCTTTTCAGCGTTGACATTGGCGGTCTGCTGCTCGATCTTGGCAAGCTCCAGATCTTGCTGGGCGTTGACCTTTTTCTGAACAGCAGAGCGAGTCTCCTCATCAGGATCGATATTGATAAGGGACACGGACTCAATCACAATACCGTAAGGCTCGAACTTCTGTTTGAGATAGTCGGTCAACTCACTGTTGAGGGTGGCACGCTTATCACCGAGCAGGTCGATGACGGAATACTTAGCCGTGACTTCCTTAGTCCAAGACATGATATTGGGCTTGATGAAAGAATCCTTTACATCCTTACCGGACTGCCCCTTAAAACGGGTAAAGGTATCGGCTACTCTGTCTGCATCATATCGATAGGTGAAGGTCATATCGACAGTCAGACCCTTACCGTCATTGGAAGGGACCTCAAAGCTTTCATCCCCGCTGGAGTCACCATCTTTGCTGGCTGTCAGGTAGGACTGTTCAATGCCAATGGAATAGGTAGTCACGTTCTGTGTAGGTGCGACAATATGAAAACCTTGCGAGAGAGTTTTATCCGAGATGCCGCCGTTCATGTTATAAACAACGCCTACATAGCCTGCCGGAATACGCACTGTGCAAAACAAAAACACGACGATGACAAAAATCAGGATAGCTGCGGTAGTAAAACCGCCGAGTGCTTTTTTCATTTAGAATCCTCCGAAAATTGTTTAAGAAAATTGATGATTGTCTGACCGATCTCACTAAAGTGGTTACTGGATTCGCACCAGAAAAGAAAGGCGGCCAGGGTGATAAGAAGTAAAAAGGCTGGTGGAAACATAAATTCCTCCGTATGTAAGCTACGGGTTCCTTGGACGGTTGTGTTGTTCAAAGAACCAGTATGCAGCCAAAACCACAAGCGCACAGGTGAGAGCTACATCCACATGAAAGACACCTCCTTTAAGTGAAGTATTTATATAAACCGGCAATGCCGGATTGTGGTGGAACAGGCAGGATTTGAACCCGCGTGAACCCAGTTATGAGCTGGGCGTACTGACCGACTGTACTACTGTTCCATATTGTGTTGATATTGGTATGTTATGCGCAGATAAGATTGTGGGCACGAGGCCCACAATAGCTTATTGATAGAACATGCTTTTCCATTGGTTATATTTCCGCACGAAATCCTTTGCTTCCTGCAGGGTTTTGTCATACAGGAAGATCTCATCACGCTTTATCGTTTTACCGGAGAATGGGTCAGACAAGCGAATTTCAAAAGGACTGTCCACATTGCTTACCGCATATTTGAACTCCTTCAATTCGATATTCGTGCGCTGTTCATAATCGTAGCACTCACAGAATTGCCGGTTTAGATTAAGCGGCTTACTGTGAAGATACTTAGGTTTGATTTTGTTGTTGGATATTTCTTTGTTCAGAATCTTCATACGCTGCCGGATGCAGAATACGCTGACAACCGCATCGTTCCGCTTCCCTTTTGCGCTCTCGATAGGATTGCGGATGAGGTGATCATCATCACAGAAGTGATAGGTTCTGAAGTTACCGGCTGCATTCTCAAGTGTATACGAATCGATTTCGCGATGGTCGAGAATGAAGTCGATGATTTCTTTTGAGCAAGGCTTACCGTTGACGGTACATTTCTCTTTGCTGATGTCACCGACGCGAGTTGCTGAGATTGCTTCCGGCGAGAAGCCGAGCCAGTACATGGCGGAGACGAGCTTTTCCACAACGCGGCTTTCGTCGATGTCATTATAAAGAAACTGAAGGAATTCATGTTCCGTCTGGAAATAGGACATACGGAAAATGGCATCATTCAGTTCGTTGACAGTGAGAGAGGTAAGAAAAGACATGGCGTCTTTCTGCTTCGGGTCGGTGTATGCGATATGGGGCATAACAAAGTCCATATACTTTGATAGCTTCGTTTTGGCAACATCAAAGGACGAACGGTATTTGACCCAGTTGTTCTCATTGAACATGTTGACAAAGTCTTTTTTTTCGAACTCGAACAAAGACTTTTCGATGCTGTCAGCGTACTTCTCGGCTCTGACTAAGATGTTTTTAGTTGATAATAAAGATGCTTCGGAATAAGCACTGCATTTTTCTTGCAAGTAGTTTTCGATCTCTTCTGTTTCGGAGTATCCCCTGCTGATTGGCATATGGCATCCACCTTTCTTATATATGTAGAATAACAGAAAAGTGAAAACTATGCAAGTGCTATGATGTTAAGAGTACAGACTATACTCCTTGAATCTGGGCGATGCTTGGACATTATTTACAAATGCAGAGTAAAGGAACGGTTCATCAGTTACGCGAGCCATAGCGATCTCACACATTTGATCATCCGTTAGCTTGCCCATTTTGCGGATAAACTGATCCTTATTCAGGGTCGTGACTTCCTCGCAGTTTACGATACTATCACGGCTCAGGAAGGAACAGATATCCTTTTTAAGAAGGACATGAACTGGAGACTGCTTATGAGTCTGGGATGTCATAGTCATGCCCTTGACCGTGGGACTGTAACGATTGCGTTTGTTATTGCTGGTAACGACAAACGGGCGCACGCCACGCTGTTGGTGGCCGATGGCGTTGGGAATATTTACCAGCCATACCTCCCCAACCTTCGGCTCGATACGAGAATCATTACTGACAAAACGAGTGTTTTCAATCATAGCTATTATCTCCATCCGGTGTTTTTGCTGTATTTATACTATAACACAACATCTCGCGGAAAATCAAGAGGGTAACAACTATAATTTTTGAAAATATACTAAAATCAACCCGATTTTTCTTCGCCGCCCGGTTTCATAAAAAATTGAATGTCGTTTGCGGTGAAATAGTACATCACCTCATTATTAAAATCTGCTACCCTATGTACATATTTATCTACGTTTCGGATCATAATAGACCCAGCACGAGAAAGCCCGGACACATAGATAACGAACCCATTATCGTCCGAAAGACATCCAATCGTACAGAAAGACAGAAAAGATTCAAATACGGACGCCCCTGTAACGTTATCAATTTTCCGCATCAGGATTGTGACCGGGGTGTTACGCTTCGCCGCAAGCGCATTCATGATACTGCAAAAAGCTTCTGTTTGGATGGTACCAAGCTCCTGCCACGGTTTTTTCAAGTAAAATTTCGTACTCATAATCCTCCATAGTCCAAATTATTGGACACATAATAGGGTATAATAGTAAAACAGCACAAAAATAGCGGATGAAATTCACTTGCAGATGGACAACGAGCGGTTGTTATCGTTTTATACAAGTATAGCACTTAGGCCATTGACTGTAAATACTTGGAGAGGCAACAACTTCACCCATTTATTTGACAACGCGAGGAGGAATTTGCATGGATATTGATTATACTGCGACTTTCGGAGAAAAGCTATATACTTGGAGGGTCGAAAATAATTATTCACTAAAGCATATAGCTTGTATTTTGAACTGTTCCAGAAAAACCGTGTCCGCTTGGGAGAAAGGAAACATTTTACCAAACTACGACTCCATCATTGCAGTTGCCCTAATGATGCGTGTCAGCACAGATTGGCTGCTGGGAATCAGTCCGGACAAGACATTGCGGACAAAGAGTAGTGATTGATTTCATGCACCCACGTCAGCCGGAAAGCGAATCTTTTTATTAACGCGATCCAAGCGTGGAACTTCGTATTTACGCATACAGCCATAGCTGCAGAAATAGATACGCTTATAATCACGACCGCTTGTCAATGTGTAGCCCCACTGACCATCAAAGACACAGAATTCTTTTTTGCAGTTTTGGCATTTATGCATAATCGCACTCATAATATCACCTCATTATTAAATGATATGGGTCGTCTCCACCTGATAGCGCAGAACGAACATGATGATCAAAAGATAACTGAGCATTGATAGTTCTATGTATTTGCTTTTCGTTACGATACTGATCCAGAGGGCAACGGGGATGGATAGAAATTCTATCATAAACAAAACGATACCAAAAATTGACGCCACGCAATGCACCTCACTTATAAAGCCCTAAATCCGTGAAAAACCGTTTTACTTGCGGCGCTGGGCAGCTAAATAATGCTTCTGTCATGCCGAATGCAACGCCGTGGCGCTCGCACTGACGCTTGGCCAAGAAGTAAACAGCTTCATCATTAAAGCAGTTGTGGTATTTCTGCGTCACTTCATCGTAGTAGGAGTGTTCATAACAGTAATCAGAAACACGATTGCCTTCGTCATCGCATCCGTGATGCTTGACATAATCAATATGCCATTGGCATTCCGGGTGCGAATACTTCTTCATGATGTCATTTTGCCTGGATACCTTCGCATTCTTGGGGATATCCGCGCCGAACGCAATACCAAGCAAGCTAAGTCCAAATAAGAGACCCATAGTTACACCTCATCGAGCCAGACTTCTTTGCCATTATTTTTCACCTCAATATGAGCGCATTCCATAGCGGCAAGGGCAATGTTGTGTTTATAGGGAGTGGTACCGGCGCACAGCATAGCATCTACTGAGACGAGTCTTTCACGAAATTCGCTCTTTACAAGAATGGCTGTATAGAAAATATCGGTATCTGTGCGCGTGCCCACAATTTCAATTTCATCCGGAAGGCCAAGGAATTGCGCCACAGTCCACATTTCCGGAGCGAGCATGGAAGGCCCCGTGGAGATCTTTTCCACATAAAGCAGGCGGTCATAATCACGCTTGTGATTCAGAGCCAGCTTGATAAACTTATTGAGTTCATAACCTTCTGTTCCCTGTACGCAATGGACGACAGGGATTTTTTTGCCTTCATAAGTGGTCAGGTAATCTTCGTCGCGCTTATCATACACAACGAAAATGGGCCAGTTGTTGTTTTCGTACTCGACGATTTTATCACAGATGCCGCCGATGATGGCGCACGCTTCCTTATTGGCAAGGGCGCCGTCGAGATAATCATTCTGAGGATTTACTACAACGAGGTATTTCATGGCAAACTCCTTTACACGAGGTCACGAATAATATCGGCGACAATATAGTCGAAGTTGAGCGAGTTGATAGACACAAACGCAAAGGCGTTTGCATATTCTTTGGTCTCTACATTGCAACGGAATTTCATAAGTTTCCTCCTTGTTATTTCAGAATCTCATTCACGAACAAGATATCATTGTGCTCATAGCACTTATGGCAGGTGAGGCAGCTCTGTGCGCCACAGTTAATGTCCACATCATTCTCTTTGATGTGTTGCTTGTCATAAACGGTGAATACCTTATCCACCCAATCGTACTTTTTAAAATCATCCGATACCTTATTTAAATGGTCGGAGCTAAAAATGCAGATTAGATTATCCGGTTTGCCAAGCTCTTTAATAGCCTTATCCATGAAGGCAGCGTTCTTCGTCCAGAGAGCAATCGTACACCACGGATTCGCTCTGGCGATTCGGATGTAATTTTTGGCATGTGTCACATTGACAAGATCACCGTGACTTTCAAACCGGGCGATGCGGCTGTTCAGGACAGGCAATTCATAGATTTCCAAATCATGAGAGGACAGGATCTCTGTGTTATCAGCATAGCGTTCACGGGCTGCTTTGTAGGTCTTGAGACCGCGCTGCGCATAGCAGTGAGAGCAGATACTTGTTGTGTCTTTTGAGCGTTTTGCGCAGACAGGATTACAAAGCATACTGGTAGTAATCGTCGGGATCCCTTTCATTTTGCCCAGCGGATGAGAGATAAAGATTTGTTTGATGACTTCGTTTTTAACTGACATTATGTACATCCTTTCTGCAATAGAAAAGAAGGGATATACATATTCAGTTTTTATATCCCTTCAGCGGGCGGTCATTCAATCACGATGTATTTCTTTCTGTCGGATGTATCCAAATCCGAAGGCTCGATGGGGCCAATACATCTGTGCCATGGAAACAGCTTTTGCAATTTCCGTTTTGCTTCCTCTGGTGTTTTGGCGTAGACATATTTATCTTCGTATTCAAAGTTAGGATGCGGCTTTGCCTTCACAAGCCATTGCCGTGTCCCATCAGGAAGAACCGGCGGCTTATAAACAGGTTCTGGGCCATAAAGCCTGATTCTGCGCCGCTTAATGAAATACTGCGGGTCATAACTGTTGGTTTGTTTGATATACAAATCGGACATTTACACCACCTCACTCGTTATAATCATCGACATTGATACCGCAATCATAGTTCATAACCATACTGCGGCGCATTTCTGAACCAACGCCGATGTATTTCATTGTGATGGATGGCTTGGAATGGTTGAAGATCTGTTGCAGCTGAACGAGCGCGGACTCCCCTTCCCCATCGCTTTGATACTGACGGAACATTCTGTAACCAAAGGTCTTACGCAGCGTATGAGTACCAATGGGATACCCGAGATTTAAATCACGACCACACTGACGGATGGTTTTGCCGAAGGTATCTTCATCAATAGGATCGCCGGGGAACTTTTTGCAGGTTGCGGTTCGCTTAGAATTCGCAATACTGCCGCGCTCCGAAGGGAACAGCCATCCACGGGTCTCGAAATATCCTTGGTACTTTCCGTTGGGACCGCCGACTTTATCAAGATAGATCTGGATCGCTTTGCACATTTGTGCGTTGATCAGAACATCGACATATTTGCGCTCGGCATCCGTTTTCTTTGGCATCAGTTTGAAGAACGAACCAATGGGACGGGTTTGCCATGTGCCATCCTTACGCTCGACAGCGAAATCATCAACACGCAGACGAACTAAATCACTGACGCGAAGTCCGCAGTTGATACCGACCATGAACATGCACCATTCACGGTACATCTTCTTTTTATAAAAGTAATCCGCAACACGCTTTACATCCTTATCATCGCGGATAGGTTCCACCGTGCCGTTAGGCGCTTCCTTACGGGTAAAGTCATGGTTCTTTTGAATTGCAGGTCTAGGAGCTTTTACAACACTGAAATCAACGCAAACAGCAGGCATAACGAACCTCCTTAGAATTTAAAGTCATGGTTTGTGAGCTTTTTATACTCATCCAGAAGATCTTTCACTTCCGCATCGTACTCACAGAGATAATGAAGAAGCTGATCCTTTACAAAGATATTCTTCTTATTGCGCATCGTAGATACAATGGTGTTGATACGTTTCTTTGTCATATCACGCTCATACTGAGAGGCAAAATCCACTACACCGATGATAGACTTCGTCGGGGATACAGGAGAATGGTCTGCGCGGAGGATCTTATTTACCTTTACGACAGACATGGTGTTACCCTGCAAGCCGTAAATATACGGTCCTTCCACAATGGCAAACAGGTTCATATCCGCTGTTTCTTCCGACACAGTGGAACCGGAACACAGCTTTTGACCTGCGTCAAACATCGGATTAACACCATTCCAGCGTGTGAACATTGCATGCTGCTCGGTACGAGGAATGGCAAAATAGTAACTCTTTTCATTGGTTGCGTTCGTTACATGGCGGCATTCCGCTACGAAATCATAATTATCTTTATTAGGCTTGATCGTTTCCATTACCACACCACCTTATCAGTTCTGGGTCTATATGTACGGGTTTCCATATACTTTTCGGATTTGCGAACTTTACCGAGCATCTGCTTGATCTGGTTAAATGCCGCAGCGTTACGGCCATCGTTCGACCATTCCATAACAGGCTGAGTCTGGTCGATGATGTCCTTATAATATCGGCGCTCCTTTAGGCATACAGTCAGCTTTGTGGCTAATCTGCACCGTTCCTCATAGGTGCAGCCTAATTCCATTTTGTGCAGGATGTCACACTCAATGGCCTCCTGTTCATGCAGTCCCTTTTGGGCAATGTCAAAAGCGACCTTTGCTTCATCTATGTATTTGATGAAATTTGCAATGGTTTCCGAATGATTTCTTTTCATCACAGCTCCTTCCAGCGCTTCATAAGCTCGCGCTCGTTTTTGATATTCAGGATGCGGCCACCGCCGATAGAGTCAAGCATTCCATTTTTACGAGGGTCATCACCGAAGAAACCCCAGCAGGAATCCGTTTCTTTCCAGTTTCCACGGAAGTATTCAAGCTCTGTGTAGCCATAGACATCGCCTTCCAGATACTGGTTGTACTCATTGATCTCACTATCAATGACAGCGCTTGCCTTTTTACGCCACACATCATCATTCTTCTGGATAATACCTGCATCCACCATATCGTTTTTGAATACGAAGGCAAAGCCGATAAGACCGGAATCATAGTGGTTTGAAAACGGTGTAGTAGAAAGCGTGACGCTTGAATGATCGAGCATATAAACCGGTTTCATGAAGTAATCATTTCCGGCTGCGCGTTCTGCTTTTAAATACTCTTCCAGACTGTAGATGGAGTTGTAGGAGTGATTGTCACCGATCTGATAGTTGCGATGCCAGCAAATGATATGAGAAAGATTTCCATCGTACTCAATGCGCGGGTTCACAGGATCAAGATCCTGTTCAATGCGAAGAAATACGATTGCTCCATCGTTTCTTTTTACATAACAGCCTTTATCACATTTTGTCTGCGGAACGGTATATGTAAGTGTTGCCATAGAGTACCTCCTTTGTAAGTCTTGTATTTATGTAAAGAGTTTAATTCTTTAACAAATCCTCGATGATCGATTCGTACTGGTCATTCTCCGCTGCGTTACAGTCATGATTATCGAGGAAACGCTCCGCGATAACCTCGGGTAAACCGCTGTTTACAGCGATTTCATATTCATCATCGTCCTCGAGGTAGTCTCGCAGATGATTTTCTGCGTCCTCAACAGCACTCTCCAGGCGATGGGCCTGATAGATTTCATCCCAATGATCGAGGATGCTTTCTAATGCACTGGCAAATCCACATTGCCAACCACACTCAAAGCTATCTCCGGTGTAGGATTCGGAAGTTTTGCGATGGTATTCCATGCTTTCATGAATTTTTTCCTTCGTAATCATGCCTTATTTACCTCCGTGAATGGCAGGCTTGTCAGAAACAGACCGTCTGCATAATCATTACCGGAATCCACATTTACACGAACAGGCTCTGCGTAAAGCAGGCTCATCAAACCAAGGATGCTTTTCGCATCAGCCCAAGAGTGTTTGGCATCAAACACCGTTACCGTATGATTGCATTTCTTTGCAAGCTCATTCAGAGTTTGTACATCCAGAAAGCTGTCCAGCTTATAAGTTCTTGTCATTTGTCTCCTCCGTTCTCATGTCCACATACCATCCGTCATCGTCATCTTTCGTGACGACCATGGAAGTGATTTCCTTGCCGCACACAGTAAGTCTTACATCCTTTTCCTTTTTGGGAAGGCCGTTTACAACGCGAAGCATATCGCCGAGAGTAAGGTTCATACAGATACCACCTTTGTAAATCTAGTAAGGGTTTTGTTGAAGAAAACATTTTCAGGATTTGTTGGGTAATTGATGCAGGGGTACTTTTTAAAAAAGGATTCCACACCATCAATGGCACCCTCAGGACGAATCGGCATAATAACACCGACACCGTAATTGGATTTGACCAATACCGGACGGCACATTTCATTTGGATCAACAAAGAACGAGGCATCCGGAAGAAGCTGCATCATATCGATGAGATAGCGCGTATTGATAAGGTCATCTCCGATAAAGATCGGGACCCCGAAACCTCGTTTGTAGCAGCTTGTCACATTCCGCACGGAGATTTCATATTCCTTCAAGCCTTTCACGGTTGGCATAAAGCTTGAAATGTCATATGTACAGGTACTTTTAGCATTATCCACGATATGGAAGATGGGCGTGGAAGCGCGATTATACAGGTTATGAGGAATACCGTCTACATAGTGTCCTTCATAAATGAGCGCACCGCAGTACGGATTAGAAATACACTGATATTTTCCATCCATCCAGTAGCCTGTGGGAATATCATTTTCTGTACGCTTGTTTTCCCACTCGATTACCTTTATGATTCGTTTTGCCGCGTTGAAACGCTTGCGTTCGACTTCCTTCGACATGATTGCCCTTCTTTCGTTTGTGCTTTTTTCGTTTCCGTTTTGGAAAGTAAATGAGCGTCTCCTCGTCTGACTTTTCGGCTTGCTCCAAGTCCTGTATATACATTTCAAAGCAATAAAGCTTACGACAGAATACATATACAGCGATAAAGAACAGGGCTACAAACAGGAGTGAAACGGAAAGATCGTACCAATTTATCACGGTCTGTCATCATGGTTCGCTGATACCAGCGAGATAACAAAAATCCCGACCACGAAGCCAACCATAGGCAACGCAGCGACTACTGCGATAGGAAGTACTACCATGATTTTCACCTGCCTTTCGTTATTCATTGATCGGATATGCGCTCAGGTTCCACGCATTACCACACTCGTAATAAAGGCCATATTTGCTGAACAGATTTTGCAAGGCAAACATGTCACGATTGTTAAGGATGTCATACAGAGTGCCCTCGAAACTCATGCTCAAAATATTCGGCTCACGGACATATTCAAAGTAGTTACGCGGATCCATATCGTCTTCGATGAATGGTGCGCCGCCGTAGCGATACACGGTTTTGCCGGTTTTATCCTTACCGCTCGTACTCATCCGCTTGCCGTTATAGTAGATACAGACATCCTGCCAGCAATCATTCTCGATGCACCATGTATAAATGTCATGGGCGAGTGCTTCGGCACGGTCTGCCCAATCCATATCGAAACTCGGTGCCTTATACGGGTCATCAGACCTGCCTTTGTAGGCAGCGGCGATGATTTCCTCGTCGTTTTCATTGATGATCGCCCAAAGGTCCTGCAGCTGTGAATCGAGAATGTCTTGTACGACACCATGCAGCTTTTCGGTTGTCAGTGTGCCGGGTTCATTATGTAAGGCGTCGATTACCTGCTGGATCGTAAAGCCGTCCAGTGCGGGGTCGGCTTCATTCATAAAGCCTTCCGGGTGGCGCGAGGATTTTAATAAAAACATGTTATCCATTATGATTCCTCCTCACTCGTCCATTGGGATAGCGTCGGTCGCCTCGATGCAACATTCATCCAGAGCGGTTTCAAGGTTTTCCCGCAGCTGTGCTTTCAGGGCTGCATCACCGTGAGAAAGCTGCTGGCTCACCTTCTCGATGGCATCGTTGCTGTCCTTGGCATCAATGCAAACCGTCGTGGAAACAGAAACGACAACTTCGTAGGTATTCATAATACACTCTCCTTGAAAAAGCCCCAGTTGGTCATGGTTGATTCGATACGATCGGAAAGATAGCCATAATCACAGCCGTAGATGTTTGTGCCGCTGCAGGATGCATCCCCGATGGCATCCCTGTCGCGGTCGGGATTGTCGATCTTGACACCTTTTTCGTTGAGAAAGTCCTCAAAGATGTCAATGATCTGGCCGAGGAATTCGAGCTTGTCGCTGTTTGTCATATACATATTCTCCTGATTAGTTAAGTAAGTCCTTATCGATGGTTTGGAAATTGGCGCGATGGATATAGAGCGCACGACCGTCGATCATGAGTTTGGTTGTCTTGGGCAGATTTTGACAGACTTCCCAATAGACATTCTCGCCGCTGTAAGCACAGATGGGATCACCGAGCTGACTTTGAATAACGACAACAACTGGCTTACCGAAAGCGTTTTTATAAGAATTGACGGTTTTGGCAATAATGGCGTTCTCACCCAGACTGCCATCGGTCGTGCTGTGAATATCCTGAATCTGAAAGTCAACATCAGGTTCCAAGCCTTCCTCGGCAAAAATAACGGTGGAGCCGCAGTTATTGATCTGTTTGCCATCTACCGTAATGGTAACAACGGACGACATCGTTTTTGTGACGCCCCAGACGCCATCACTGGTGTAGGTGTATTCCTTAACGACATTGGCGTTCATATCAATTTTTGAGCCGGTGACATCCATGAATTCTTCGCCGTCATTGGTATAGAACTGGCAATTATATGTATGGCCTGTGATGCTGCCATTCATATCGTGAACGCCGCTTTCTACGTTGGCGCAGGAAGAAAGTGATGCCGCCAGGACAATGATGAGTGCAAGCGATGTGACATGGTATAGGATCTTTTTCATTGTGTGTCTCCTTACTGATTGGCGAGAGCGATCAGGGAGTTGCCACAGGTGATGCGGTCGGCGTCCTCTTCTTTGCTGGGGACAAACACGATGACATCCCAACCGTCTTTGACGAGTGGCTGCTCGAACTTTTCGTAAACATCAAAATCGGTAACGATTTCATAACCTTCGCTGACGGCCTCGACCGTTTCGTGGATGGGGGTGATCTTGACAATACACTTTTCTTTATCGAAGTATTTATTCATCAGATCCACATCGAGATTGTTCTTGGACGTGACTGCGAAGTTGAGGGTGTATTTGCGCTTTTTGGGTGCTGGCAATTCTTTGATAATGTTGCTGATCTCCTGTAAAGAAAGGGAATGGCCGCGGAACATTTCATTGCGGGCGGCTTCATCCAATGTATTGATGGAGAACTGCAGGCCGAAGCCATCCTCGCCGCCATAAACAGCGCCGGTGCTGACCCATTGACGCAGGAATTCTTTAAGGTTTTTATTCGCCTTTGGCATCATGGTAGAAACAACAGGATGATAGGTGTCGAATTTGATGTCGGAATTACGGTCTTGCAGCATCCGTGCAATGAGCCTGGCGGATGTGATGACGTTGGGATTGAAAGTCGGTTCACCCATGCGGGCGTAGTGAACATTCAATCTGGCACCGTTATGGATACCTGACAGAGAGATGGCAGACATGATCTCGGACAAAAGCTCGGCCGTGGTGGCATTGCCGTGAAACCCGAGCTTGGGGCAATCGCAGAAATTGCAATTCATCGGGCAGCCCTTCTGGCTGGAGACTGTGACGACCAGTTTCTCTTTGATATTGACCGGCTTATGCTCGACTTTTTCGATACGTTTAGTGTAGCCGAGAAAATCGGCTTTGATATTATTTTCTTTGCCGTAGTCGCCGACATAGAGATACTCAAGGCAAAGATCTGTATCGGAAATGATTTTGCCGGTGTGTGTTTGTGTGATCGTTCTCATTTTTTAAAACCTCTGTTACTTTTCTATTTGAATTTCGCTGATGAACCAATAGTCGGAAAATTTATAGCCGGTTACCCAATAGAGCAGGTTGGTATCTGGGTCGTCCGGGTCATCGTTGCAATGAAAGACGGGGAGTGGTTTATCGTTATCCACGGCGTCATTCTGGTAGAATGCAAAAAATGCGCTGGCTTCTTTCTCGGCATTGTCGGCGGCGACTGAAAAGGATTCAAATTCCTTGGTGGAGGCAAGAACGGGTATAGCACCACGTTTACAGGACAAAAGCTGCAAGAGATATAAGTATTTCATCAGCAGCCTTCCTTTGTGTATCCGGTGACGGTGATTTCGACATCGACTGGGCGGACAAGTTTGTCGTATTCAAACTTGACGTAAGTCATCTCGGATGGATATAAACAGTTGTAGCATCGATCATTATCGTACCAAGCTAACTTCTGGTAAATTTTATCAAGGAACTCGAAGAACATACCATTGCCAAGATCGCGCAGAGGAATAGGATCAGGAGTCTTGATTTCATTTTTAAAAGAGACCATTTTAAACCTCCTTACTGGTCTTTTACAACCTTGTACTTAGTGACAGGGCGATAGTCGTCGCCGTCCCAGCAGCGAACGATGTAATCATAACCGTCATCCTCGTTGTCATCATCGGCTTCAAACCAACAAGCGTTTTCGCCGCCGACAGTTTCGCGGTTTGCACAGTTCATTTCCTGCGCTTCGATAAGTGCAAGTATATGTGCGGCCATCATTGCCTTTTCGTAATCGTTGTAATATTCCCTGACATCTGTGATAGGAGCCAGCTTTGGATCTGCGAAAAAGTCGATAGATTCGATGTGATATTTTGAGGCGTGGTTTTTGTCAGCGATGAGTTTATTCATAATGAAATTGCATTTGTAACTTTTCATATCGCACCTCCATCATTTCATTCCAGTGTTGACTCTGTGATGTTCCATTCGTGATAGATCCCGGTGTCGGGGACGTAAAGCTCCTTCCGGAACGGTTTATCACAGGCTACAGCGGCCTGATATCCCTGAGCCTTCAGAACAGAAATCGTATTGTGAAAATCTGCGTCAACATCCTTGATTGCTGTGTCCTTGCTGCGGAAAGCGTAGTAATCATGGTCTTCATAGCTGTCGTATGCTACGATATAAATTGTTTCCATATGATTGCACCTCCATCAAAGCTTTATTTTATTCGTCAGCTAAAATGATATCTTCGCCAACGATCAGTGAGAGCGGTTGAGAACCAAAATGGTCCGTAATGCCCCAGCTGTTGAAATATTCGTTTTCTTCATCCAAGCCAACACAAACATTCACATCATCCAAAATGTCCTGTGCGGTTGGAAGTTCGGTTTCATCGGCAGTATCAATGCCAGCGTCCAGAATTTCTTTTCGCTTGGCAGCGCACTCTGCAATAAAGCGTTTAGCAGTCCGATAACCACTGGCAGTAAAAACGTATCGCATATTCAACCTCCATCACTGGCAAATTTCCCAGCCTTCATCACGCAGATAACGTTCTCTAAGCTCATTCCAAATCTGGCTGGAAATGTCCTTGATTTCATAATTGACGCGGACATTATCCCAGATTTCTTTTGTCTCCGCAGCGGTGCGCGGTTCATAAATGTTATTGAGCCACTTGGCAACGACTTCGTTCGCATCTTCTGGAAATGCAAAGCGCTCTTCGTTCTCATTACCGGAAATGTAAGAGCCAAACCAGTAGTCAAAGGTGTCTTTACGCATAGACTCCTGACGCTTTTTCAATTCCTTGGTTTTGACACCGCCAAAGACGGCGGCGACTGCGCAGACTTCCTCGTCAAAGCGCGGATAGCTGGCGCTACCGGCATATTCATAACTCATTCCCATAGTTGATTCCTTTCATCAAACATAAATTTTATGGATTTGTATTTATCGTAGTATCGTGGTTTTCCTTTTCTACAACTTCTACAATTTTATAAAAGTCGCCATATTCCTTAAAAATACGCTCCTGCTCTGCAGATGCGGCCTCAAAATCAAACCTTTTTGCAGCAGCAAGGCAAGCTGTATCTGCGCATTCGTCTAAAGAAATATAAAGTGGAACACGGGATGTACGGATGTTTCGCTTGAGAATATATTGAGGTTCATCGATGCTAATACTGAATACAGACCATGTTGTCACATCATTTTCTGGCGCACTCTCTTCGAGTGTGATTCTATTCGTTTGACGGTCACTTCTCATACAACAATGGATACCGTTTTCAATGCTATTGTCGTATTCTTTGCAGGCGTCACGATCTGCTGCCTCAAAACATTCACGTTCACTATCAAATGGGCCAACCACAGTAATATCTGGATCAAAAGAGTACGTACACAAGTAATACCATTTACACATAAATTTCACCCATCTTTTTCACAAAAATAGAAAATCTCTCAGTCGTAGAAATCTCTCACGATAGTTTCGCACCAGTCATCATTCGGGATACCGTCATCGGCGCTGTCGATGAAAGAGTTTGCAAGCGTCTCTACATCGCCTTCATCAATGGCACGCTGGATACGGTCTTCGATTTCATCTTTGGACCATTCGTTATCGTAACCGTATTTATCTTGGAAGTATTTACGGATATGGTACTCAGCTTCTTTAGTGGCACGCCGCATGAGGTTGTCCTCATGGGTTTCTTCACAGAGTTCGTCAAGATCTTTCAGCACAAAATTCAGTGCGGCTACATAACCCAGCTCATAATTGTAGTCGCTGAACGAGTAGCGATCATGAGCTGCTTTTGCTTCCAAAACATGCTTGTTACGCAGAGCTTCTAAATCTTTCTTTGTCATCGTTATCACCTTTTCTTTATGTACAAAGACGTTCCTTTAAATGGGTCCAAGATACCAGGCTTATATTTATCGCTGACATATTCTTTGATTTCTGCATCTGTCTTTTCGCTCAAAGCATCAAGAAAGCATTCAGCGTTGATAGCCATGAGGCCGCCCATTGTAATGGCAGTTTCGCACCGTCTGACATCTAACACAAAAGGCTCATAATAAGGGCAGTCATTTGCGGCACTGATAATCCTTTCGATGTTGTACATCTCTGTCACCTCAATTCATAAAACGATTTCTTAGCGAATAGGGATATTCTTTCTGAAAGAAAAAAAGTAAGCAAACTTAGGGTCAAGATCAATAACGTGGTCTGTGCGGAACACTTCTTCGGCGTTGTTATGCAAAACTCGTTTTGCTTTTTCACTGGCTTCCTGTTTGGAGTTTGCGGCAAGAATAACTTCTTCGCAATAAATTCTTGCACCGTCATCCATAACGCCAACAACTTTGTACCAATTCATATTGTCACCTCGATTTACATAATCATTCTTTTACGCTCTTTCCAGCCATCTTAGCCTTACTGTGAGAGCATATAGCCGCGCTGAAAGTCTACGCAGCGATTCCAGTCCATGACTTCAGAGATGGAATTATTGCCGACTTCATTTTCAAAGGCACACTCGGCAATGAGCTGACAATAGTCTGTGACCGTGAGCGCATTCTTGCCAGTGTCATGAAGGCCGCCGTAGCTTTCTACCATTTTAGACAGCGTTTGATAGTAGCTGCTGATATGGCCTGAGATTTCATCAAGAGTCATGTCGCCGACATCTTCAACGGATTGCGTGACGCAATAGGTTTTATCCGTGTCTACTGTGGTGTCCAGCCAGACGATCTGGGTGAATTCATACATGGTAGGAGAGAGCCTGCGACAATACTGAGCGCAGTCGGAATCTGTCAGAAACCAGCTGCCGACATTGCTGGGAAGATCATGTACATTCATTGTGATTCTCCTTATTCAAAGCCAGTTATCCTTTCTTGGCAACGTACAAAAGCGGATACAATAATCAGTTTTTATATTTCACCCTTGGCGGCTGGTATTACAGCATCAGCGCGGCGAAAATCACTCTTTTGCTGCGTCAATACCTGTAATTTGCTTGAAAATGGCTGCATCAAAGTTTGGAATAGAACGTATTACATCCCGGTCGGATTCATCAAGGCTTTCCCACCAACGAACGCAGCAGTCGGAAATATCCAGAATTTTCAAAAAACCACCGGTTGTCTTATATTCAGGATTGGCTTCCTTTTCTTCATCTGTCATGTCATCATCCAATACCCAAACATTGGACGTGAACAGAATTTGATTCAGCAGATAGCAAGCTTCACTATCGCGCCACTGTCTGAGAGTCATGCCGGAAGGTTTATTGAAAATCAGGATTTCAGGTTTTTCCGTGCAGAACACACCGTTGGAAAAAGAAGCTGTGTTCCAGTCGCCTGTATTAAAATCGCCTGCATTGAAATCGCCGGTATTGAAATCGCCGGTATTGCGGTTACCGGTATTGCGGTTACCGGTGTTACAAATACCGGCGTTGCGGTCGCCGATGTTGAAGTTACCGGTGTTGCAGTCGCCGGTGTTGTAGTTACCTGCATTGCTATAACCTGTGTTATAGTCGCCGGTGTTGTAGATACCTGTACAACAACTTCCTTGATTGACACGCTTTAGAACTTCATCCCAAGGGATTTCGCGGATAATCTGAAGATGATTGGTTGCACATTTGTTGCCATACTGTACAATTTCACCAAGAGCGACAACTTCAGCGCAGTGATTGTTCAGATTGTTCGGATAATATTCGAAGCAATCCTTCAGGTCAGGACAGAAGTGCATACCGGCACTGAAACGCATAGACTCAACATCTTCTTTGAACTCGCCGGGGCAGGTGTACTGCTTATCGAAGCAAGTCCAGTCATGGTCGAAAATTTTATATCCATAAACAGGTGCTTGTAATTTCATCGTTGTTGTCCTTTCATAAAATGGTTCTTTAATCCCAATCGTTTGTGACATCCCAAGTGGCAGTTTCAGCATATACACGATCAATACAAACATTTTGCATATTGGAATAATCACGGCGAACAATATCGACAGCTTCCTGGGCGTTGGCAGCGACTTCCACTTCTATTTCATCTATAACTCTGCCGCTATATGGAGAAATGTATTTAAATTCTACCTTGTATCTATTCCATGGGCATACTGGTGAATATTTCATAACAGAATTCCTTTCAGTCCACCTTCATTACATCGGAGAACGGTACGAATGAGCCTCCGTAGTTGAAACCCATTTCATACTCACCAGTATCTGCATCATAGGCTTCGCGGATTTTGTACCAGCGAGGCGGCATATCATTAAGGCTTGCGAGAACGCGGTCATTGGTGTCATCGATTTCGTAAACATTCAAGCTTGCGGTATTACAGATCGGGTATGCACCGATTACCTTTTTGCACTTAGACATCTTCTGCCATCCTTTCTGACTATTTGTACAGGAACTCCGCGCTGTACTGGATACCAAATTCGTCTAGTACATTGGAAAGACTGTCACGCAGGCCCTTGCAATATCCGGCATCAAACATAGTCTCCATATCACGAAAATAGGTATCATAGGAACACATGATGCTGCGTATCTTCGTTTTGAACTCTGTTTCCGATAAAGTAATCATTTTTCTATGATCACCTCATACCCAAGCCGGACACCTTGTACTATCCGGCAGATTATAAAGAAACTGCAGAACATTCTCGGGGACCTGCTCCGTTTTCCACGCGGTTCCATATTTATATCCGCACACAGGGCACGGCTTCGTGAGAATACCCTCGGGATGTTTATCTGGGCGCAGCCAACCGAGCGTATTTTCCTCTGTCGCGCCGCTGTTCCACTCTTGTTTTTTCTGCGGTTCGTATCGCGGGTCATCAAGAGGTTTCCATGTTGTTTTATTGATTGGAAGGTTCCAAAGTTCCTTCTCTTCATCAGTTAAGGTGGCAAATCCATCTTCGCCAAGCTTACGGTTTGCACGATTTTTCAGCTCGCGCTGTTTCATGAAATATTCATGCGTGAGACTATAGTGATAAATCGTGACCTTTTTGGTTGACAATTTATCCCAGCCAAGCTCCTTTTGATGTTGGCAATACGGACGCATATCATTCAAATGCCAGAGGTCCCAATAATCGCAAAATTTGCGAAGCATTTCATCGTTCCAGCCGGTGGCGGGTGTTCCATTTCTGATTTCATCCACGCACTGGCCTGCACCGCCGACGCAGTCTCCGTTTGGCTTAGGGCCAACAACACCATGAATACTCAGGCGAGTGCCATCGTATTCGATTTCTGCATAAGCATTGACGGAATGTGTACGGCCATATACATTACAAGTACACGGATTGACGATCTTTTTGAAACCGGTCATGATTATTCCTCCAATTCTTTATCGACGATTTTGTAGATGACACCATCGGGCAGTTTGATGCTACGCAAACCGCTTGCAAAAATATAGGGAATAATTTCATCGAGCAGGTACTCCATGTTCCCCTGCTCTATATGGCGGAACTCTTCTTGTGTGCAAAGATACATTCCACCATCATAAAAATGAAATCCGTTATCGTCGCCGTAATGACCGGTGAACCTATCGACATAATAGTTCACATATCCGACATATCCGTCCTCAATGTCTTCGTCCAAGAGGTTATCACCCGTACCCTGTTGCAACATAATGAGATAGCTCTCGTTGGCTACCGAGTCTTTTACATAAATAAGCATGCTTACTATCCTTTCTTTCTTTCGTGTGTGCGTTTAAAATTTGAATATTGGGCTTGCCGGAATCGAACCGACACTGGATGAGTCAAAGTCATCTGCCTTACCATTTGGCGAAAGCCCATCATGAACGGGTTGTTATTCCACCCGAAAGCCAACCTGTAGGCACAGGATTTTTTTTAGGAGAAAGATGGTAAAAAATGGATAATGGCAATATAGAACGTTCCAGCCTCTGTTCCATGACGGATCATGGAACGCAATATGGTTATAAATTCTTAACAAATACTTACTTTCGGTAATACCGGAAGCATATCCATTTTCATGGAGAGATCATGAAACCGAATATTATACGCTGAAACGCTTGGTGTTCTTGTCACGAACTGAAGAATAATGTCCTCATCTCGACGTGCTACTGGATCCTGGTGGACAGGTTCATGAGAAGCTCAATATCTGGGGATTGGACTGGTGGCGATCTTTTGTCCTGAAGGAAGTTGGTTGTCGGATGTCTATCTTGTTCAGGACAATTATCAGTGATCTCCAACTGGGCTGCCGGAAGCGCCTGGCACTGCGGGTGCCTGCTTATCCCTTTTCATATCAAAAATTTTCGTTCGGTAATACCGGACGAGTTTGCATAACTTTACAAACTATACTTCGTGACAAAAAAGTTGAATTTTATGTAACCTGAATTAGATGTTGGCTACGAGATGAACTCCAGAGGGTCATTCTGAACGTCAACTCAGATGCGCTTGAGTTCCTGACGAACTTCTGATGTGCGGTTATTGTTGGGCTTAATACCTTGTAAGTTGACGCTAAATCTCGCTTACCTGATCGGCTTGATGCCGAGTCGAATCTCATCTATTGGGTTCAGGAAGCTCGTGTGAGACGACTTCTTCGGTGGGGTACCTGCTCTTTCCTATCAAAAAGAAACATTCGGTAATACCGGATGCCTTTGCATTGCTTTGCAAAGTATGCGTTACACAAAATTCAACTATGACAAATCGCTTGCGCGACTATCAGGCAATTAACTGTTCATCCATTTTGAGAAGTTCCTCAAAATTCATTCCAAACTTCTTGTTGTATTCCTCAATGATTTCGGCAATCCGAGCCGGTTCTACCATCTTATAATAGGAGTACAGACCGTGGAGTCTTCTGACATCCTCTACAGGCCACGGCTTTGTCAAAGCCTTATCGAAATGACCACGATATGTGCCGCGACCATGACTCATGTAGTAGGAGGCCAGCATCGACTCAAAGTATTTCTTTTCTCTTTCACCGACGCTGATTTCATTGTCCTTATTAAGCATGACACCAAGGATCCAGTTGCGACCGCATCTGCTTCCGTAGTGGGTTTTTTCACGATTGAGTTCAAACGGTGCATTCATCCATTTGAGCGTGCTGACGATGTAATCCTCCACTGTTTTGTAACGGAAACCGGCGCGGCAGGAAATACACATATCATCTGCATACCGGGTGTACACAAAACGGTCGGTTCTGTTTTCGCTCAGTCTGAAATTGTGCATCGCGTTGAACATACGATGATCAAACGGAATCATCATGACATTGGTAAGAAACGGACTGATCGGAGTGCCCTGAGGAAGACCACCATTGAGCATGTACAGACTCAGCGCCTTCCGAAGAAGATCCTCACCGTCCTTGTTCTCGCACAGGATGCAGAAGGGGTAGATTTTCGAAAAAGTGGACATCAGAAAATCAAGTGTCGTGCTTCCGAAGAAATCATGAAGGTCAAACTTCACGAACCACATGGATTCCCATTTCTGATGCTGTTTGACGGCATCCAGTGTAGAGCGGCCTGTAACATAGGCGAACGCTGCTGTATGATGGTCAGCGAGCATCGCACCGGAGAGAATCGTATGAAGCTGAACGAGCGCAGCCTTCAATTCCGGAAGAGGCGCATTGATTTCGCGTAGTCCGCCAGACTTTTTCGGGATAAAGAACTTATAATAGTAGGACTGACGATTCGGATCCGAAATCATGGTGTTATATGTATCCGTAAACATCTGAAGTCGTGCGCGAAGCTCCGGAATATTGGCAGCGTCCCTGAATTTTTTCGGAACTCGCTTCAGACAAACGGTTCGCGTTCCGCTTACAGTACCGGTTCGCAGCTCGGCAATATCATTGACTGTAATACCAGCCATCATCTCTTCAAATGTCAGCTGATGATAACGGGCTGGCTGACTATAGGTGATATAAATCATCCTGTACTCCTTTCTGTGAGTTGTTTCTGTAATCTGAATTGGGTTATGGATCCGACTGGAGGTCCTGATGCAGAAGCTGGAACCGGTAGTCCTAGTCGTATATCAAACTGGCCACCAGACGGATGGTCGATGTGGCGACCCTTTTATGCCTGGCTGCGCCGTGTGTCTTTGTTAAGCACTATGGTCATCTCCGTTGAGTCTCAGGATCCCATTCGCAGCCTGAAGGCGTGCGCCTCTCTTCTCCTATCAAAATTTCACTTTCGGTAATACCGGAAGTTTTGCGCGAACGCAAATATACATTACAGAAACTAATTACATCGGCTTGTTTAAATTCAGCGTATAAGTTACTGACTACATTGAAATCACGCTCCCACCATTTACAAACGCATCCATCAGGATACATTTTTTGTAGTCACCGGACTTGATGTATGTGATGAAGTTGTCCACGCCGATAGCGGACACCAGCATCACTACAGACATAAGACCGATAGACTGTCCGCAGGCTGTCGTGGGGTTTTCCTCTCTGGCTTCGTCATGCGTGAAATCCATCGAGGAGATAAGCATGTTGACAGCTTTTCTGTCATTCCATGCAGCCGCTCTGGTTTCGCAGGAGGTTTTGCCGGTTCTGAAATCGAACACGGCTTTGATATTCATGTTGAAGCTATTCTTCTCACAGATTGCTTTCCGTGTTTCGATGTTATCTACGCAGAGGAACACATATCCGGAAAGACGCTGGTTCTCATACCTGCCTTTCATTTCCACTTCGCACTCAGAGTTGATGGACATGAGCCGTTCCGAAAGTGCTTCGGTTTTAGGACGTCCAATATCCTTTACGGTATAAAGCTGATTTCCGAGGTTGTGCGGTTCAATGATGTCATCATCGAAAAGGTTGATCGCCGTAATGCCATTGCGGACAAGCAGCTCTGCAACTACGCTTCCGACACTTCCCGCGCCGATAATATTGCAAACGCCCTTCACCTGTTTTGGATCGAAGAATCCGGATACCTTACTGAGATCCATGGCTTACACCTCATTCCTTGCCCACGGGTCGTTTTTTGTAAACTTGTCGAGCATTTCCTCATCGGGATCAACATCATCTGCGCCGGAATCCGGTGTGATGAATTCATCTCCGATGGCAGTTGCCTGCTCCGGCAGCTCTGACATAGGATGGACCTTGCTGAGTGCATCCTTAACAAACAGCGACATGCCTGTTATACCGATGCAGAGATTGTCATGATCGGTATCCCATACACACTGCTGCTTGTTGTTTACGATCGTTCCGTGCATTTCGCCGCGCTTGTTCATGATGAGGAAGATGAAGAAATCATCTTTGCCCATGCTTCTGGCGATGCTTTCCTGATAGTTCGCGTCGCGTCCGCTTCTGAAAGACGGGAAATTCACATGGCTATGACCGTGGAAATAGATGGGGTCGTTCAGACCGTTATCATGGAACAGCCACTTCTGATATTCATTCTGGTCAGTTGTGGTCGCCGCGCAGCTGACATACTGCTTAAAGGTCAGGATGTCATAGACGATGTACTTTCTGTCGGTGATCTTTCTTACGAGACCATTCCACGCAATCTCAGTCGGGCAGGCCGTAACCAGCGAGCACATCTTTACCCATGACCCAGGATTAAACAAAATCGTTGCTGGCTTTTTGGGGTAGTTATAACCGGCGAACACAAAGCCGGAATCTTTTACATTTGTCATTTGTTTCCCTCCCACGCTATCCTATCCATCACTTCATCAAGCGTGAACAAGTTCCCTTCGTTATCACGGATAAACCGCAGGCTTTTACGATTCTCACAAAGCATGCTTGCAAATTTGGAACAGACGATACCATCCGTCAAATTCAGATTTCTAACGGCGGTGACCGCTACATTGAACGCTGCGATAAAATCGTGATTTCGTTGCGCTTCAACCACTATATCTTGAAAACTTCCGAAGCAGTTATACAACATGATGTGCGGTGCGCGGATGCAATTTTCAGGTTCATCCCGACATTCGTAATCCATGTCACGACAGATGTACGCATCGTTTCTTACCTCGAAATCAGCGTATACCTGCATATGGTAACGCGGTTCATCGCCCCAGCAATAGCTGAAGAACTTGCGGACATCCTTTTCCCTGTAATATTCGGACAAGCGATCGATAAGGTTCGAGCTTCTCGAACCGTTTACGATGTAAGCCTTATACATCAATTCATCAATGTAATCCAAATCGCCATAGGCACGAAGCAGGAGTTTGTCGTTCACACGATCCACAACCATGATGTTCTTTTGAGACATGAGATAATTGAAAATCTCTTCGTCCAATTCATCGCCGCGCTTAATGCGTTCCTCGAGACATTCTTTGGTTTCCAAAAGCTTTTCAAGTTCAGCCTGCGCCGCTCGTATCTGTGCGTAATACGAGTTGATCTTTGTGTTCATATTGCCGTATTCATAGTCGATCTGTTCCAGACGCTCCGCGAATCTGTTCACACAGAGTCCCTTTGTGATCTCACGCAGACGGCTTTCTTTCAGGCTGTCATCGTTGAGGATGGCATCCATCAGAGCTTTTAGTGGTTCTGTGTGTCGACAGCCAAGCTCCTTTAAAACCGTTAGGTTCTCATTACTGACAGTGTCAAGCCATGGGAACAGAATCGGCGAAAGAGAACAAGCTGAATTTAGAGCAGTATCGAACCGCTTACGGATTACCGCAGCGCGATCGATTGCAAGGATCGTTGTCTTCTTCTCTTTATTGATATAAAGCTTTACATCGACCATGGCGTTCTGTTTTACATAGATGCTGACCGTTTTGTTTTCCTTATACCCATTGTCGAGAAAACATTTTTCTTCGACTGGTATAAGACTCCTGTCTCTAAGAACGAAGCTGTATTCCGGAAAATTGGTGTAACTGGAAAGTACAGAATCGTAATACAGGGACATCTTTTTGCCGCATTCACGGAGAATGCCTGCATACATTGTCATGACGATCGCAGGGAGCGTATCATTATCCCAAAAATAATCCCCGTGTACTTCGAGGACATTCTTGAACAGTGGTTCTGCTTGCTTTGCATTAAACAATGCCCATCACTCCTTTCCACGGGGATCCCCGTTCACTGATTACTGACGGCCGCCATCGCTCTTGGGACTATTCACAAGGAAAGCGGTGTCGGACACTTCGAAATCAGCGAAGGTCTTATCCATGTCCATGATCTTCAGGGGCATACCGTTCAGATTGGTCATGCCCTTGTTGAAATCGACACCATGCTCCTCGGAGCAGCGCTCCATGACGCTCTTGATGGTATCGGAATCAGAAACCTCGTAGAGGTGACGGGAAGAAACGGAACCACAGTAAACATTGATAGTCATGATGAAATCTCCTTTTCGTATGTGTGTTAATTTCAGAGCCGTGTTATCAGGCTTCGATCAGGTTGATGATGGAGTTCTGTTCGTTGTTGATTTCGATCAGCGCGGTATCGATCTGCTGTTCAATGCTCTTGGCATACAGAGCGCGGGGGCCGATGAATTCAGCGACAGCTTCCTTTGCCTTACCGTCCTCATGGGCGGGCACCGGGAACATGACGATGGCTTTGCCGTTGATGTCCTTATCCCCTGCGCCGAAGCAAAGGAATTTGGAATTCATACCGCCGGTTGCATCGACAGAAACGGAAAACACATGGGTGCGCTCCTCACCGGTACCCTGATACAGCTTCAGCGCCTCTGGGCGATTGCGCTTGACCTTTACAATTTCATCGTAGCTGTAATTGGAAGTGATACAGACCTGATTGCCGACGATTGCGATTTTCATAACTTACCTCCGTGTTGATTATAGTATGTTTGTGGGGTTTACGAAATCCTGCCAGTCGGCAGGGCGGACAAAATATCGATAAGACCATCGCTGTCGATGGCTTTATCATACGATCGGATCGCCAGCTCAATCAGTCTGGCATTGGCTGCGGTTACGATTTCACCGAAGGTACAACCGATAAAGGTTGCAAAAATTCCACGGTCAATCGCCCGCACGATTGCATTGTGAAGCTGTACAATACCATCGGGATCATCGCCCCGAATGATATGACACGTCTGCCCATTCCCTGCCGGAATGAACAAAGCGTAACTTTCCACATTACCATACAAGAACTTATGTACGGAAAACATGGGTCTTGGGTTCCTTACTACTACCATTACAATCATTCCTTTCTTCGTTTATGTTTTGGTCTTATGACCATGGTGACAGTTACTTCTGCCCCGGTACTGTCAGGCGTCCGGCATGTGTTGGTTTTGGTATCTCTGATGTGCTCATCATACTACGAAAACCAATCTATGTCAATCCCCTCCGGAAAATTTTTCTCAGGCGAGGTTGGCTTCTGCCATCAGGGTCTTCAGCTTGCTGGTCATCACATTATCACCGCAGAGCAGCTTCATCATAATGTTGGCAACATTGCGGGACTTCGTTACATACGGCGTACCGTAAGTACCGGCGGCATCGCGGAAGAAGCCGGGGTTCGTCTTCTGCATGTACGGGATCAGGTTCTTATCGACCTTGGGAAGCAGTTCGCTCTGCTCCTCGTAGATGATGGACAGTGCTTTCATAACATACTGGCTGTAGCCAGCCTTACAATCATGCCAGTTTGCTTTCCGAATGGTCTTGAAGATCCACTCACACTCCACAGGGTCTTTCTTCATGACATGAAGGGCAACTGTGATGGCGGAAACATGGGCGGGGTTGTCAACGCCGTTCGCTTTCATGATCTGGGCCAGCTCAGGATATACGGAAAAATCCGGATCCGTTTTCGCTGCGATGAGACCGGCGCGGAACTTGGCGTGCTCCGAAACCTTGACGCGGTTCTTGTCCTGCTCAGCGAAGAGCTTCGCTTCATCGGAGTCGCTCAGGCCGGTCTTGATGTTTGCCAGAATGGTCAAAAGTCCGGCAGTTTTCGCTGCCTCCCAGCGTCCCTGACCGTCAATGATGGCGAACTTGCCTTCATCCTCGCGGTAGGAGACCTGAATCTGGCCAGCCTTTGCATAATCCCAGTTGTTTGCCATATCCATGATGATGGACGAACGGGTTCCACGGATCTCACGCTGATAATTTTTATCAACGAAGCAGAGGTCAACCGGGACATTCATGATCTTCTCGCCGTTCATGACAACAGCGTTCTTCTCGGCTGCGTCAACGATCATCTTGCTGCGGATGATGTCAGAGCTGATGGACTTGACGGACTTGTTGGACTTTTTCATAATTTTGCTCCTTGTCTTTTGTTCATTTTTGCTTATATATCATCACGCCTTGTTGCGTGAGGATTCCGATTTGTTTATATTAAGCGTTTCCGCTTTGGTAGTGGGATGCTTTCACCAATGACTCGGGAGCAAACGATTCATTAGCGGCAGGCCCACCAACTCCTGCTATGTATGGAAATGGAGGTGTCTAAGGACGCTATGGACTACGCCCCTATCCCCTTCCATAAGGGATAGCTGTTTACACGACCTTTTTGAACCAGACATTGATCCAGTCCAGGTCATCGAAATCCTCGCGCTCGAAGCGGAGGGAATAAATAGCACGGTATTCATATCCCTGCTCAAGGCGGGCTTTTATGAATTTATCATGATCAACTCCGCAGTCACGGAAGCCAAATAGGAAGGTCTCGTTTGCGATGGTATCGAAGTTTGCATCGCCGCGCTGCCATTTCAGGATGGGATACAGGTCGATAAGCAGATCGCTTGCGTAGGACTCACACTTCCCGGCCTCTTTCATGAGCGTGGAAAAGATCCCGCTCATATTCACACATGCCTGCTGACCATGACAGTAAGGTCTTTCACGGTTGGTATCAATTTTCAGATCGCTATAGCAAATCATAGTATTCACTCTCCATCGTCATTATTCACGCCATCCCGCATTGCCCGGCGGAAGGCAACCACCAAATCGGGATACTGTTTCAGCTCTTCCAATGTAAACCCGCAGGCTTCCAAGGCTGGCTCATAATCGCCCGTGTAGCTGAATTCATGGTTGGCCAATTCATACCGGAAAGCATGATATGCCCAATCGTCTTCATTGCGAACAAAAGCGTCACGCTCTTCACGAGTGTGACGCTCAAACATTTCCATCAGCGCAGGGCGATCTTCCTTGCGGATGAACGCGCCATAGAATACACTGATGACTTTGTCAGTTTCCGAAGGATCAAGACCGAGTTTGTTCATGCCATCGTTGAACTGCTTTTCATCGTATGCGAACGCAATCGGAAAGTCATTCATTTCTTTCTGATGGCGCGTTTGCATCTGTCTGTAAGTTTCCATATCCATTCCCCTTTCACGCAGGCTGGTTGACGCAGGCATTACGATTGATATAGAAATCATAATACTTGCTGACCTTCTTGGCTTCCGTAGGAGTCAATTCGACCTCGATGCAGAGCAGGTCATCGCCGACCATATAGGTTTTCGGTGTGAACAGGTTCTGCTCGAGGTAGGTCTTAAAGCGTTCCGCTTCGCGGCGGCAAAGGCTTCCGAAAAGGGTCTTATAGGTCATTTTCATGCGGACTCACACTCCTTTGCGGGTAACACATCATTGCAACAGGCATTGTATTCACGGACATACCACAGAGGAAGATTGCGTTCACCACAGAATCGATTTCGATACTGCTTCGCCGCTTCTTCCGTCGGGAAAAGACGCGGACAGGTCGCTGTGATCTTACCGAAGTAATCCTTTTGCATCGTACCGATGTATTCAATGCACTTATAATCTCGCGGAATGGTTTGTGCAACATACCTTCCGGTGCCTCGCGGCGTGGAACAGATCATATATTCGGCCATTTTATTTCCTCCTGATTTTAGGCATAAGAAAAGCGCCCTTGAAATAGATTCAAGAGCGCTTGGGTTATCATATTCAATTTATCAGCTGAACAGGTCGTAAGCCATCTGGACGAAATCATTTGCGGCGCTGGGGTCGTTCAATGCGAGGTCAAGGAACTCAACGCAGCAATCCATGAATTTTTGCGGCGCATACTTGCAAACTTTATCAGGATCCATTTTATAAGCCCAGGCGACGTCGATGCCGCCGTTTGCATTGTCACAGGATTCCTCATATTCACCGCCGCCGTTCGTTGTGAACCAGCGGCTTCTATCGAGCTGTGACCAGTTTTCGGTATCCTTGGCAAACTTGAGACAGGCGTTGAGGTATTCGTCGTACTGCATTACAATCACTGAGCCTTTCTTTTCGCAGAAGAATCCTTGATGATATACATGGTATTCACAAGAACACTTTCGTTCATCTCATCGACTTATATTATACGCGCTTTTCAACGTATTTGTCAATGAAGTCGTGGCCTTCACGGAAGGGCTTTTCATTGACGAGCCAGACGACAAAGGCTGCGAACGCAATAATCATGATTACGATGGGATGCGTAAAAGCCATTGTGCAGATTGCACAAACCATCATCAGGATCGTGCTTACGACAGCCAAACCAAGGATAATCTTATTCATTGCGGGCAGCTCCTTTATGTATAAATGATTGCATAAACATACATTATTCATCTTTATGCAACGGTGTATTCATTCTTACTCGCCGATGATGTATTCATCGGTCTGGTTCCATACGGTCACATAGGCGGTCTTGCCCACGATTTCAATGTGCAGGCTACGCATGGTCTGCCGATAGGTCAGGAAAGCGGTTCCTGCAGCCAGAGCGGCGCATAGAGCCACGGTCAGGATAATTTTCATTGCGTTCCTCATAATTGACACCTCTTGTCATTCTTCTGTCATTTCATCGCTGCGATGATAGCGTGAAACTGGATCCACTGGGCGACACATTTCGCTTCCTCGTAGGTCGTGGGAACGACCTTGATGCGGAATTTCCTATCGCCCATCTGTTCTTCCGTTTTGTGGGAAAGCTCAACAAAGGGAATTTCCATCATATCAAGGAAAAGGCCGAAGCTGTCTTTCATCTCACGGTATTCACTGCCGAATTCGTAGATGATCGCCTTGCAATCATACTGTGTTTCCATAGTACGAACCGGGCGGAGTTTGCCGTATTCGATGAAATACGGATCGCTCCAACGCAGGTCAAAGAACCCGCTTTTCACAGCATGGTAGCGCTCTGCGTGGGTGGTGATTTTGGAAAAGTGTTCCGCTTGGGTTGCGGAAATGGGCTTGTTTAATCTAATCATTTTGGTTGCTCCTCCATTTGACTAGAAATAAAAATAGCGCCTTTTCATTGCAAAAAGGCGCTTCGGATGCTATAATAATTAGGGAATTGGTTTCCTCACAAAAGAAGGATTTTATGTGAGAGGTGAATATGATGGCAAGGAACTATTCACGGGAATACGAACTTAGAAAGACAAAAGATAAAGCTATAACGGCTCATATTCCACCGCAAGATGCAGAGGATTTCAAAGCAAAATGCGCACTTGATGGCTTTTCTGTTAATACATTCATTAAGGCTTGCGTTTACGCTTACCTCGATAATTCACTTACTTATGAAAATGGCAAACTTAATATGAAATAAAAACTATTTCATAAACCTCTTGCATTTACACACACTGTTGTGCTATAATAAAGAATCATAAGAGCATTGTGCGCTTGTGGTAATGGTTAGAGAAAGGCCGACAGATATTGCTTCTGTCGGCCTTTTCCATTGCAAACACTTAGTATAAAGCCCATGCGCCACGACAAGGCGGTTTGCATTACATGGGAACGGCAGAGTTATCCCCTGCCGCGTGGTTTTGGCTAGAGTTTACATTGTGCGATTATGGTCATGGTTAGAGAAAGAGAAGTTTTCACTTCTCCTCGGGCACACGGTAGATGCGGGCCTTGCTGCCACGGGCATACTTGCCACCGTTGGTGCGGGTACGGATGGTCACAAAGACTTCTTCCGTGAGGTTCTTTTCAGACAGAACCTTGATATTCCCCTTGCGGGCAGTATCGCAGGCGGTCAACAGATAGCCTACATCACTCTTGTCCATGGCCGGAACGAGTTCCTCAGGGATAAGCGCAGATACCACCTTGCGGAGCTGTTCCTTCAGCTTTTCCTTGCCGATACCCTCAAAACCGTACTTTTTCTTTGCATCGCTGCCACAGCCTGCTTCCTGCAAAGTAATGGCAGACTGGTCAAACGCCTTCGCGTTATTGAGCTGCATGTTATCAAGAAGCATGCACATAAACAGTTCCCATTTGGGATCGACAGCAATCGTCACAGAACGATTGGCAATGGCCTTGCCGTTTGCATCTGTCTCGGTGCTCATTTTGAGCTGATAACGGTTCTCAAGCTCACGGAAAGACAGCGTTCCGTTTGCTTTAACTGCCTGCCACTCGTCCTTTTTTGTGTCAAGGTCGAGTTTGTCGTATGTATAGGTCGGGTTTGCGATGAACTCACGGAACATAGCAACATGTTCCATGGAAAGCAGTTCGTCAGCTCTTGCGTTACGCGCGGCCAATTTGATAGCCTTAGCACGCTTTTCGCAGAAAACGCTTGCTTTCTTGTTCTCGTTGCGGAGTTCGGCAAGGTCAGCGACCGTCAGAGCGGCCACCTCTTTTGCAAATTCCGCAGGGATTTCAGTACCACTTGCGAAAGCGATAATAGCGGACTTCAATTCTTCTCTAAACATAGTAATTGCTCCTTTACTTTATAGAGGTTTACAAGCACATGATTTTATGCGCTTTTCTATATCCCTAATTTTGTATTTAGGAACAAAGAAAAGCGCACAAAAGAAACTTGAAACAAGTCTTTTTGTGCGCTTGTGGTTTTGGTTAGAGACAATTTTTACTACCTCACACCATAAAAATTGTAAATTATAGATGTTTTGGCAACGCCACTACGCTAATTATGTAGTAAATGAGTGCTTTACTATAATAACCGTTGGTTATGGTCTTATACAGTCCCACGACTGTACATAGTATTTTCTGTATGGCCTAGCTTCACAGTTTTTCCCTTTACAGAATACCCTATGCTGGTATAGCTTGCTACTGCCTGTTAGTGCTAAAGTATCTTTTGATTCTGCCGTTGAAAAGGGACACTTTTCTGGCGGAATTTACGGACTTTTAGCCGCTAGCTAAAGCGTATGAAAAGCATACGCGCGACAACTCTACGGTGTCCATACAGTCTAAGCCGCTATTGAACGCTCAGCCCTCTATGTTTTGCTAATTGGTACACTTTGGGCCCGTACTCTTAGAGCTTTTGACTTTTTGGCACTACTAACCGCGTTTGCCCTATGAAATACAGTAAACTTGACTATAATATATAGTCTACCACAGTCTCCCGACTGTGCGCTATAATGTCAAAACGCGGCGGGCGCGTTTTTATGACATGTATTATATACGGCGGGCGCATATAATACTTTATAGCGTGTATTTTTTTGTCTATGTACTACGGCGTTAGTTATGCGCCGTGTCTACTGTTAGGCGAGTAGACGCGCCCTTGAACAGCACACCTTGCGCGGCCCTTGCCGCTTGGCCCTTGGCCTGTTCGCTTGGTGTGCCTATATGATAATACGCGGTGAACGCATTGTAAATATACTAAATGTTGCAAGATTATGTATATATGTTGCACGATATATAACATTTAACGATATAACGATATATTGTACATGTGTTTAAAATTGCAATGATAGAAAATGTTTAAAATATTTCGATGAATCGCTGTATTTTATAACGCTATATGCTATATATAATATATATAATACCACTATAGGCAAAAAAGAAAAAATACTTAACATGTGTTATCTAAATATATTTAGGTATGTTGTGCCCTATATTCTACATATGTAGAATGTGAGAACTAAAAATAGTTAGATACCTAACAGTTAGATACCTAACAATCTATAATGTTTTGGCCGCGTCTGTATGGATTGACGCAAGACCACACAACGCACACGACCAAAACGCACACTATACAATGTGTATAGCACATATAAGGCATAATATACACAATGTAAAGCCCGCCTTTTAGCACTTTTGCGGCGTGGGGGTTATTTTTCATTTTTTCAAGCATCGACCAGCCCAGCGAGCCGGGTAGTACCTCTTTGTAACAGTACCATGTTACAAAAATCCCCTCTCAAATCCTCTTAAATCCACTTAAATCCCACCCAAGATCCCTAGAATCCAATCCCTACCTTATCTTCCCAAATCCCCGAAAAACCTTATACCTAAGCCATTTCCCAGTCCTATCCCCTACTCCACAAATTCCTCTAAGTTCCACAATTCCCATCCCATAAAAATCCTATCTCATTCTATTCTGTTCCCTATCCATTCCCTTCCGTTCCTTAACGATTTACCCATTTTCCAATCTGTTAAGCCACCGTTTTGTCCTGCTTTCTAAGCAAAAATAATTTGACATCAAATTCTAGGAAGTGCAGAATTAGGCTTAATATAGGACATCTTTCCTGCTCAAATCACATAGATTATAGTACCATAAATGGGACTATTAAACTGCTGTAATCTTACGAATATTTCTACACTTTTACCCTGTCTGGAACCCACAAATTTGTCTCCTGGCAGCTCTCTTCAAGACCCCAAAACGCTCTAAGCCTGACTCTATCTATATCTATACTAATCTTCTAATAAATATCGTAGCATCGTATAATAATGTACCCAGGGTATTTTTACATTGCAGCGTTAATTCTGAGATACAGAGATTTTCCGGCCTTTAAAGGTGTCAAAAATCCAAAAAAGCCTATACCTATGCGGTTTTTCAGAACTTCGCTAAAATTCTGCAGAAAAGGCCAATGTTCTACATTTCAATGGGAAATAATGGTAAACCCATAAATCCGTACTAGCTCCCCGCAAATATGACCATAAGACCAGAGGCTATAGCCTCATCTATGACTCTACAAGGACAAAGCCTAAGACATACTAATCCCATGAATAGACAAGCTTTCTGGAAGTGAAGAAGCTACTGGAGTCACCGGATCCTAGTAAACGCCATAGCTTCAGCCAGCACGATATTATAGCCTGCTTTTGTGGGCAGGCTTTTCTTATTATATAGAGAGATCCCCCCCTACCCTGACATCCGGAGCGAAGCGAAGGATGATAATGCCGTAGGCTGAAAAGAGAGAATTCTTTAAAACAGTTGTTATTCACGACACATTTTAAAAATTTTAAAAAACCTCTTGATTATCCGCCAGACTTTGGATTATAATATAGTCAAGCATGGAACATACCAAAAACAACACGAGCTATACACATCTAGTGTTTTTTGTTAAACATTAGATTTCTTCTTCAGGCTCAAACATACCAATATCAACGCAAGCAAATCCCAAATTATTTCCAATTTTAACAATTTGTTCACAAATTCAAGGTTCCGCATCAAGATGCGGGACCCGGGGCGAGGTCCTTTAGGATCGAGCATGGGGCGAGGAGGGGAATTTTTGATTGCTGGCAAGCGAAAAGGGGGACCGGGCGCGGTATGGGGCGGGTAGGTCCCCTAGCGTAGCGAGCCAAATTTTTGGAGCGAGCGGAGCGCTCACTTCAGTGCGGGTATATATAACTATTGTTTTGAGCTACGGCCATGCGCGATTCCGTGCGTATCTTTTTTGGCCAAAGTCCAATAAATCGGACTGTAAAATGCATCATTTTCAAGGAAATCGGAGGAATTTATGGTAAAACATGGAAAGACATACTACGTCCCGTTCGACATGGTATTACAGCATCAGGATATCTACAAATCTGCGAGTGTCTATCTTGCGGTTCTGGTCCAGAGTAATGCTAACGGTCGTGCGATCATCTCCCTCAGGGACATTATTTACAAGATGTGTTTTACGCCGATGCGCGGTAAAGGCTGTATGAATGAGAAGATTGCCGAGACCATCAACAAGCTGCGGGACCTTGGTTACTTTGAGGAAGCTCCTGACTACCTTGCTATGGATCGGATCGAGTCGGCGCAAAAGTTCGGCTTCAAGGTCGCGGATATACCTTGTGGCTTTAAAACCCACTGTGGCGTTCCTGCGGATGTGTTGGAGAGGCTTCTCTATATTAAGAGGACCCCGATGCTGCTTAATGATGACAAGCGAGCCTTTACCCTAAAGTTCTGTGCCGAGGCAGCAATCCGCTGTTACTTTGCCATTCGCAGGGTGCTACTGGATTGGGAGTGTGGCGCAGCATATGTTCCCCGCGCTTATATGGCCGAGATAGCTTGTATTAGTGAGGCTACGGTCACGAATACCACAGCCTTTCTGCAGACTACTGGTTTTATCAGGAAGAGAGAATGCTTTACGACTGACCAGACAGGTGCCATTCGTAAGATTATGTACTATACCCTTAATGATGGTACAGACGAGGAAATTGATAAGAGGCTTCGCGGCGCGGCGAGTGGCTATATCGCTGCTTGCCAGAGAATCAATGGCTGCAAAGGTAAGACCATTGATGGCGAGCCTGTCAAGGTCAGTGACTGGGGCAAATACAAAGACTGGGTATAACCTGCGGTGATACATAAAACCAAACACCTCTATGGCCTCTGGGACGCGCTGAGACAGGCTACATAGCATAGCAAGCAAACTATATCCCCTTGTCTTCGGATCCTTTCCTGCGTGCCCGTAGGCTGCGTGGCGGGCGTCCGGCGATACTGTAATGATTGATTCGTACAAGTCGCCTTTATTATGGATTCCCGTAGCTGCGAAAGCTATAGTCTTGTATGGAAGAAGTGATGAAACAAGCGTACATAAAACTGAATGCCTGAGAGCGGCCTAGCGAGCCGTATGAGGCATATCGCAATGACGAAGACAGTTACATTCCTTTGGTGTTGGAACCTGTAGGAATGGTTCTGTGGGGCGCTGAGAGCCTGCCAGAGCCTTTGTAACCGTAGACAACCGAAATGATTGTGTATGGTTGGCATTTATGCCGCCATCTGACCTTACTTTTAATAGAAAGGAACGATGAAAATGAAAAACAGAAATATAAGGAGAATTTACTACGATGAATCAAAATATGGAAGACACCCGTAAGTGGTACGTTGAGCATGGCATGCTTGACGTTTTTATGAAGAAATACATATGCAGTAAGTGCAAATATGAAGATACATGCTATGGCCTTACGGATAAGGAAGCGAGAATCAGCTGCAAAGAGTTTAAATATAAAAAGAATCGTGGCCCCGCCAAGTGGGATGTGTCGTATAACAGAGTGCCTGCTTATGGCTCTCTGACGATGGCACAGCGTATTCACAGGGAGGGCTGACGAATGACCGGGATGAATGGTACTCCTGAGGGAGTACGCATCCTGAGTCTGGATGCGAAAGATATATACCTGTCTAACCATTTCAAGGATCCGTCTCCGGTAGGGTTTAACATCCGTAACAAGGATGGGGACATTAACACGAAGCGCTTCATCAATGTGCTTGATTATAGCCTTGACCTTATTAAGCTGCGGGAGATCTACCAGCGTGTGTACCGGCGGCAGGACTTCGGGTTTATGTGCGGACGCTACGAATATACAACTCGTATAATTAACGTGACGTTCAAATATTCCGTCAAAATGTACAATGAAATCCGCACCGGATTGTATATTAAGGATGGATATAAGCTTGAGGATGCCGTGCTGGATGACTGTGTGTGTATTAAGGACAATGAGCTTATCGCCATTAAGGTAGACGAGGATGTACACTCCCCTATCGGCGGTGATTTGCTTGGAAAGTTCTTCTATTATAAGGACGGACAGTACAGGGCAAAGCGGAACATCAAGAATGTCATGGGCGTGAGCGACCTGCGCGAGGATCTGTATGAGAATGGCTTTTACTGCAATGGCATCCATTATGTGCGGTTCAAGCGGTCGTCCGGATCGAGCCGAGTCGGTAAGTGCCTATTTATTGACGAGAAGCTGTACCCTGCCATGGCTAAATGGCAGGCGTGCGGTATCAAGGTACGGAATGGGCAGGACATAGACCTGGCTGCCTACGAGGCATATATCGCCTTGACGCTTAGTAGTATCATTGACACCATCGAGATCAATCCTGAGAATATCCTTGTCGTGGATGACTTTGAGAGTGTGTTCTTGGATGATGTCATTGCTGTCCGCGAGGACGAAAATTCCAACCTGACCGCCGCGCCGGAGAAAATCGAGGTCACCAATTCCATCTGGGATGGTCAGAGCTTGATGGACATCAGCCTTTTCGGCAAGTATAGCCAGTATGGTATGCTGCTATTGAGAAACCGATTCTTTAAGAGCTGTTGCTTTAACTGCAATATTGAGTGGTTCTTTGCCGACCATGGTATTACGGATGTGAGCCAACTGAATGGCTTTACCCTGGCGAAGCGGATCGAGGACGTGAAGCTGATTACGACACCCAGTAGTATCAAGTACCTTAAATTTGGTAAGCTGGAGGATTGGCTGCATTATATTGACCCAATCTTTGGCGTTGTAAAGCATGAGAAAAAGACCCATTTCTTTGATGGGCGTATGGTGCAGAGCCATTATCAGCTTTTAAATACGCTGCAGCTGAGCTATGAAGAGGTTGAAGAACTGGTTGAGCCTTCGCTTGACTATGTTGACCTGTTAAACAGTGACCCGGCGGTACTGAGACACCATATAAAGTACCCTGTTGATGAAGAGTTCCATCTGCCTATGACAGCCTTGGAAAGCAAGAATGACATTGTGTACAAGCTGCTTGGGCTGAATGACGACTTTGCTAAGACGGCAATGTACAATACGTTCCGCAGTGACCTGACGCGGTCGTTTGTGAATAACATGCGCCGGGGACATGTACTTATCAATGGCAACTATGAGACGCTGCTTGGCAATCCTGTGGAAATGCTGTATCAGGCTATTGGTGAGTTTAACGGCGAAAGCGTGCTTGGCGTAGGTCATGTACATACGAAACGGTTCCCGTTTGATAAGGTATTGTTGGGATGCAGAAGCCCGCACATCAATCCCGGTAATATCTTGCTGACGAAAAATGTAGGGAATTGGGAAATTGACAGCTATTTTAATCTGACGCCTGAGATTTTGTGCGTCAATGCTATCGGAGAAAATATTCAACAGAGGCTCAATGGGTGCGACTATGACAGCGATAGTATCATAGTTTCTGATAATCAGATTATCATTGACGCTGCAATGCGGAATTATGACAGATTCCTCGTGCCGACTAACCTTGTTAGCGGTAAGAAGACGAAGCGTCAATACACTGCGGAGCAGAAAGCAGACCTTGACATTAAGACGAGCGTCAATAAGATCGGTGAAATTGTGAATCTGAGCCAAGAGCTTAACACACTGATGTGGGATATGATTAACAATGGAGCCAGTTTTGAGGACGTTGCGGAAATTTACTATGATTCTTCTAAGCTTTGTATAATGTCTGGCATCGAGATTGATAAGGCGAAGAAAGAGTTTACTGTAAGTAATGTCAATGAGTTGAAGAAACTAAAAAAGAAATACGACCGGCGCGATAAAAAGGACGGTCGTATGATAAAGCCCGGATTCTTTGGGTTTGTGGCAAAGACCAAGGGCTATTATAATCCTCAGAAGAAGAAGTACCAGACGCATCATACCACGATGGATTATCTGCAACAGGTGATCCGGCGCGGGTACAACAACACCAGAGGTCAGCAAGCACTCCCCTTCTCTACCATTATAGACACCAGTAAGTTTGACATTGAAAAGGTACGGTATGAGCAGGTAAACCTTATTATTGACGCGGTGCGCTCGTCGCGGGCGTGCCAGCAGCGATGCTGGACTGCCTATAATAAGGACAAGGAACTGGGCTGCGGTGCTTCTAATGAGAGCGATTTCGATTTGTACAAGCAAACGGTCGATCTTGTGTTTGATGCCTATCAGGACTGCGTGGACTACATTGATAATATGCGGCTGAGCTACAGTACGATGTGTTGGCTGCTTATGTCGATTGAGTCTGACGGATGCGCGGATATTCGCAGACCCTTGTTTAATATTCTGTTTGGTGCGCCCAACAAGAATTTCTACAAGGCGATCCGCGCCAGTGCAAAACCCATCAGTGTTATTGTGCCGGACGCGAAGGGCTGCGTTGATATCTACGGTGAAAAGTACAAGTACAGTCTGGTAAATAGGGCGCAATAAAACAAAAAACCGCATAGCAAAGCGCTGAAAATTACAATTTTTGACCCTCTCAGGTTTGAAAACTGTAAAATAAGTGCGATGCTATGCGGTTTTATTTTTAAAAAGCGCGTGTGTAGGGGAAGGATAGTTATAAAACCCCAATTTTACTATATCACCAAATCGCTGTTGAGTCAACGAGAAAGGTGAAATTTAAACAGAAGGAATGAAATTGTAAAGTGATTCAAATCACCATCGCCGAAGCGAAGATCGTTCGCGCAAAGTATCCGAAGGCATGTATTGCCAAGACCAGACACAAGCGGTATTTGGAGGAAAGCATGCGGTATCTGGAGTTGATCCCCAATAACTTTGAGGCATCACAGATTATTGAGCGAGAGCGGTTTTATGCTGCGAAGAAAATGAAAAACAACAAGAAAGCAAACAACGGAGGAATGGCATAATGGCACAGGCTAAGAAGGCAGTCACTTTTAAGAATGCGATCATCGACATGAAGGATGGCACCATCACCGAGTTTACTAAGGACGAGACCAATGTCTACAATCTGCATGATGTTATTGCCGAGTGGGACGGCGTTGAGGGTATCTCGATTACGATCCAGAATACCTCTGAAATTCCGCCCGTTGAAGAGTAATGCTTATGCAGGGTTCCTATATTGACATTGACAGTATTGTACGACACGATTACGAAAGCCACGATGACTTTATGATGCGTGTCGGCAAGATGGTCATGGACGGTAATCTTACATGGCAGATGGCCGCTGACATCTTTAATAAAGACACTGGTAAGGACTATGGTGAGTGCGCATACCGCAAGCACTTTAAGTCTTTTTATCAGGGTGTACAGTATCAAAAGAATCTGAGCGGTGTTGTAGCGAATGATAAGGGTGCGGCAAAGACCTGCATCCTGTCCATTTCTGACTTGCATATCCCGTTCCAGAAACCGGTAGAGACCTTTAAAGAATACGCTGGCAAGATTGATGTGCTGCAAATTAACGGTGATTTGTTGGATAATCAGGCAACGTCGCGCTTTAACAAGGCATATCGTGTCTCCCCTATTGAGGAAATGATTGTGGCACGACAGTATGTAATCGACCTGATCGATATGCTGCATCCGCAGAAGGTGCTAGTAAATTATGGCAACCATGAGCTGCGCCTTGGTCAGTATCTGGCGAAGCACATGGACAATGAGCTTCAGGAATTGATGCCGGAGACAGCGTTTGATTATATCTTTGTAGATGGTTTTACACACTATGACCGTAAGACCAGGACGAAGGTCAAATATCCGTCGCTGTGCGAGGTCTTTGATGATGTTGAAATTGAATATTCCGGTACTTGGTATAGCAAGTACGGTAATGTTTATTTTGTACATCCGCGAGCTTTTTCCAGTGGTCCTATGAAGACGGCAGAAAAGGCGCTGAATTGGCTTAGAAATGAGACCAATGCACCGATTGGTTCTGTCGTGCTTGCACACACGCATCGCCTTGGTATGTATAAGATTGGTAAGACCATGATTTACGAGCAGGGATGTTGTTGTGAAACGAATAAGATGCTGTACAATGACGGCAATCTTATCAACTCCCAAAAGGAAGGCTTTATTGTGCTTAATCTCGATTTTGATGGCAATCTGATCGAAGATAAGACGAAGCTTGTTTCTTTGAATTAACCAATTACACGCTTGGTCAGTGTGTTGGGCATTTATATTCTCCTTAATAGTAGGGGCTGCGCAGGTGGCTCCTGCTTATATAACGCGGGATAAAGCAGTGGTAGCTTGACGGGGTTCATATCCCTGGAGTCGCAGGTTCGAATCCTGCTCCCGCAATATGGCTGTAGTAGCTCAAATGGTTAGAGTAATCGCCTCATACGCGATAGGTTGAGAGTTCGAGTCTCTCCTTAGCTACCAACATTCTCTTATTTTTGTTTTTCATTTATTCCTCCATTCGAGACGGCGAGTAGTATTAGCTATTCGCCGTCTTTTATATTTGCTGGATTAGTTCATTTAGTAGAATACCTGTTTTGTACTCAGGGGGTGGCGGGGGCGGAGCCTGCATTCAGCACCAATTAACCACTCGTACCTCTTAACAATGTGTAACATGAGTGGTGCTTTGATATTGCAACTGGTTGCAAATATATGCCGCGATAGTTTTAGAAGATAAAATGTCTCCCTCGTAAGGAGAAGTCCAAGTTGCGGCACCAACTTTCCACGCATGCCTCTCAATGACGCGCCCGGGCGCTGATGCACAAATCGCGTGGCTTTTTGCGTGGCTGTGTGAAATGCAGCCTCATTTTTTATACAGTGGTGGCAGAGCTGGTTTAATGCGCATTCCTGCTAAGAATGTTATGCCCAGAAAGCATACGCGGGGTCGTAGCCCGCCCACTGTGCCAGTTATCATAAAACTGACATTTGTTGGTTTTAGCGCCGACGCCGGTACTGCCGCCGTTGGTGTTTTTTTGTGAATTGCGGGCGTATGTTTGCGGACTGCGCTCTGGAGAGGGTCGATGCGTCGGGTCTCTCTTTTAATATAGGTCGGTAGCCCAGTTGGTCGAAGGCGGCGGGCTGTAAACCCGCTACGTTAGATACTACGTTGGTTCAAATCCAACCCGACCTACCATTTTATGCGTGCTTGGCCGAGTGGTTGAAGGCAGCGGTCCTGAAAACCGTAGACGAGAAATTGTCAGCAGGTTCAAATCCTGCAGCACGCGCTTGATTTGTTTTATAAAGGACGGTGTTTGAGTGCCTAGAAGCAAAATTAAAGACCTTACGCCAAAGGCAATCAAAGCACTGGCTGAAGATAGGGTTGTTTTTCGGTGCCAGAAATGTGGGACCAGTTACTTAAAACAGTGCGGTAACTACTCGAAGAGCCAAAGCCCACTTTATAGCGGTAACAATGGATACCTTACGATTTGTAAGACCTGTGTAGATAAGATGTACCAGAAATACTGCGAGGAGCTTGGTGACGATGACGCTGCGCTGCGGCGTGTAGCCTTACACCTTGACTTGTATTGGAATCCGTCTTTGGCTAAGGCGTCGAAGAAAATATCCGCAGATCGCTCCCGTGTTTCTGTTTATGTATCGCGGTCTAATCTGCGTGCCTACGCGGGTAAAACCTATGATGACACACTGCGCGAGGAAGCTGGCACTGCTATTAACAGCATGGAAGATCTTCATGCACACAATAGTGAACTTGCTGACATTGCCAATAATGAGCCTGCGCTGCCTGCTATTACCAAGGATGATGTAAACCACTGGGGTTATGGGTTTAAGCCCGAGGAATATGTGTGGCTGAATGCGAAGTACGATGAGATCCGGAGTACCAGTGTTATTGATACGATGACACGCGAAGAGCTTGTCAAAGATTTTTGTATCCAGAAGCTATTACAGAATAACGCCTTGCGCGATGGTAATATTGAGCTTTATAACAAACTGAGTACGACATCGCAAAAGACACTGGATAATGCGAACCTGACACCTAAGGTATCTGATGCAGCGGATAAGGCTGGCGAGAAACCGATGGGCGTTATGATCCAGATGTTTGAGAAGGAAGACCCTATTGGAGAGACGCGGCCTGAGTGGCGCGATGTGGACGGTATCATTAAATTTATTACCATTTACTTTATTGGGCATCTTTGTAAGATGATTGGCATCAAGAATAGATATGCGAAGATGTACGAAGAAGAGATGGATAAGTACCGTGCTGAGGTGCCTGACTACAGCGACCAAGATGACGAAGAAATTTTCGCGCATCTGATCAATGGAGATTTTGATACGGAAGAGAGTGCCGATTCCACCACGGATGGTGATGAAGATGGCAGTTGAAACCGTTACACAGGCAACGCAAACAAAGTACGAGAAAATACAGGCGGGACTACAAAAGTGGACTGCCTTTTATAGAGCAAACCCGCACCGATTTGGAATTGATTATCTTGGTATGACATGGATGGCAACATTCCAGCAGATACTGATAAATGTCTTTTTCATGTTCAATTACACAATGGTAATTGCAAGCCGTGGTATGGGTAAGTCGCAGATCGTAGCTGCGGCGCTGTGTATTTATTGTATTTTGTATCCCGGCACACAGGTTGTTATTGCAGCCGGTGTACGAAGCCAGTCTTTGAATGTTTTGAATAAGATTATAGATGAGTTCTATCCAAAGTCGCAAAATTTGCAAAATGAAATTGCGTCCTTCAAGATAGTGCCGTCCGAGGCTTATATTAAATTCAAAAATGGCTCAATTATTAAGGTTGTTACGGCTAAAGATAGCTCACGATCGGCGCGTGCGCACTTGGTTATTGTTGATGAGTTTGTACAGGTTAAAGAAACCATTATCAATACCGTTCTGAGAAAGTTTAAGGCTGGCCAGCGCCGCCCCGACTTCTTTGATAAGCCGAAATATACCGATAAGCAGAATGTGCCGAAGCCCAAGGATTGGGTGCATGTACCGAAGGAGCCAAACCGTGAGGTTTACATTTCTTCTGCTTATTATAAATACCATTATTCTTGGGCAAAGTTTAATGCTTTTTACAAGTCTATGATAAAGGGCGAAAGCTATTTTGTTTGTGGATTCCCGTATCAGCTGCCTGTGTCGGCGGGGTATTATCCCCTGTCGCAGATTCAGGAAGAAATGCAGGAAGAAAACTTTGATAGCGTTAGCTGGAGCATGGAAATGGAAAGCATGTTTTTTGGCGAATCTACGAGTGCTTTCTTTAGTTACAAGGACGTTTCGACACAGCGAAAGCTTATTTTGCCGGTATACCCCAAGCCGTACTATGAGCTGCTTGGAGACCCCAAAATTAAGTACCAGAAAAAGAAGCTTGGGGAAATTCGATTGCTTGGCATTGACGTTGCTACGCAGGGCGGTAGTAAGAATGACGCTACGGCCATTAGCTTGCTGCAAATGATGCCGACAAACTATGGATATTCGAGAAGCGCTACTTATATGGAAACGATAGATGGTGGTCATGGACAAGACCAAGCTATCAGGATAAGACAGCTTTATGATGATCTTGACTGCGATTTCGTAGTGATTGACTGTAATGGTGTCGGTTTGTCCGTTTTTGACGAATTAGCGCAGGATCAATATGACAGTGAGCGAAAAATCGTGTATGAAGCTTGGAGCTGCATCAATGACGAAGCGATGGCAGCGCGATGCCGCAACCCTGATGCGCCGAAGATCATGTATAGCGTGAAGGCAACGGCACAGTTTAATAGTGACGCTGCGGTCTATTTGCGAGACTGTATGAGACGCGGTAAGATCCGCTTCTTGACAGACGAAGCAGATGGTAAGGAATGGTTGAATGGTTCTAAAGCGTTCCAAAACCTTGCTGTTGAAGATCAGGTCATGTATGAAGCTCCGTTCTATCAGATTTCCGCTTTCGTAAACGAAATTGTAAACCTTGATTATACATTGTTGAATGACAAGATTAAGGTCAAGGAGCGCTCCGGCGCTAGAAAGGATAGATATTCCTCTATCCTGTATGCTAACTTTATTGCTGGCGAGATTGAGCGCGAGCATAGAAACATGGAACAAGAGTATGGCGATAATGCGCCTATTTTTGTTGCAAATGTGAGTTTTTAAGGCGGTGATAACCTATGGCAAGACGTAGAAAAGCTGCGCAAAAGCCTGCTGAGAATTTCGATGTTGTCATGGCATCTGCGCCGGATAAAAATACCCTTGTTTTGACTTCGGCTGAGTTGACAGACCAGATGTATGAGCGTGCAATGAAGCTTGCTGTCTCTACATTTGACCCGGAGAATAAACAGTACAGTGCGTATTTGAGTGATACGCAGAACGCTGAGACACTGACTGTTGACCGTATTGATGAGCTTGCCAAGAGTACCCAGACAAGCTTGTCAAATGTGTTGACTATCAATGCTGCGGTGCAAACATATATCAATAAGAATGATTTGATCGGCATTACCTATGAGGCCATTGAGTCCAACGTAAACACTGAGTTTAAATGCTCTTTTAAAAAATATCCCGATAAGCGCAATAAGTCGAAGGCCGTGGACAATGCGAAAGCAATTATTGACGACTTCAATGACCAAATCAATGTGAGGCGCATCTTACGCTCTGCTATTCCGATTACATATGCAGAGGGTACTTATATTATGTACTTGCGTAAGAAAGATGAAAATTACGTTGTTGACTATTATCCGCTTGGTGTGGCTGAAATTAGCGATTATACATCAAACGGCAGGCCGGTTGTGCTGATCAATATTCAAAAATTGAAGAATGCTCTAAATAAAACGATGCTGAAAGACCGTAAACGGCAGCCTTTGTTTTTCAATAATCAGGACGAAGAGATACAGGAAAACTACCCCGAGGAAGTTTACGAGGCGTACAAGAATAATGACACCTATGCGAAGCTGGATGTGGACCATACTGCAGTAATTCGCATTGGTAATCTTGGCCGAAAATATGGTGTATCGCCTTTCTTCCGTGCCTTGAAACCCGTGCTTATGCTGGAAACATTTGATAATGCGGACAGAGTTAATGCTAAAGCAAAGGCAAAGAAGATCATTTGGCAGAAGATGCGGAAAGAAATTATGGGTCCGCAGTACGACCGCAAGGGATATGACATGATGGCATATGCGCATAACAATTTCCTGTCTGCTTGGAAGCAGAATACGGTATTTGTTACTGCGCCGCCTTCTGTTGAAGATATCCAGTATGTTGAGCCGAAGGTTGAAATGACCAATATTGATACGGTCAATCAGTATCGTTCCCGTGTTATGGGCGCACTTGGCATTAGCTTTTTGAATACAGACGGTACGCAGACAGTTTCCACTGCAAATATTAGCCTTGACCAGCTGATGAAGAATATCAATAAAATTGCCGAGCAGGTAGAAGATTGCCTGAAGGTTTGGTACCGGTTGGTGCTGGCTGAGAATAATATTGACGCTGAGTTTGTGCCGGATGTTAAGGTGTCCGCCTCTGAGATGATGAGCATGGATATGAAGAAGCAGCTTGCTAACTTCCTATTCAGTACGCTTGGTGCATCTTATGAGACTGCGTATACATACCTTGGTTTGAGCATGGAAGACGAGCGTGCTAAGCGCCAGCGTGAAAATGAGAATAATGTTACCGAGGACTTTGCTCCCAGACTTACCGCGTTTACAAATAACGGCTCTAATGGCGGCGGCGGTTCTGGTAATGGTAATTCCGGTGGCGGTGGCGGCGGAGCGGGTAATAAATCCGGAGTGACGAACCCTGAGGATGACGGAAAGAAGATCGGCAGACCGCAGGGGGATGCTACAGACAAGCAAGTTTATGATAAAGCGCGTAATGACGCCAAAAAGCAAATGCAAGGAAAAGGTTAATAGGAATTGAGGCGCTGTAGTGATGCAGCGTCTTTTCTATTTACCTATATGAGGTGATGACAGATGGATGTAGTTCAGCTGTATAGTAGCCGAGTAATCGAGTGTGCGCAGGACAACGAATTATCGGATACTTATAAGGTAAAATTCGTCATCTGCGATTTTAGTACAAACCGTAACCGTGTGAAAATAAACCGCGACAAGATCGAGGATTGGATGGGCACGTTAAAAAATAAGCCCATTGTAGGGAAGATTGTATCGACAGGGCGCGGTGGCGTGGACTTCAGTAACCACAATATGCACACGGTTATTAAGCGTGACAAAAACGGAAATACATATAAAGATTCGACTTTTGATACATCCGCATTTGGTACGTTTACAGACGTCGGCATTGAAAAAATCGACGATGATGAGTGTATTGTTGCAACGTGCGAGATTTGGAAGCGCTTTGAAAATGCGTGTGCGTTGATTATGAAGCGTGTGGAATCTGGCACTTTGAATACGAGTTGGGAAATTCAAACCTTGGAATCCCATTACGAAAGTGAAGCGGGAGCCAAGGTAAAAATTCTTGATAATGGCATCTTCTTGGGACATTGCCTGCTTGGGGCGGCTGTGAAGCCAGCCTATGATTGCAGTCGTGTTTTGGAAGTTGCAGAAGCAGCCCCTGAATTTGATATGGAACTGGCAGATGCCATCCAACAGGATATGGGGGCATTTGCAGAAAATATTGAAGATAAGGAGGTTAAGACGGTGAAAATTAAAGGCATTGAAACTTCTGAGGACGAGTCCAAGAAGAAGATTGATGACAAGGAAACCGAGCCGAATGGTGAAGGTAAGGAGACTCCTGAAAAGAAGCCTGCCGAGGATGAAGAGAAGAAAAAGAAAGAGACTTCTGAGTCCGATGAGAAGGATAAGAAGGAAGATAAGCCTGCCGATGGTGAGGAGAAGAAGCCCGAGGATGAGCCTACCGATGATCCTAAAAAGAAGGATAAAGAGGAAAGCGAGTGCAAGGATAAGGATAAGAAGGTTGCCGAGACAGAGATTTCTGCTTTGACTACCGAAGATATCCGACAAAAGCTTCGTGAGGCCATTTGGAATAAGCGGATTGATGCCGATCTGTCTTTTGTGTTCCCTGAGGAGCATGAGGCATGGGCAAAGTCTTATGGCCGCGATGCAACCCAGATGGATTTTGTACGGTTCACTTACTCTGTTGAGGGCGATAAAATTACCCTTTCAGAGCCGGAGGCTGTGAAGCTGACGGTGAGTGTACCTGATGTAAATAGCACGATTGCCGAGCGCGACGAGAAGATTGCAAGCCTGAATGAGGCTGTGGCGAGTGCTAACGAGCAGATTCAGGTTAAGGACAATGAGATCGCTTCTCTGAATGTTTACAAGGAGAAGTTTGAAAAGGCTGAGCAGGAGCGTATTGACGCTGAGATTGCCGAGCAGAAGGATAATCTGCGTAAGTATGCTGTTTCCAGCGGGCTGATTCAGGAGGCCGAGGTTGCTGAGTGTGGCGAGCTTGCCCAGTTTATCGAGACAAATGATGAAGCTGGTATCAAGAATGTCATTGCGGAGCGCTTTATGGCCAAAAATGCGGCAAAGAAAACCGCGCCTAAGAAAGAAATTTCTGAGGTAAAGGAAGAGAAACCTCGTGTTGATCTGAAAAACTATAACTCTGAGCCGAGAGACTACAAAGATATTATGAAGCAGTATCTTGGCCGATAAAATTTGTAAAGGAGATAACCACTATGATTCGTGAACTTGGTGTACATAGCACAAAGTATACCCCCGCTAATATGACTGCGGCTGTTGCGATGGTTACTGGAATGGGTGCCCAGATTAGCGTTGCCGATGGTAATGTTATCCTGCCCGCTGCCGAGGCTGCTTCTGACATTTATTTCGTCGAGAAGGAGCGTACCGTCAATGGTATTTATGCTGCTCTGACTGATTTTGATGACTATTTCGAGCAGTTCGTCAACGTTAATGCTGGCGAGTTTGTTAAGATCATCAAGCCCGTTGCTGGTGAGCTGTATGGCGTTGACCAGTTTGCTGACGCTCTGGTTGATGGCGACAAGGGCAAGCGCCTGTCCGTTGGTACTGACGGCAAGTGGGCTGTTGCTAAGGTTGCAAGCCCCTTCGTTTTTGAGGGTTTTGTGATGGACGGCTCCCATAAGCTGGCTCAGATCCGTGTTTCTGACACTGCTGTTGCCAACGGCTAATCAAAAAGACATCTACGAGGCCCGTGCTAAACGCATGGGCCTTTAAAATTTGAGAAAGGAAATGAAACCTATGCTTAATACTGAAATTGCAGAGGTCATGCAGACTCCTGGCAAGGTCTATGACATTGCCGAGAAGGTTCAGTACAACCTTGCTCTGAATAACGAAGAGAAGGAAGTTGCTGAAGTTATGGACGCTTTTGCCCATCATGTCGGCGAGACTGGCAGTGACCCCGAAAAGCAGATTGCTTCTTTTATTACCAAGACAGTTACCGATGAGCTGTACAACGCTCCCGATGAGCTGCTGGATTCCATGTTTGATCGTGGCACTGTTGGTGAGTTTGATGATTATCAGGCACAGCGTACCGTTAAGAATACTCTGGTTGCCCATGAGGCTGCTAAGGGTGGCAATGTGCCTCATTCTTATCTGCACCTTGAGACTCTGACCCCGCGTTGGACGAACCTTCAGATCGAGACGGATCTTAGCTACACTGATATGCGTCGCAACGGCTTTAAGGCTATTGCTAACCTGACCACTTTCATGAGTGAGGCTCTGAAGAATAAGATGTTTGCTCACATCCTGGGTCAGGTCGATGCTGCTATTGCTGGCGGCGAGCAGAAGATCGATGTTGCCGGTACTGCTCCCACTATGGAGGCTATGGACAAGCTGGCTCTGTACCTGAATGAGTACAGCGATGGCTCTACCCCCTTCACTGTCAGCCTGATGAAGTATTGCGCACAGCTGCGCCGCATGACTGGCTACGCCCAGTACCTGAGCGACTCCATGAAGGATGACTTTAACCGTTACGGCCTTGTCAAGACCTATGACGGCATTGCTATCACTGGCATTAGCTCCGCTAAGAAGCTTGGCGATGGTTCTCTTCTGATCCCGGATAAAAAGATCTTCGGTATCGCTGGTAAGATCGGTAATCTGGATATGAAGGGCGAGATCCATACCTATCAGGACGAGGATAACAACAACGAGCGTGTCCATCTGATGGTCAAGGACTTCACTTATGGCACTGCCATCAGCCACATTGAGCGTGTGGCCAAGATTACTCTGCAGTAATCATTAAACCAAAGCACTACACAGGGCGGATGAAATAGGCCGCCCTGTGAATTTATTATTATGAGGTGTTCCTTAAAATGTCTGTAATGGATAAGAAATATATCAATGTTCTTAACTGCGAAGAGAATGTTGTGATTGCGCCGACTACGAATGGTCGATGCTACACATTTGAAACCGGTTCTCTGGAAGAGCCTTGTGTTCTCCCTGTTCCTTCTGAGGAAGTTCGCTATATGAACTCAGTCAGCAAGTGTTTTAAGAATGGTGTTCTTCGCTTCGAGGTGGATGAAGCCCCGGAAATTTATGAAGAGCTTGGTATCAGGGACCCCGAATCCATTCTTTTTATGGAGAAGATCGATGAGATGCTCCAGAATCCTACCACGGAGTATATGGAGCGAATTGTCGCTATTAAAGAGCCTTCGCAGTTTGAGCGTGTGCGAGGCCGGTTTTACTTCCTGACGAACAACGGCATCGACATTCCTATGAAGGTAGGGAAGGTCGTTGAGGCGCGTTATAAGGAGTTGGTTGCCGGTAAGCTGCACTCTGACATTATGATCAACCCGGTTCAGAATACGAATGATGTTGATAAGGCTCGCATTAAGGAGCTTGAGGATCGTAGCAAGGCGTATGACGATACTATTGCTGCGCTGATGGCTCGTTTGGCTGCGCTTGAGGGTAAGGCCGAGACCGCAAAAGCTCCTAAAGAAGATGACGACCCGGTTGCGACCCCCGCCCCTGCACCTGTGCAAAAGCGTGGCCGCCCGGCGAAGAAGGCTGTAAGCGCGAAGTAATAGCGCACTATGGATTGGGGCGTGATTGCCGATGACTTCATTCAAAAAAGTGTATGAAGCATTTTATAACAAAATGGAGGAAGATTCAAGCTTCTTCAATTATTTCGATCTGAATGAGAAGCAAGCTATGGCTCTTGCGGCGGAACGCGCCCATACATATCTTGTAGAGGCTATCGCGATTATCGAGTTGAAGAAGGAAGTGGATGAAACTGCCGACTTCTATGACTACGATGACGAGATTTTGGCTTTTAATTGGGATTTAAGTAAGGTCGAAATCAATTTGCTCGCTTGCCTGATGTACGAGCAAGAGTACAAACGGCAATACAGCAAGCTAAAGGCATTTGAAATGCAGCATGTTCCCAGTACGCTGCAGGTATTCTCCCCTGCTAATGAACGCAAGACCGTGAAGGCACTGATTGATGACATTCACGCAGAGAATATGACAATGCTTGACGATTATCTTTCAAAAGACCGAGCTACGAGAAAGTTTAAAACTTTGGAGTATGACTCTTTGTCTGAGGATGATAGCTAACGGAGGTGCCTTGCAATGACCATATACGAACGGGTCAGAGCCATACAGGGTGCTGCCGCAAAAAATAACCGTAAGGACGTGAACGATGCGCTTATACAGCGCAGCTTTGCAAAGCATTTTATGGACAGCATTGATTACCACGATGACACACTGGTTGACGGTATACCGCAACGCTTAATTGTCGCGAGAAACAAGAATGTCCCAACCGAAAAGAAAATCTACGCATATCCTGGCGAAGAATTTAGTGTAGGAGCGCTTGTTGACTGTTTTGATTGTAAGTGGTTGATCACTGAGGTTGACCCGAACCATGAGCAGTATTTCAGCGGTAAAATGAAGCAATGCAATCGTGAAATGTCTTGGCAGGACGAGAAGACGCTTAAAATTGTGTCCCAGTGGATTACGATGGACAAGCCGTATTTTTCAAACTTGGATGAGAACACGCACGATACAATCAGTACGCGCATGTTTAAGGTCTATCTGCCTTATGACGAATATTCAGCAAGGCTTTATGTCGATAAGAGAATTATGCTGGAGGTCATCAATGATAAACCCATCACTTACCGCATTACCAGCGTAGACGTGTCTACGCAGAGGTATGTGTACAAGGATGGCATAGAGGGTTTTATATGCCTGTACATTGAGCAAGACCAGTATAACTCCAAGACTGACAGAAAAGACTTGATGATTTGCGATTATATTGATGTTAAAGACCATCAGGGCGGCGATAAAACCGTCCTTTCAGAGATAAAATTTAAGGGCAAATCTGAATTAAAGATGGGCGGCTCAGCGAAGAAGTTCACGGCGTCCTTTGTGGATGACACAGGCATGGCACTAAAGGTCACGCCGAAATGGGATGTTGTAGTCCTAGACGAGTTTAAAAAGTATGTTGGTTATACGGTTAGTAATAATATACTTAGCGTACAAGTTGCCAACGAGGCAATCTTGGAGGGCACTACGGTGCGCATAAAGCTTTCTGATGAAAAGGGCGAACATACTACTTATGTCGATTGTAAGGTGGTGACTTTGGTTTGACATCGAGTGCGAATATCATCAAGTGTAAAAACGAGGCGGTAGCGAAGCTCGTTGCCAGCGACGAAGTCATTAAGGCTATGGGTAATGATGACATCGAGGAAAATGACGAGGCTATGTACAAGTACATTTTCCCCTATCTTTACATACCTTACACGATTGAAGGATCACATAGCTATATCTGTATGAAGGTAATTATGACCGGGCGGCAGTCCGTGAATGATTTGTTTGGCAATTACTCCGTGATTATCTGGGTGATTGTGAACCAGAGCCTTATGCAGATGGACGGCGTTGGCGGCGCTACAAGGCTTGACCATTTGGCCGATATGGTGGAGACGATTTTTGCCGGAAGTGAAGCTTTTGGTACAAAGAGACTGCAGCTTGTCAGTAATACGGAAGACGACCTTGACACGCGGCACCGCGCAAGAAAGCTGACTTTTACCACGACAAATATTAGTGACATGTTGGAGTGTGATTGATTTGCTTATTGAAGAGCTTTTTGAGAAACCTCTGGCACGAGGCACTGATTTTGTAGTAGGACTTGACGGAGATACCAATGATGGTAAATCCATAAAGATCCGGATGCCCAAGGTTGGTGACATCATCGACTTTGGGGAACGCAATTATTACCACATTGTCTATGCGTTTGCTGCCACTTCGAGTGACTATAAGTCGCAGTTGGATGATGAAGGTTTAGACTGGCAAAATGTCAGTGATTATGAAATGTTTATTCGACTGTTTGTCTGGATGCGCAAAAAGGATTTGTCGATTTTATTTGGTGACTTGGACTTGAGCAAGTTCGAGCTTGCCATAGACAACCGTACAAATGAATATGTGTTTGTGGACGAAGCAGACGGATTGGAGATTAACCGCAATGTGTATGAGGTCATGTCCGCGTACATATGTGCGATGCACGGTTTGGAAAAGACGCACGAAACTGCAAGTGACGAGCCGACCAGACTGGCGATGATTGATGAGGCACGAGAACGCTTAAATAGTGCTATGAATAAACCGGCAAAGATGCAGCTGCGCGGTATGGTCTGTGCAATGGCAAATACGCCGGAGTTTAAAGCTGATTATTTTAGCGCTATGGATTACCCCATTAGTATCTTTATGGACTGTGTACGACAGGTCAGAAAGATAAAACACTTCAATTATACGATGCAGGGAATCTACGCTGGCACGGTTGATGCCAAGAAGATCTCCAAGGAGTCGTTTGATTGGCTGAATCAGGCTGGCAGCAAGTAAACAGCCTGCTAAAAAGAATTACGAAAGGATAATGAAATATGGCTTTCAATTTTGATGAGATTGTCATTGATCGTGTGTACCGCGCCCATAAGTTTGACCTGAATGGCAAGCGTATTTGGACCGCTACCCAGATTAAGGACCCGAGCCTTGAGTGCGGCGGCGAGACTGTTTACAGCACTGACTCTGTTGGCGCTAACATCATGGGCTTTGACCGTTCTAAGACTGGTAGCTTCACTTTCAGCAATGCTATGATGCACATGGCTATGCTGGCTGACCAGCTTGGTTCTAAGAAGGATGTCGCTGGCGAGGAGAACAAGCTGCTGATGACCTGCCTGGAGGTTCTGGTTGTTGGTGATGATGGCACTAAGGTCACCCTGACCCATGAACCGAAGGAGATCACTGACGGTGTTCCCTTCAAGTATCTGGACAAGGTCGATGCCAACCTGGTTGCTCAGGCTACTTATGAGCTTGGTGAGTCCGCTGACACGCAGTTCAGCGTTACCGGCAAGACCATTACCCTGCCCACCGGCGCTGGCTTTAAGAAGGGCGACCGTATCATTGTGAAGTATAAGTATGAGTCTGCTGATGGTATTCAGATTGTGAACAACGCTGACGAGCATAGCGAGGCTGGCGAGTTCATCATCGAGGCTTTCTGCTACAACCCCTGCGATCAGGGCAACAAGAAGCTGCTGAATATCATCTTCCCGAATGCTAAGGAGGATCAGGCCGTTACTCTGACCATGACCAACGAGCTGACCCACCCTTGCACCATCAATGCTATGCAGGAGTATTGCTCCACCGACAAGTGCCTGTTCCGCATTGAGGCTGTTGCCGCCTAATGGCAAATGTCTCTTGGTGCCGCTGCTGCGGTAAAGAGTACCAAGTTTGCCCTACCTGTGCAGAAGTTAAAGTGTATAAGCCGTGGCGCATTATCTGCGACACGGCTCCTCACTATCAGGTGTGGCTGATCGTCAGCAATTATCGCAAGGGTATTGTTGACAAGGCCGAGGCTAAGAAACAGTTGGAAGGCGTAAAACTCGACAAGGGCGAGATTGCGACCTTCATCCCTGTTATTTGCAGCCTTATTGAGGAAATCAATGAGCCTGACGCTGTTTCGGTGGAGGAAACGGCACAGAAAGCACAGGACGCGCCCAGCGGGAGCGCAGTTAAGAGAGTAACTAAGAATAAGGGGCGGAAATAAACCGTCCCTTATTTTTTTGTCAATATTTTATAGGTGTTGTATGGCAGCAAGGACGAAATTTAACGTCGATAAAAATGTCGCAAAGCGCACTTATAACGGGATTGTATTTGATAGTGTCCTTGAAATGAGGTATTATCGTGATTTTGTTTTGCCCAAATTGGGAAGCGGTGAGCTTGCAAAGTGTGAATTGCAGGTGCCTTATGAACTGCAAGAGAAATTTAAACACGTTAATACCGATGGGAAAACGGTAGGTGTACGAGCTGTAACTTATGTAGCAGACTTTGTTCTTACATGGAGTAATGGGGTTGTGCAGGTTATTGATACAAAGGGTATGCCGGATGCTACGGCAAAGCTGAAGAGAAAGCTGTTTTGGTACAAATACCCCGATGTAGATTATCAGTGGGTGACCTATTCCAAAAAATACGCCAGCGAAAATGGCGGATGGATCGAATACGATAAGCTGAGTAAATTGCAGCGCGATGCGAAAAAGACGAAGGAGAAATAAAATGAAATACTTGAATATGCAAGAGCGCGTTGATTTTGTGAACGCGGTTGTTGATAACGCGACGCAGGATGGTGTGTACCTCCCTGCTCTGCTGGATATCTATTTTAGAATCCAAGTGCTTATAGACATTTGTGGTGTTGACTTTGATAAGATTAGCCAAGATGACTATGCGCGTGAAGCTTATGAGAATTTCTTTGAGAAATATGACATGGATGACACCAGCGACGAGCAGCTTACCGGTCTGAAAGAGGCTTGCAAGGCGGAGGCGAAGCGCCGCGATGACCAGATGCTTGCGTTGATGCTTTACCAGAAAAAGTCCGGTGCGGACGAGTTGTTTGATACGCTGAACGACTATCTTATTAAGGCATCAGAAAGCCTTGAAGGCGTTGATTTGAAGGCTCTTAGTGAGTCTCTTGGCAAGCTTGGCGCTATGGATAAGGAAGAAATCTCCAAAAAGACTGCCGAGCTGATTGCTGTTGATTTTAACAAAAACAAGGAGAGTGATACAGATGGCTGAGAAAAGTAAGCCAATTTATCTGTATGACCCGCAGAAAGCAAAGCTTGTAAACGAAGAGACGCTGAAGCTTTGGAGACGCTACGAAATCGATATGACGCTGCGTGAGCTTAGTCCAAAGACAATCTATGGTTACCAGAATGATGCGTTCCAATGGTTTATTTATATCTACGAGAACCAAGGTAACCAGTCCGTAAAGGAACTGGACGAGGGCGATGTTGAGGAATTTCTGTTCTTTTGTAAGCAGAATGGTAATAACAGCCGTCGTATGAAGCGCAGAATGTCTACGATTTCTGCGTTTTATAAGTTCCTGCGCAAGAAACGCCTGATTGCCGAGAACCCGATGGAATTTATCGACAGACCGAAAAAAGATACGGATGTGACAACACAGACTTATCTTACAAAGGAACAAGTCGCAGAGATGCGCAGGATCCTACAGGAGAATGTCGATAATGCCGATGGTCCCCGTGCAAAGAATGATGCAATGATGCTGCAGCTGTATGCTCTGTTTTCTCTTTCTACGATGGCGCGTGTGAATGCCGTGCGCAATACGAGATGGGACGCCATTGATTTTGAAAATCGAATGGTACTGGGTGTTCTTGAAAAGGAGCAGCGTGTTGTTGACCTGATGTTCAATGAGGAAGTGAAAGAGCTTTTGCTTGCGCTGAAGAAATTCCGCGAGGAAAACGAGCTTATGGATGGTGGGTATGTATTTGCTATTTCTACCTCAAAAGAGGATGCACAGCCTATCAGTGCCAGTACGGCAGATAAATGGTGCAAGAAAATCGGCAAGATGATTGGCGAACCAACCTTGCACCCGCACGATTTCCGGCACAGTGGTGCGACATTGTTGAAGAATGCTGGTATGAGTCTGGAAGATGTATCTTCTCTGCTGAATCACATGGGCACGGATGTTACGAAAAAATTCTATATCAAGGAAGATAAGAGTAAACTGAGCGCTGAAAAGGATAAGTTTGAAATTTGAGGTGTTTGCATGGCAACGAAAGAATTTACGAACTTTAGTGACCTGCTTGCACATGTTGCCAGCGGTATTGAAGATGCCCTGAATAATGAAGTCCAGAATGACATTAAACAGAAAATTTCAAAATCGGCGCAGGAACATGTAATCTTAGAAACGCCCGGACGCGATGCCGGTGGCATTGATGATATAACGCAGATGCAATGCGAAGTAACACCCGGTAAAACTGTGTTTAAACTGAAGGTCAAAGATGTTGCCAAACCAGACGACTCTGTGTTTGGGCAGCCATTTGATACCAGCAAGGACGCTGCTGTTGGCGGTACGATGTTTACAAGCTGGATCGAAGATGGTACTTGGATTGACCTAAAAGAGCTTTTGAATTACAGACGCGGTGTTGGCTGGAACCCTGCGGAGCATGAACATTGGTCGGAATACAGAACTGAACGCGGTATGCCTAAAGCGGAGTGGTCCTTCAAGCCGAGACGCGAACCCAGACCGTTTATCAGCATTGTGCAGCAAGAAATTGAACAAGACCCGCAAGACATTTTGAATGCGATTGAGAAATCGATTCTTAAATAAAATACGGTAATACATAAATTTTAAAACGAAAGAGGTGGAAAACTTGGCACTTTCTTTTGAAGAATCAAAAAAGAAATTCCAGAGCCAACAGGCGGCTGCATTTGCTGCCAGAGCGATGGTTATGCCGATGTCTTTGGACGCGGATGATGAGGCTTTTGCTGTTATGGCGGATTCTGCCTCTGAGGATGATTTTGTAAAGAGCGAGAAATATCTGGTTTACAACAACTACAGTGATGATAAATATTCCAGCATTGATGCACAGAAAAGCATCACAGTAGATAGCAGCCAGATCAATATTACGCAGGAGCAAAACAGCCAGTACATTCCGTTTGAGATGCCGCGTTACTATGACGGTATTGACCTTATGGAAATGACGATACAGTTCCATTATGTCAACAAAGATAATGAAGAGAGCTATTCAAACCCTGTGAATGTCAGCTTTAATGCTGAGAAGATTCGTTTTGCATGGCTTATTGATGAGCATGTTACGAATAGTGAGGGCGAGGTCACTTTTGAGATTATCGCTACAGGTACGAATGAAAAGAATGACAACTATGTCTGGAAAACAAGACCGAATGGTAAGTTGAATGTTATGAAGAGCCTTACCGGCAATGGCGTTATCAGCCCCGGTGATGACTGGTATATGGGCTTTGTACGCCAAATGAATGAAAAGCTTTCACAAGCGCAATCTGCTGCTGAAGCGGCGGAGCAAAGCGCCGAGAAGGCTAAGCAGGCCGTTGCGAATGTGGATGACAAGATCACCAATGCAGCGAAGGGCATCAAGTCTGAGATCCAGAGTGACCTTGATACCAACTATGCCAAGAAGACCGATGTAAATGCGCTGGCGGATAAGGTCAATAGTCTGGACGGTTTGGCGAATTTTGATGTCATCTACAATGCTGACACCAAGGATATGACCTTTAAGAACGGCGAGACCGAGATCAAAAAGATTACGTTGGATACCACGCCTACTACGGAGTGGACGACTGCCTATGGCAAGACGGTGGACGCTAAGATCGAGACTGCAGTGAAGCCTGTGCGTGACGACCTTACCGCATATAAAACCAGCAATGATGCTGCGGTAAAGAACCTGCAGGACAGCGTTGGCAATCTTCCGGAGACGCTGAAAACTTCCTATTATGACAAGGAAGCGACTAACACGCTGCTGGCGAAAAAGGCGGATGCCTCTGTTATTGACGGTATTCGCAATGATGTTACGCAGGCGAAGAATAATGTAGCTGACATGCAGGGCACGGTGGACAGCTTGAATACTGCTGTTGGTGAAATTCAGGGCAAGCTGGATGACATCGGCAAGAATGCCGGGCATGAATATGACATTACCTACGAGGACAGTAAGCTGACCCTTATGGAGGACGGCACGCCGAAAACGCAGGTTACGATTGTCGGCGGTGGCGGTGGCCCCACTGCGGGCAGCACGATTACGATTGAGCGTATCGGCGAGTCTGCAATTACGGCTGTTGCCGGTGACCCTGTTGTGGTCAAGTTCCGGTTCACGAGTGTGGACAGTGCGGGCGATGATACTGGCAATGCGACCGGCACATGGTATGTTGGCAATACAAAGGTTGCTACCCAGACTATTATGCAGGGCGAAAACAGCTTTGACATCACGAAATATCTGCACAGCGGTGAGAACCAGATCCGCTTGACGGTTGTGGATAGCATGGATACGACCGGCTCCAAGAAGTGGAGTGCCAATGTCGTTGATTTCTATCTGGAATCCACCTTTGATGACAGCCTTTTCTACAGCGGCGAGGTCATAGTGCGCTATACACCGTATGGCAGCGTTGAGAAGAAGATCGATTTTGCGCTGGACGGCAAGTCGATTGGTGGTACGACTACCAGTGTGACTGGCCGACAGATGACTTATTCTATTCCGGTGCAGAAGCATGGCAGTCACCTGTTGGAAATCAGCATGACGGCAGAGATCAATGGCAAGACCGTTAAATCCAATGTCATCAAGAAGGACATTATGTGGGTAACTGAGGGCGAGACCGCACCCATTATCAGCTGTGCTGTTACGGATTACGAGACAAAGCAGTACAACAAGGTGTCCATTGAGTACACCGTATATGACCCTGCGTCCAGCACGAGCACTGTAAAGCTGGCTGTGGACGGTGTGACCGAGTCTACCCTGACTGTTGGGCGCACAAAGCAGACTTGGAGCTTTAAGAGCGCGAACAAGGGCAAGCATACACTGACGATCACCTGCGGCGAGACTGTAAAGACGATCAGCGTGAACGTGGTTGACCTTGGCGTTGTGATTGAGCCGGTTAAGACGAACCTTATGTTTGACTTTAACCCGAGCGGCAAGACCAATGCCGGTACTGACAGATTGTGGACAGATGGCCAGACAGGCATGAGCGTGAGCGACAACTTCGACTGGGTCAATGGCGGCTATCAACTTGATAAGGATGGCGATACCTACTTCTGTGTAAAGGCGGGTACACGCGCCACGATCAATTACAAGCTGTTTGCCGATGATGCCAAGAAACTGGGCAAGAACTTCAAGCTCGTTTTTAACACGGCGAATGTGCGCGACTATGACGCGACCGTTCTGACCTGTGTACAGGGCGGTGTGGGTCTGAATATTCAGGCGCAGAAAATTACGCTGACCAGTGCGCAGAATACGATGGAACTGCCGACCTGTGAAGATGACTTCATGGAGTTTGAGTTTAATATTCTGCCCGACAGCCAGTACAAGGAAATGGTACTGTGGCTGGACGGTATCCCCTGCAAGGTGGAGCTGTATGACGGCAGCGACAACTTTACACAGTCCAGCCCGGTTGGCATTACCATCGGTTCTGACGATTGCGATGTTCTTATTTACCGCATGAAGACCTATTCCATGAACCTGTCTGACGATGAGATTCTGGACAACTTTATTGCGGATGCAAAAAATGCTGACGAGATGATCGAGCGGTACAACCGAAACAACATCACGGATGCAAGCGGTGAGCTGAACCCGGACATTCTGGCGGAGCGCTGCCCCGACCTGCGTGTTATCAAGATTAGTGCGCCGACCTTTACCACCGGCAAGAAAAACGAAGTTGCAAACACTGTTATCCAGCAGATTTACAAGAACGGACGCGCCGTTGAGGATAACTGGACGGCTAACGGTTCCCACAAGGGACAGGGCACAAGTTCTGACCATTATGGCGAATCTGCGCGTAACATCGACATTAACTGTAAGGGCGGCTTTACCTTTGGCGATGAGAGCACAGGTTCTGTATATGCGCTGACGGAAAACAGCGTGGCGGAGAATTACTTTAATATCAAAGTCAACGTTGCATCGTCTGAAAACGCAAACAACGCGCTGTTGGCAGATGATTTCAATGAGTTTAACCCGTACATTCGCAAGGCACGCAAGGATAACCCGAAGGTGCGCGATACGATGGCTTTCTACCCGTGTGTTGTCTTTGTACAGGAGACGGATATTGAGAACAGCACCGTATTCCATGACGGTAAGTGGCATTTCTATGCCTGCGGTGATATTGGCAACTCTAAGAAAAACAACAATACGATGGGCATGGACCCTGATAACCACAAAGAGGTTATCGTTGAGATCGATAACAACACCGATGAGCAGACCCGATTCCTGAACGGCGATTTCTCGCAGGAGACTTGGGACGGCGACAACAGCTTTGAGTTCCGCTACATCAATAAGGCTTGCACCGAAGAGGAAGTACAGGCTGCGAAGAATGCGTGGATCCGTGTGCAGAACTGGGTCGTGAATGCGAGTGACGAGGAGTTTAAGGCGCACTTTGAGGACTATTTTGTCATGGACTCTGCGCTGTATCACTACCTGTTTACAGAGCGCCACACCATGGTTGATAACCGTGCGAAGAATGTGTTCCCGCATACGAGTGACCTTGTCCATTGGGATTTCTGCTTTGACTACGATAACGATACCGCGCAGGGCAACGACAATGAAGGCGGACTGACCCTGAGTTACGGCTACGAGGATACGGATACCGTTGGCACCAAGAGTGTGTTTAACGCCAGCGATTCCAAGCTGTGGTGCAAGATCCGCGACCTGTTTCCTGATAAGCTGGCGGCTATGTTCCGTGACCGTGAAAACGCATTGGCATGGAGTGCATCCCGTATCCTGAAGAAATTCGAGGATTATCAGAATGTAAAGCCGGAGCGCCTGTGGGTCATGGATATGCGGCGCAAATATTTCCGTACTTACGAGGAAAATGGGACGACCAGCTATCTGCCCATGATGCACGGCAACAAGCGCCATCAGCGCCGTCAATTCCAGAAGTATCAGGAAAAGTATATGGCCTCCAAGTACAGCGGCAGTGCTGCGACCAGCGATGATATGACGATTCGCGGTTATACGCCTGTGAACTGGACTGGTGTGAAGCCGGACGGTACATTCCATATCGTACCGTATGCGGATACCTATGTGTCTGTGCTGTACGGTTCCAACCCTGTAAAGATGCGCGGCAAGCGCGGACAGACCTATGAGGTTCACTGCCCGATTGCGGCCATGAATGATACTGAGGTTTATGTTTACAACGCAAGCCTGATTCGCAGTATCGGTGATATTTCCGGCTTCTACCCCGGCTATGTCGATTTCAGTCACGGCGTTAAGCTGACTGACCTGCAAATCGGGTCCGACGTGGAAGGCTACAAGAATACGAACATGACGGACTTTGCTGTCGGCAACAATACACTGCTGGAGCACTTGAACCTGCAGAATGTTCCGAATCTGAAGAAGTCTATTGACCTGACCGGCTGTACGAACCTGACACTGTTCAAGGCAGGCGGCAGCGGCATTACCGGTGTTGCCTTTGCGAACGGCGGCAAGATCGAGACGGCGGAGCTGCCCGCAATCAGCAGCCTTACGGCACGCAACCTGAACCACCTGACTGACCTGAAAATCAGCGACTATGCGAACATTACGGCTTTGGTCGTGGAGAACTGCGCTACCATTGACCTGAAGGACATGCTGGCAAAGTGTACGAATCTAAGCCGTGTGCGCCTGATTGGTCTGGATTGGCAGATGACCGATACGAAGCTGCTTGAAAAGCTGTACGCGATGACGGGTACGGATGAGAACGGTTATAATACCGACCATTCTGTGCTGGCTGGCAAGGTGCATCTGCCCACGATCCGCCAGAAAGAGCTGGAACGCTACAATGCCCAGTGGCCTGATTTGAAGGTGAGTTACAATACACTGATCGAGCAGTTTGCATGGACATTTGCGAACAAGGACGGCACCATTCTGGATGTGCAGTACATTGACAAGGGCGGCAAGGCGGTTGATCCCATTACGAGAGCGGAGAACCCGATCCCCACGCCGACTGCAGAAAGCACCGTGAGTACGGACTTTACCTTTAAGGGCTGGGATACAGAGTTTACAACTGTTTTCGGCAACCAGACTGTCACGGCGCTGTACACCGAGAGTGTGCGCAAGTACACGGTGCGCTATCTGAACCGTGGTGCGGTATTGAAGTCTGTTACAGCTCCGTATGGCTCGACTGTTTTGTATGAAGGCGACATGCCTGCTTATACTGGCGAGGAAACGGCCTACAAATATTATCTGTTCAGCGGATGGGATAAGGGCGGCTATGTCACCGGCGATAAGGATATCAACGCTGTATATGACAGCTGCGAGTATATGAGCGGGTATTTCGACGGCAAGGAGTTTGGTTCGCTGCGGCCTGTTGAAATCTATGCGATGACGAAGGTTGGTGTAGAGAACACCGTTGTCACAAGCAAAGACCCTGTGACCATTACGATGGGTGCGGACTTTAGTTTTGATGATATTACGGAAAAGGTTCTGATTGCACAGCCAACGGAGTTTACCGGAAAGAACCATGTGGACACGGGTGTGAACCTGCTGAGCGAGGATCGGAACTTTACGCTGGCGGTCGATTTCCGCATGATGAGCACGACTGCGAACAACGGCGTGCTGATGCAGTGCTATGACGGTGACGGTATGAATGGTTTCCGCCTTTGGAAGAACAGCGGCTGTAAGCTGGCTTGGGGTACTGAGTCTGCGGATGCTGCTACGCCGGGCACACGCGAAATCATTGTCCTGCGCCATATCAAGGGCGAGAATGGGCTGCATGTCTACACTTCTAACATGGGTGCTGATACCAGTAAGTACACGGAGCTTAGCCGTACCCGCACTACAAAGACAAATGCCGAGCTGGTGTTTGGCTGCGCGAAGGCTGCTGACGGTGCGTATGAAAGCTATGGCATCGGTACTGTGTACTGGGCGAAGCTCTGGTATGCCGACCTTGGCGATGCGTCCTGCAAGGAACTCGTCAACTGGGTACATAGTGATCTGACCTTTAACGCCTGCTTCAACCGTTACTACCTGAGCGATGGTACGGGCAAGCGCAGCTCTTTGAGCCTGTTGGCTGAAAAGACGCTGGGTAAGACGATGTCTATGGACAATGCCAATAACAATACCGGCGGCTGGGCGAAGCCTACGACCCTGAATACCTATCTGAATGGCCGCGTCTACAAGGCACTGCCGATTGGCTGGCGTCAGCTTGTTAAGAAGGTGAAGGTCCCCGGTAACGTTGGCAATGCCAAGACCGATGTTTCTACGGCTGATTGTTATATCTTTATCCCGAGCGCGATTGAGTTGGATGCGAACATGAATTCCGAGCCGTATGTGTACGAGGGCGCGACGATCGACTTTATCACGACCAATACGAGCCGTAAGCGCACGAATCCGGACGGCGAAGTGGTTGCGTACTGGACACGAAGCCCGAATAAGGATTACAACGCTTATTACAATGCGGTGAATACATCTGGTGAAGTCTATGGGTATTTCTACCCCACGGACACAAACGACATCCTGTTGATGTTCAGCATTTAAAGGAGGTTCGAGTATGTATTATAAAGTCATGTACAATGACCGCGTGATCGATGTGCTCGACCACCTGGTCTATGTGAAATATCAACCCAAACACAATATTCTGACCCTGTGCCCCGAAGATGAAGCACAGGGTTTTCTTTCTAGTGACGGCAACGAGGTCTGGCACAGTGAGGAGCTGTACAAGTTCCCTGTGGAGGGCTACGATACCGTGCAACTGATACCGATTGATACCTATGAGTATCAAAAGCTGAAAATGCTGAACGGTAAAACTGCCGAGGAAATCATTGATGCTTACACTTTGGAGCTGCTGAAAGGGGGCGTGCTGTAATGGCGGATGTTGTTATGGTTAGCACTTTTGCCCAGAGCCTTGCACGGTTGTATAAGGCGAAGGAAGTTACAGATGCAAAGGTGGACGCGCTTTTGGCGGCAAAGAAAATCACGGCTGAGGAAGCTGAGTTTATTAAGAAAGGAGTGTAAGCCATGTACACGATTTTGCTTGGCGAGGACAATGAGCTGGTTACCAGCGTACAGGAGCGCATTATGCAGCGCAGTAAGCTGGTAGACAGTCTGCACTTTTTGGTTGAGCCTATTTATAAGGAAGAGAATATGGCGGAGTATGAATGCCTGTTAGAATACTGTCCGCCTATTAGTAGGGAGCCGAAAACCGAAATTCTACAGCAGAGCAGCGAAAAGTATAAAGATATGCTTGAGTTTAAGTTGCCGTTTGATACGGCACTGACCACTGAAGCTGGAGATGTAGAGATACAACTGTCTTTCTATAAATTGGAGATGTTGGCAGACGGCACGGGCGTGCAGCATGTGCGCCATACAAGTAAGGGGACATTGAAAATCCTGCCGATCAGTGCATGGAGCAATATCATACCTGACAGTATGTTGACAGCATTGGATCAGCGAATGGTTGCGCTGCAAGCTTTGACCAACCAGTTGGCTGATGCGAACGCGGCGATTGCGGACACGAAGGCGGACGGCCTGATTTATAACGAAGGCCGCTTGCAGCTGAAGGCAGGCAAAAACCCGATCGGCAATACCGTGCAGATTACTTCCAGCGGTGTTGACCTTGAAGATGGGACTATCCGGGTGGTTGAGTTTTAAATTCAGCCATCCGGCTTTTCTATGTAATATGCAAAGAAAGGAGAGATTGAGATGGCAAACAAATACTCCAAACTTGGCTACGGTAATGCCAGCGACATTGCGACCGCGATTGAAAACGGCAAGCTTGATGGGTGCGACCTTGTTGTGACTAAGGATACCTCGGAGATCATCTACATCAAGGATGACAAGACCCAGCAGGTACTTCGATCCCGCACGCAGCGGTTCAACAGCCCGGGCGAGGCGATCACCGCGCTGAACAAGAGCAGCGACACTTACGCGGGCCAGACCGTTATGATCCGTGATGACAATGGCAAATACCAGCCGTACACTGTTCAGGCCAGCGGTGATAGTAGCTTTGTTGTAGAGCCGACTGTCACGGCCAACGCAGGCTTTGTGTGGCAGGAGTTCTAATGCAAAAAGCAAAGAGAGATTTCTACACTATGTAAAGGAGAAAAAATTATGGCAAACGTGAATTTTAGTTTTGGTAAGTACGCTGACTACAAGGCTCTGGAGGTCAAGGACGCCGGTACCCTGTATTTTACTTCTGATACGCATCAGCTGTTCAAGGGTCCTGTTGAGTATACCAAGAGCGTTCGTATCGTTGAGAATCTGCCTTCTGCCGAAAATGGTGAGCAGGGCGTTTTTTATGTCAAGACCCCGCAGATGACTGTCCATGCCTTCAATGGCAGTGACTTTATTCAGGTGACCAAGGGGGTCGTTACTGCGATCCACGCCTCTGGCGCAACCGATGGCAACATTCCCAGCACCAAGGCTGTTGTTGATTATGTCAGCGGCAAGGTGGCTGAGGTTGTCGGCGGCAAGGGTGTTTTTGTTACCGATGTCACCTATAATGCTGGTGTCCTGAGTGTTGCCAAGGGCGATGTCCCTGTTACTACCACGCTGACTGGTGTTGTCCATACGCCCACCTATGATGCAGAGACCCGCACCATCAAGATGCCTGTGTTTGGCGGCGATGAGCTGACCATCAATCTGGGTAAGGATATGGTTGTCAAGAGCGGCGCTTACAATGCTGAGACCAAGGAGATCGAGCTGACCATCAGCACCGGCGAGGTTGTCAAGATCCCCGCTGCTGCTCTTGTGGATGTTTACACTGGTGGTGCTACCAAGACTGCCTCTGTCACTGTCTCTGACCAGAATGTCATCTCGGTCGATGTGAAGGTTTCTGCTGCTAAGAACAACAACATCGAGATCAAGGAAGATGGCCTGTATGTCGCTAACCCGGACGCTTACACCAAGGCCCAGACCGATGAGAAGATCAAGGCTGTCAATGATGCGCTGAGCGGCCACTCTGGCGACAAGGTTGCCCACATTACCGCTGAGGAGCGCACCGCATGGAATGCCAAGGCTACGACCGAGAACGTCGCCACTGCTAAGAGCGAGGCTATTTCTGCTGCCGCTACCGATGCCCAGAAGAAGGCTGACGCTGCGCTGGGTTCTGCCAAGGAGTATGCTACCGGTCTGAACACCGCCATGGATACCCGCGTCAAGGCTGTTGAGGGTAAGCTGACCTGGCAGACTATTGCCGCCAAGGCTTGAGTTTGATTTGGGATAGACCAAAGAATAAGTGATAGGGTCGCCCTGCCGTTATGGTGGGGCGGCTTTATTCTTTGATGATGATAGGAGATGGAATATGGCGAATCTATCATTGAGGGAAGTGAATCAGTCACAGCTGGAGTCCGCTCCTATTGTAGATGGGCAGCTGATCGTCTGTAAGGACACGGGTAATATGTATCGTGATTTTGGCAAGACACGCATTCAGGCTGGACGCGATATTGAATTTGTGGCTGAACTGCCTCTTGCACCGATCAATGGGAAAATCTATGCCATGCGCACTGGTGAGATGTGGGCATATGAAAACGGAACATGGACAAGCATGAATCCGAAACCGGAAAGAATTACGAATACACAGATCGATGAGATTTTGAAATTATAATAAGGAGGAAACAATTATGGCTTTTCTTGATTTAGATGGTCTTTCGCATTTGGTGCAATGGTTTAAAGGCCAACTGGGCGGCAAGGTTGATAAGGTGAGCGGCAAGCAGCTTTCCACCAATGACTATACGACTGCCGAGAAGAACAAGCTGGCGGGTTTAAGCAATTACAGTCACCCGACGACAAGTGGTAACAAACATATCCCTGCGGGCGGTGCCGCGGGCAAGATCCTTGGCTGGGCTAGTGACGGTACAGCACAGTGGGTTGATGACAAGAACACGACCTACGGTGTTTTTAAGGGTGCGACTACTTCTGCCGATGGCGGTAATGGTCTTGTCCCTGCGCCGAAAACTGCCAATGCAGGCCAGTACCTGAAGGGCGATGGTACTTGGGGCACGCCAACGAATACGACCTATAGCGATGCCACGCAGTCTGCGCACGGTCTGATGACCGCGGCGGACAAGACGAAACTGGACGGCATTGCGGCTGGTGCTAACAAGTATGTTCACCCTAGCTACACGGCCAAGAGTGCCGGACTGTATAAGGTTACGGTTGATGCCAGCGGTCACGTTTCGGCGGCTACTGCTGTGGCGAAGGCGGACATTACCGGGCTGGGCATCCCTGCGCAGGATACGACCTACGGTGCGGTTACGCAGAGTGCAAACGGTCTGATGAGTGCAGCGGATAAGAAGAAGCTGGATGGCTTTGGTGCAGCCAGCTCCTATGCCACTATGACCTATGTCGGCCAGCAGATCTCTGCGGCAGGACACATCAGTAAGAGCATCGTGGAGACGCTGCCTGCTGTTAAGGATGCAAAGGACAATGTGATTTATATGATCAAGAAGGCTACGCCGGACGGCAGTAACCTGTACGACGAATATATGCTGATCAGCGGCGCTTTGGAGAAGATTGGTGATACCAAGACAGTTATTGAAGCTATTACCAACACCCAGATTGATACCATCCTTGCGAGCTGATCTTGACCTTTAAGGAGGTAGGGATATGGCTTTATTGGATGATAAGGGGCTGACGTATTTTGTTGGGAAACTGAAGGGCATGTTTGCGCCGAAGAGTCATACGCATGATGATAGGTACTATACGGAATCGGAGATAAATTCTAAGCTTGGCGGCAAAGCAAATACCAATCACAGCCATAGTGCGTTTGGAAAGGCCACGGCTGATGCGGCTGGTTCTGCCGGTTATGTCCCCGCACCTGCAAAGGGTCAACAAGGACAGTACCTGCGCGGTGACGGTACATGGCAGACCCCGCCTGATACCAACACGACTTACGGCATAGCATCACAGAGCGCGAATGGCTTGATGAGTGCGGCTGATAAGAAAAAGCTTGATGGTATTGCAAACGGCGCAAACAACTTTACTTACTCGCTGCCTACGGCCAGTGCCACGGTGCTTGGTGGCGTTAAGACTGGCAGCAATATCACGAATACTGGCGGTGTGCTTAGTTTGACAAAAGCCAACGTGACGAGTGCGCTTGGGTATACGCCGCCGACAACGAACACGACTTATGGCAATGCTACGACAAGTTCTTCCGGCTTAATGAGTTCTAGCGATAAGAAAAAGCTGGACGGCATTGCAAGTGGGGCAAACAAGACTGTTGTGGATGGGTCTTTGAGTGTGACAAGCACGAACCCGGTGCAGAATGCGGTCGTGACGAAGGGTATGCAGTACCTGTATAAATGCGCAATTAGCCGCGATGCGTGGGGTGAGGCATCGGACAAGTCGAACTGGAATGTGATTGTGAATGTCACAAAGCCGACCACGGCTATTTCCGGCATCCCCGATCTGACAACTGACATGAAGCTTAGCCCGCCTATGATGGAGCGTGCTACATCTATCGCTGACAACAAGATTCTTACTGGTGAACTTAGTATGATCAACTGTGGCAACATTAGCATCAATGATACCAATAAGATTTCTTTAATTATTGAGAAGCGCCCGGTATGTGATGTTGTTTTGTATTTTTACGGTAGAAAGTAAGAGGTGTGGATAGTGAAAATTTATGACGAAACGCTCAAAAATGAGCTTATGGATCCGGATCTTAATGCCGGAAAGCTTGAGCTTGCACAGAGATTTGTTGCACATCATGATGCAGTCGAGGAAGTGTGGCACTACGAAGTGATGAAGAGTACGATCACAGAAGAGTGCCCCGAAGGGCTGCGCATCGCTATTACAGACACACCTGCCAGTGATGCATGGGACGAATATGAGACCGTGCAGAAGTATGTGCTGTTTACGGCTGAAGAGCTTGCTGAAAAGGCTGCAGAGGAAAAAGCGAAAGCTGATGCAGAGAAGGCACGGCAAGAGGCAGAGAAAAAGGCACAGGCCGAAGCACAGGCCAAAGCACAAGCTGAGAAAGAACAGGCCGAGAAGATTGCCAGAATTGACGCCATTGATGCACAGGCAACCTATACCGCTATGATGACAGATACATTGATGGAGGAGAATTGATATGAGTTTGAGTCTTATGTGCGCGGGGGGGGGGTATAGAATTCCCCCTTGGCTACATTTTTGAATTTGACCCGACAGGAATTACGAATGCGCCGGACTTAAGTACGGCTGCAAAGGTACATGATTATTTTGGTTATGGTACGTGGGAAGCGTATGGTGCTGGACGTGTGACGATTGGCGTGAATAGCGGACATGCTGTTGGCAGCGAGGGCGGCGAGGAAAAACATACACTAATATCCACGGAGCTTCCAAGCCCAATACAGTCTGAAAGAAATGTTATGAAAGATGTGAATAGATTTGGTGGGTTTGGTAGTCCTATTTATGAAGTGCCAACTAGCACATATATTGCCGAGGTTGGTAAGATTACGATTGCAAACGGCAACCAGCCACATAACAACATGCAGCCCTACCGTACCGTGTACCGTTGGCGGCGCATTGCGTGATGCCTTAATGATAACGAGGTGAAACTATGTTTGAGAAAATTAAGCGCTGGTATCCCAAACTGTGGAACGAAACAATGGTGAAGAACGCCGTGAAGAAAGGCGTTATCACCAAAGAAGAGTTTAAGGAGATCACCGGTCATGATTATGAGGTGTAATTATGGGTGCTAGTTTGATGAGTGGTGGCGGCAGCAGTAGCTTGAATATTTTTGGTGGTATAGTCACCTTCACTGCAAACAGCGCAGGTGTTTCATACAATGTCCCACTGCCGTGTAAACTTGAGAATTATATTGTCATATTGACAAGACAAGGGTTTAGTGGCTGGGATTTATGCGAAGTCGAAAATGACTCTAAGGGGAATACCGGCTTTACAATTCGCTGTGTCACAAAAGACGGTGCGACACATCAGGTAAAAATTGCTTGGCTTGTGATGGAAATTTAAAAACTGGAGGCATTTATGCTTATGATTATGTTTATGCGGGGGGGGTATCATTTAGATACCTCTGATGCGCTTCACTTAGAAAGTGTGGTGTATTAAGATGCCGCTTAATTTGATGAGTGCAAGTGGTGTGGATGAACTTGTATTGCTTTGGCAGCATACCAATCAATCGCAAGGGTTCGCACCGCAGACATTAACCATTGATGGTTTGGATAGCTATAGGTTCGTGGTCATCTACACTTCGTATTATGCAGGAAATAATATGTTGACGGCAAATCTGCTTGATAAAACCATGAGCATGGTCTTTTGCAATGGGCCTTGCACAGGTCTACGTGCTGTGTCGTTTAACGGCGATAGGTTGACATTTGGTGCCGGAAAATATTTCGCCGGGTATGCGAATGGCACTACCACGGAAAATAATTTGTACTGTACACCAATGAAAATTTATGGCATAAAGTGATACGCTTTAAGCCTTGTAAGGAGATTTAATTATGGCACTTAGCTTAATGTCGTCCGGGGGGGGGATGGCTTGACAAACGCTATGGTTTGTTGCGCCAACCTGATTACTAACTGGCCAAGCCCTTGGAACGAAAACGCATTTAAACGCATGGATGACAGGTATTTTGAGGAACCGCAAGAAATCAATACAAAAGAAAATGGAATTCGTGTTATTAAAAACATGAAATGTGTTGTATCAGCTTATGCAAAAAGCTGCATCAGCGGGAATGCTTATTTGAAATTAAATGACACTGAAATTGTTGCATCCACAGGGCCTAACGATGTCAGAAATTACAACCAGACATTACATCTGAAAGCCGGGGATCTGTTTCATGCTACTTTTACAAACCAAGGTCAAATTATCAGATATACGATCACTTGGATTTGTGATGAATAAATAGGAGAGCTGATTTATGATTAGAGAAATTATGCGGGGGGGGGTATCTAAACGATACCCTTAATACACTTCATGAAAGTGGGGTGTATTGATATGGCATTGAGTTTGATGAGTGCATGTGAGCCAATGTGTTTCGGTTGCCCTGATTACAAAAGTATGAAACAGCTTGGTAGCGAAGGAACATTTGTAATGGATGAAGATGGCTTTTTTCAATTTGCAGCTTCAAGCAATGCTACTGAAACTGAAATATTTCACAGAATCAAAATTAACGACACTGTGATAGATCAGGGTTACACCGGTAAACGAAATTGGACTTATTACATGTCCCAACTGTATGCAGTGCGAAAAGGCGACACTATAATAACACAGGGCGGAACATCTGGTGTAACTTATTTTTCGTATTTTTTCAATGAACGAGCCAACTAATGAACTGATACGATTATATGCCGCCTAGATTGTGATGGTTTTGAATTATTGTTAGAAGGTTTAGAAAGAGGTATTTATGATGTTACATTTGATTAGTCTGGGGGGGGTACTAAATAGTACCTCTTGTGCATCTTGCGAAAGCGAGGTGCATTGAAGTGGCACTTAGTTTGATGGGAGCAGGCAATTACGCGCAAGAGTGTCTTATCTACCATGGGAAGTGGGATGGCCACTATTACACAAACGTATCGGCTTGGGTAAAGCGTGACGGTACGGTTGTGACGCAACCGGAATACGACCGCGATCTGGTTTCTTGCCCAGACGATCCAAGAGGCAATGGGCAGCTTGTCGTTGCACAAAAACCGATGAAAATCATAAGTGGTACACCACAAGTAAGCGGAAGTCAGTACCTTGCCCTTGGTAAAAAGGCTGCTGGTGACACTATAGGCAAGGTGTACTTGGATAGATCAGTGCATGTAGCGCTCTATTTTGTCGCTGTGCCATTAGATGGGCAGACATGGGAGTGAACAATCAGAACAGTAAATGTTCGTAAAACAAAGGAGATTATTATGAACTATATGAATTTTGTCCGGGGGGGGGTACTGTGTAGTACATAGTATCTCTAAAGCATCTCGTTTTGAAAGCGTGGTGCTGTAAGATGGGGTTGAGTTTGATGAGTCCCGGTGGTGCAGTATTAGACGCTACAACTGCCGTTGCTGGTGATATTAGGTCTGGGAAAACCGCCTATAATGGCGAAGGAAAACTTGTTACTGGGTCTTTGGATGTTTTTTAAAATCTCAAGGGTGGAACTATAACAACACAATCCCCTGGAGATCAATCATATTTATGGCTCACGACTGTTGATTGCAAAAATAAAATTATAAAGACAGAAAGTACACATCATACTTACTGGATGAATGGCGGAAAAGACATCAATGGAATGCATATAGAGTATAACCAATCAACAGGTTATTTTTATATAAGAACTGCGCGAGATTTAATCGTGAATGGAACATACCGTAGTGCTGGTACAGCAATTAAACAATGGGGATATTGGGAATGGACAAATCCGTGTAGTTGGTATTATCTGGAATGATGTAATAATTTAGGAGGGATGTTTATGAGGCTAAAAAATGGAGAAGTGTGCCTTGGGTGGCCTTTGGCACAGCATATTCTTACGCAAGGCTGGTACTACAACGATGGCAGCTTGCATCAGGCTATTGATATGAGAGCTATCGTTGGGACACCGGTTATGGCGGCGGAAGAGGGATACGCCCGACTGTAATTTTAGCCTCGCCCTCCATGGTGTAGGAATACCATAACAATTTTGCAGGGTCTCCCCTGCTCTATAATATAAAGTTAGGGGTGATGAAAATCGAGGACATGGTCGAAATAGTGAAGACAGCCGGTGCGGTTGCCGGAGCTATTACAGCAATTTGTGCCTGTGTGATGCTCTTTGTTAAGCCGATCCGTCAATGGGCGATTGGCAAAGTGCAGAAGATTTCGCACAGTGAAGACTTGGAAAAGAATATTAAGGATGTACAGCGTGCGCTTGATAAGCTGGAAAACCTTATGGAAGAGCATATTCGCAATGACAGAGAGTGGAAACACGAGGTCACTGAAAATTTCAAGTCGCAGACGGAGACTGATATTGTACAGCTTCGTAATACGATAAATCATATTTACGACAAAAATTATGAGTCGAGAACTCTTACGATACGCGATAAAGAAAGTCTCATTGACTTGTTTGATAGGTATTCTGCCATTGGCGGAAACCATAATGTGAAACAAAAGTACGAAGAGATGTTGACTTGGGAATTGCGTAAATGATTGAAATACATAAATGACCTGCCACGGTTTTGCCACGGCAGGTCATTATTTTTATAGAAGCGCTGTAAAAGGCGGCTTTTATTGATTTTTGGATGACGTAGGTACGTTGAATAAATGCGTCGTTTTGGAGGAATTTTATGAAAAAGTACACTACAAGAAAGATTTTACTTGGAATTTCCGATGTGCTGTCTATCACAGCCTTCGTTCTTTATATTATCGCATTTCTTAAAAAGTCAAACGATTAAAAACCAAGCGGCGCTGGATGTACCAGATCCAGCGCCGCTTGTCCGATGCTCACCGCATAAAATATGCGATGATTCGCAGCCATTAGACAATGAACGAAAGGACGTCCGCGATGACTAAGACGGTAGCGCGAGTCATGATCATTAAATAAATAAAAACTATTAAGGCCATATAGGCTATTTCGTCATTAAATTTTTAAGGAGTGTGATGGTTATATGGCGAATGAATTAGCCGTTAAAGTTAAAGTTAATCTGGATGCGACACAGGACGCACTGAAAACACAGTTTGGCAAAGTACAAAAGTATGCAGACGATAATCCTATTAAGGTCGCGCTGAAAGTTGATAAGAAGTCGCTGGAAAGCAGTTTGCGCGAAGCGTTTGGCAAGGATGCCGCGAACAGCATTAAAAAGAACTTGAAAAATGCGGTTGATATCGGTGATGTTGGGAAGAACGCATTTAAGTCCGCCACCCAGAGTTTAGATAGTATTCTTTCTAAAGAAGATGAATTAAAGGGTAAGGTACGCGAACTTAATAACTTGCTTTCACAGGAAAAGTATATTACTGAGCAAATTGGTAAAGTAAGCGGCAACGAGAATAAATTGAATGAGTTAAGCGTTTGGCAGAAACGTCTCGATGAAATACAATCACAGCAAAAAGCTGTTTTCGATAGTGTTGATAAAGTTGACATAGGAGCATTCGATGAACTTCTTGTTAATGATAGAAAATATCTACAACTGACAAAAGAAATAACAGAAGCTAAAGAATTACAAACAGCGAAACTAAAGGATGCCGCCGCTGCCTCCGCGAAAATGGATATAACAAAGTCGGCGAAGGATGATGTTGCAAGCGAAAGAGCCGCTGTTGACCAAGTTATTACTGCGCTTGAAAAAAGAAATAGTCTGCAAGTCCAGTATTATAACGAGATAAAGGCCGGTCGTACTGGTAATGCTGATGAAATTGACAAATCCGTTAAGCGTGCAAATCAAGAGCTTAGTAACGCAATAGATAGTGCGCGTGCTTTTGGTGTAAATCTTACAGATGATAAGCGGTATATGGAAGCGCTTGCCTCTGGCGCTGAAAAGGTAACGGTTGCTCAAAACAATGCCAATAAAGCACTGAATAATAGCGCCATAAAAGAGCAAGCTGCAGATATTCAGTCCGTAGTTGACTCCATTAACGCTTACGCGGATGCTACGAAAAAACTTTATGACGCGCAGCGAACCGGTAATGATAAAGATGTCTATGGCTATGACACAGAACAAGCAGAGAAACGACTTGCCATGGCGCAAGCTATGGCTGATTATGAAACCAAATATGGTGAAAAGGCCAGTGCTAATGTAACGATTGCGAACGCACTGAACGCGGCCAATGCTAAGAATACGCAGTCTTATAATAAGTTGGCATCGGCGGTGGAAGATGCAGTACAAGCGAATGATATGGCCCGCGCTTCGATGCAGAATTACACAAATCAGGCTGATATACAGATCCGAAAGCTGACCGAGAATTATGGTAAGTTCGGTATTTCCATGACCGATGTCACTGCTAAATACCAAGCATTAGAGACCGCCGTAAACAATGCTGTGAATAATGGTAGTGAAGCCACCTATCTGAAGGAAGTAACCCAATGCTATAAAGAGCTTGGCACGGCGATTGCGGCGGCGACGGCTGAAGGCCAGCGCTATAATAATCGGCTGAATAATAAAAAGGGCTTTGATAACATTTCTGCCGAGTTGGATAGCTACATCAAGAAAAATCCGAACCTTTCGTCAAACGGTGATCTGTGGAAACAAATCCGAGACCTTGATACTGCTGTCAAGAACTACTCCGGTACACTGGAAGAAAATCAGGCAGCTATGGCACATGTTAAGGCACAGGCTGAAGCACTTGGCCTTACTACGGAAACACTTGGTCAGAAGTTTACGCGCCTGTGGAAGGAACACTTCCAGACTGCGGCTGTTATGGCAGGCTTGCACCTTGTACAGCAAGGCATGCAGCAGGTCTACCAGAGTGTTGTCGAAGTTGATACAGCGATGACCGAGCTGAAAAAGGTTACGGATGAGACGGATGCGTCTTATGCGAACTTTACGAAGCGTGCGGCACAGCAGTCCCGTGAACTCGGTGCCAGTATCTCTGATTACATCCAGACCACGGCGGATTGGGCACGACTTGGTTATAACCTTCCTGATGCCGAGGAGCTTGCTAGAGTTAGCAGCTTGTATGCAAACGTTGGTGATGGAATCGAGTCTGCTTCCCAAGCTTCTGAATATCTGATTTCTACTTTGAAAGGCTTTGACCTTGCTGCAAGCGACGCTGAGCGCGTAGTTGATATTATCAATCAGGTCGCCAATACAGAGCCTGTCAGTGCGCAGGACCTTTCCGAAATCATGAAGCGGTCTTCTGCGGCGCTGGATGCTGCGAATACCTCTTTTGAAAAGACGGTTGCGCTTGGTACGGCGATGAACTCTGTGCTTCAGGATAGTGCCACGACTGGTACGGCCCTGAAAACTTTATCGATGTATCTGCGTGCGACAAAGACTGAATTGGAAGATAGCGGCGAAGATGCTACATATTGCGCAAGCTCTATGTCGAAGCTTCGTGATTCCATCCTTGGTTTGACCAAGGGGCAAGTGGACATCCAGCTCGATAAGGACACTTACAAAGATGTTTACGACATCATGCAGGAGATTTCCCGCGTGTATGACCAGTTGACGGATAAGGATCAGGCCGCTCTGTTGAATCTGCTTGGCGGTAAGCGTAATGCCAATGCTATTCAGGCGCTTATCCAACAGTTCAAGATCGCCGAGGATACGCTTGCGCAAACTGAAAACGCAGCAGGATCGGCCATGCGCGAAAATGAGACTTACCTTGATAGTATTCAGGGTAAGATGAGCCAGATGTCTTCTGCGTTCCAGAAGTTGTCAGGTGATTTACTTGACAGTGACCTTGTTAAAGGTATTGTCGATATCGGAACTGCAGTTATTGATCTCACGGATGATGTTGTAAATTTGACAGGCGTACTGCCTGCACTTGCTGGTGTGCTTTCCAGCGCTTTTGCGGTGGGTGGACCCAAACTGACGGGTTCTATTGATAATGTGCCCACCAATACCCTGATGGTGACATGGAACGAGCAGGCTGCTTGACAGCTTGTAAGAGGGTATTTAGTAAAACCGACGAACATGGTCCTTAATGGACGGCAAGTTTAGATAGTTCTTGCCCGGGAATGTGTGTAAGCCAAATCCGCAGCCAAGCTCCTTACAGGAGAAGGTTCAGAGAGTATAATGTCGGCACGGTCTAAGGATCGTGAAGGGGTATTCCAAATCGACCTTTGTGAAACTGATGTTTTATAAGGGCAAAAATTATAGGCGTGTTCTCGCCCGCTGCCAATGGTGAGAGAAATTTAAGCTATGGAGTATTATAGTGGAAAATAATAAAATGGAACTTTACGCGAGTCTTGATGAGATTTCGCGTATTGGGTTCAAAGTATGGGACTGTACAGAAATAATCAATAGGTTGAGTGTTTTTGGTATTGTATTTATGGCAGAATCTATATTCTTTTTCTGCTATTGTGCGTTTATTACGAGGTGATACGGTGGAAAATAAAATCAAACTTCAGAAGTCAGAATTGTATAAACTGGTTGATGAAACAAGACACATGGCGTTCCTTGTTATTGGGATGGTTGGTATTGGTATATTATTTCAGGCTGCTGGGCTGTTTCTGCTGTGGCAGGCCATGATGTAATATTTACATCAATATTTTTTGACTGTAAACCTGTAAGTGGCGCTGCGATACTAATTCTTAAAAATAATAAAGAAGGAGAATAATGTTGAAAAAAATGTGTAGTCGTCGTATGATGGATTCGGAAAATCTTGAAAAGAGTAAAGAACTTCGCAAGAAATTAAAGGCTGAGTATGAGTCCGACCCCGAGACTATTCGTTTTCGGAAATGGTTGAAATGTCAAACAAACAAAGACCATTTTTATGATGAAATGAAAAATCTAGGTTACGAAGTGTTGTCATTCCAATAATAATGTCATCTGCTAAGTATCCCATTGGTTGGGTCCATAATTCTAATTTTCTAAGTACAATTTTAGACTCAAGTCTTACATCAACCATTGTTTTATAAGACGGATATTCTTTACCTGCAACGATTGTGTAGCGCATTTCTCGCTTATCTATTGGTAAGTGTAAAAATTCAGCAAGAGACTCATCTATATGAGAGCAATCCGATCCTGTGTCGATCGTGATGGATACGGGTGCTTCTTCATTTTCTACTGGGTTTAAAATTGCGCCAGAGAGAAGTATCTCCGTTGGTGAAGAACCTAATGGTTTACTGATTGTAGGCATAGTTTACACATCCCTTAAAAGTTCGCCCCGCATTTATTACAGTGGTAGTTCTTCCCTATCTTCCCACTTGCAACTCCAACGAGCGCAACACTTGCCACTCTTGACGCTGTAGATATAGGATCGGTATCCCATGACTTGCAATAGGGGCACTGGACGGCGTTGTCGCGGCGGGAAAGTTGCCATTCACGGAGTTCGGCTTGAGTTTCGCGGGCGGCGTGGGCGGCTTGAAGCTGCTTGCTGTGCTTTTCATGTTCGGCATATTCTTCTTGGCGCTTCATCCATGCGACAGGGTCTTTCATTTCTTCGTATTTATCGAAAAGAATTATCGCAGCTGAAAACCAATCATTGTGTTCACGTTTTAAATATTCTTTGTATTTATAATATAATACAGGGTATTCTTTAAAAGCTTTTCTCAGTTTCCTCTTATATTCTGTGCGTACTTCTGCAACACTCATCTTTTTTGCCATTATACATTCCTCCAAAAATATAATAATGGATGGCTATCACTATTATACGATTTGACAATCAATAAATCAATAAAGAATGTACAAAGCGCATTAGATGGGACTGTTAATTCTGCGATAAAAGCGGCAACAGAACTTGCTAAAGTACCGAAAATTATTAGGAACTATGAGTTATCCGATATTAAAGGAAAGGCAAAAATTAACGACGGCGATACTGCTGCTATACAAAATTATGCAGTACAACTTCAAAATCTGGATGAAAAAAGTAAGTCTGCCGCAAGCAGCCTTGTTAAACTTACAAGCGCGCAAATTCAACAGGTAGATAGTTTTACGGCAGACTTGCAGACTGGGGAGCGTCTTAATTCACAGTTAGCTCAGCGTACATTGGCTACTACAAGCCTTAGTGAAATGCAACAGCGTCAGATTATGACAGAGTCTGATTTGATTGATGCAAACGGTAATTATAGAGCGGAGCTTGTCCAACAGGCTGAAGCAAATGTCATGAATTCAAGTACGTTCAAGGCTCTTACATCTAGTGAACAGATGGAAGTAATTGCCGCCATCGAGGCCACTGCCGCTAAACAGGGACAGACCGCTGCCACTGTTACATTAACGGCTGCACAGAAAGCTTTAAATGCTACGATGCTGATTGGAAAACAGGTACTTCTTGGTATCGGTGTTGCCGTTTTGACTGCTGCTGTAACTGCTCTCGTAAAGAAAATTGCGGAATCTATTCCTACTTATGAGAATCTGAAAAATAAAACCGCAGAAGCGGCGCAGGCATTTACTGACGCTAAACAAAAGGTAACGGATCTGGAATCTAAGCTCGACGATATAAATCAAAAAATGCGTGAGTGTAAGGATTCTGATACTGGTAAAATTGTGGATCCGGAATCGCTTGAACTGCTTGAAAGCCAACGGTCATTGCTTATGACCAATTTGCGTCTAGCAAAACAAAATCGTGAGGAAGCGGCAAAGGACGCTAATAAAGCCGTCTATAACCAATTTAACGGCGGAGAATATAATGTAGATACAGGCGAGCGAGAAAATATTGCGGAAACCGTGCAGCGCAAGATTGAGAGTTATAAGGATTGGCAGAAACAAATTGACGATACAACTGCGTCTTTGCAAAAAGAAGGTGCAAGTGAACAAGTAATTTCTGATAAAACCGCTCTCGCTACGCAAATGCGCGACGACGCAATGGCCACTATAAGAGAATATAGTGGAGATCTTACGGAACTCTCTGATCAGCTGATTCAAAATGGAGACGACGGTACACAGGCTTATAAAGATACTTCTAAAGCGATAGCGGATGCGGGAAACGCGGTAGCTGCGTTTATAGATTATTATGATAACGGCATTCCATATACCACGCAAGCAGTGAATGAGTTCAATAATTCTGTTGCGGATGGGTATGAAAAAGCAAAATTACTAGCCGACGCAATCGCATCTGGTGATGTCGAAAGCGGCTCAGAAGCTTATGAATACGCAGCTGAATTGGCTGAGCGATACGGAATTTCCGTTGAAACGCTTATAAATCGTCTTGAAGAATTACATGACGCACAGCAAAATGTTGATAGCGATGAACCTTCTTGGGACGTTGATACCACGCAAGAACTTGCTGATTTCATGTCTAAACTGTCTGATAGTTCTTCTGATCTTTATGCTAAAACAAAAGCGTTGACTTCTGCGTATAATGATATGTACACAAGTCAGAAGCTTTCTAGTGACTCCATCCAGTCTCTGATCTCTGCGTATCCTGACTTGATTAGTCAAATGGAAACAGAGAACGGTGTTACCACAATTAGCAAAGATCTGCTAAGCGATAAATTTGAGGCTATGAAAGGCGCGATGGTTACAACCATCCAGTCTGAAATTCAAGCTACAGAGGCCGCAATTACTGAAGCTGAAAATCGTATTTCTACTTATCAGCATGAGATCAAGATTATAACCGCACTTTATTCCGCCATTGGTGGAATCAGTTTTGTTTCTTCTTCTGTTAATATGGGCCATGGAAAATCTATTGGTCTAAGTGACGAGCAAATCGAAGCAGTAAAAGCTTATAACACCAATTACAAAGAACTTACGCAGACGATTACGGATGCAAAAGCTAAACTTGCGGACCAGAAAAAGACGCTTGATGTTCTAAATAATTTGACTTTGCCAAATTATGCCGGTGCTACTAAGGGAGCATCTTCTGCTAATAAGGGAGCTACGAAGGCTGCGAAAGAAAATAAGAAAGCTCTTGAGGCGCAGAAAAAAGAAGCAGAAAAGACAAAGAAATCTCTTGAGAACTACTCCAAAACGCTGAAGGCACAGGGTGACGCCGTTATTAAGGTTCTTGATAAGCGTAAAGATGCGCTTGAAAAGGACAAGAAGGAACGCGATAAGGCTTGGGATAAACAAAAAGAGCAGCTTGAGGAAGAAAAGAAGCTCCAAGATGAAGTTTATGACAAGCAGAAGGAAGCCTTACAGGATAAGAAAAAGGCCCTGCAGGATGCCAATGACGAGGAAGATCGCGCCATTAAACTGGCTCAGTTACAAGACGCGCTAGAAAAAGCAAGGACTCAGCGCACGAAACGTGTTTATGAGCATGATACTGGCTTTGAATGGAAGGTTGATGACTCCGCTGTTTCTGATGCGCAGAATAATCTTGATGATCAGCAGCGTACTTGGAAGCGTGAGGATGCAATCGACGCCGTAGAGAAGGAAATCGAAGCCATTGAGAAGCTGAAAGATGCTTATGACGATGAAGTCGAGGCGGCGATAGACGCGATTGAAAAGCAGAAGGATGCCTACGATGATTCCATAGATGCTCAGATCGACAAGATTGAGGAGATGAAGGATAAATATCAGGAAGTCCTCGATCTGATTGGCATGAGCTGGGAAGAATATCAGGCAATGCTTGATGCTACTGCGCTCGCAGAGGGCATGTCTTTGGACGCTATGGGTGAAAACCTTGTTGGCTTCAAAGAAAATGTTATCCAGAACATGAAGGAAATCGCTGCGGCTGAGGCCGAGGTACAACGATTAACGGATGCCATTTCTGGAATTGATACATCGTCTTCGGAAAGTGGCGGAGGCGGCGGTGGCGGTGGAGGTGGCGGTTTCGGCAATTTAGCAAATGCTGCCTACCAAGCTACCGAAAAACTGTCTGGCCTTACCGAACAGATGAAAGAACAGATCGTCAAGATTGAAACGCTGAAAGCACGTGAAAGAGATTTGAATGAGCAGATTACAACTGGTAATATTACTCATTCTGAGCGTGTTAAGGCTATGTGTGAGCTTAAAAGTGTGCAGGGGCAAATTGAAGAGGGCGAAGCCACTTTGACGGATTTGTCTGCGCAATATGTAATTGCGCTTGGCGAAGAAACTAATGCCACTGATGAGTATCGCACAGCATCCCTAAGTAACTTGCAAATGCTTGTTGATGGTTATAACATCGACTATGAAAATATTTTTAGCACATTACAAAAGCATTTGCAAGATGTGCAAGATACAAATACAGGCACTGCTGGCGTATATGACTCCATGAGCCAAACTGTAGATTTATTTGCACAAAATGTCACCGGTTCGCTAGATGGAATGGGTGAAGGTTTTGATACGCTTGTCCAGAAAATCCAAAAGGCAGCTAAGGAAATCGAGAATACCTGCAAAAAAGCAACTGAAAACATTAAGAAAATGAACCTCGAGGCAAAGAGCGCTGCTTCTGGTGAAGGGTCTAATGCTATCGGTTCTCGAAATATCAGGAAATCTGGGTATTACCATGTTGATGAGTCTGGCCCTGAAATTGTCGTACATGACGGTAAGCCCTCAAGTGGTCGTTACACTTATTTGGAGCGTGGCGATCAGGTTCTTCCCGCATCGTATTCCAAGAACTTGTGGGACATGGGTTCTAACCCCAGCGAGTGGTTTGAGCGCCAGTATAGCAAGTTCAACCGTATGGATAACACCAAGGTTGCTTATGCTGGTAATAGTACCGTATACTCCCCCAGCTTTACCGGCGACATCGTTATTTCTAACCCCGTTGCTAACAGCGACGACCTTGCCCGTGGTCTTACACAGAATCTCCCGGCCAGCTTTATGCAGGCTATTGGCGTGAGGATGTAAAAGACCAATACAAACAAAATACCCTGCCGAGCGTGGCGATACTTGGCAGGGTTAATTTTATTGGAGGAAAATTGAAAAAATGACTATTACAGTTTATACCGAACCTAGTGAATTAGTTGCTGTTGTATCAACAATTTTCGACAAGGCACGTGATAAAAATACGACTTTGTACGAAGAAGTAAAGGAAAATCTTCAAAAATCTTTTGAAAAGGCAATCAATCATCAAACCTAATTACACCAGCAGAACAAAGTGCTTTTATTAAAGAATCTTGTGCTTCTACAATAGAGAAAGAGACAAGTCTTGACGCAACAATACCGTTGTTGGAACGCTCCTCGGGAGATAATCTTTCTAACATGCCAGAAATTTTCAACTGTGATTCCATTCGGTTTTTGTTTAGAATTTCGTAGAATTCTTCTTTTGTCATAGTAAACATCCTTTCTATGTAGAGGAATAAGTTGGATATTGTGATTATAGCATATTTCTATGCGTAAATCAATAAAGGCTGTCTTTTCGTTAATTTTCTATTGACAAGAGGTTCATTTGAACTTATAATAAGTATTGAAATGAGTTCAACTGAACTTTACGAAAGGACGACACAGTATGGAAGAAATTAGTTTAGATGGGTTTTCACTGGTAAATCTGACATCGGCATCTACCTTGCATCAGAGAAGGCTTGTCCTCGAACTCACACAACAGCAAGTTGCCGACCGTGCAGGAATTGATTTACAGCAATACCGTAAATTTGAATCTGGCGCGAGAGATATTCGCAGATCCTCTTTTAATATCGCTTGTCGTGTTATTAGAGCTTTAGAAATGGACGTTGATAAATTTTTTGATGGAGATTATAGCCTTGGCGAAGAAGTGTACAGTGAGAACGGCCAGTTAAAATACAAGAAGACTGGTCGGCCGACAAGTGATAATATCGATAAGTGAATATGGCTCCGCCGTAATGGCGGAGTTTTTGTTTTAACAGGAGGTATTTGAATGGATAAGGATATGAAGCGGCGCATAATTAGAGTTATTATAATTGCTATTATTGCGGCCATTATTAGTGTGCTTATGAACCAAAATGAAATTACCAAAACCGTTTTGAATTTGGTGATTGATATCTGGTGGGTCGTTGTGTGCTGGAAGATCGTATGGGCATACATAAAATACGGCACATCTCGTATGGAACAGGAGAAGTAAGCGCGGTAGCTATTGCGCTTGCAAATCTTGACTTTTCGTAAATTTATCACATTACGACATTGTTCGTCAAATGACTTTTGAATACTTTTTAGAAGACCGCTCAGAAATGGGCGGTCTTTTATGTTTGTGGGAGGTTTTCATTATGGATAGTAGCAAGGAACTGGCAAATATGATTGCTTCCTGTGTTACAAAATCTATTAAAAGAATGCTTGAAACGGCATCTTTTGATAAGAGTACGATTGGTGTTATTACCGCGAAAAACGGCAATGATTACACCGTAGCGGCCTTTGGCAGCGAATATACGATATCAACAAAACTTGCATTTTCTGTGTACCAGAAGGTGGCTGTTGTGGCCCCACAGGGCAATTTTAGCAAGCTATATATGATTGCAATATAAGAAAGAGGTGGTCTATAAGATGTCTAAACCGGTATTGTATGCCATCTCGGCATTTGATGCAACACAGGAACATATTTTTACATTCAGTTTTAGCGGCGGACAGATCATAAATGTAAACGCGAAAATCTACAATAATGAGACCGGCGCTGTTGTTTATAACGGTACTTATACCACGCAGAAGCCGCAGTTTTTGCTCCCCGCATGGTCTATCAAGAATAGCGAAATTCCGTACAATATTGAGATCCGTATTTACACAAATACGAACAGTGGAGAGTACAGTGAGTTCAGTGACAAGTATCAATTTTACTGCATTACTACACCGACATTTAAATTCAAAAATCTGAGTGTTGAAGACAAAAATACCATCAGTGACTCGACCACTTCCTTGAGCATTGAGTATAAATCTGTGGAGTCTGAAAACGAGCAGCTGGATAGTTATCAGTATTTTTTGTACAGTGCGGCAAAGGTCGTAATTGATAAATCCGAAGTGTTTTATTCACTCGGGAAATCGTTTGCTATTTCGTATCTTTCCAATGATACAGACTATTATGTGCGTGCCACTGGCGTAACAAAAAATGGTATGCGGCTGGATACAGGCTTTATCCATATTTACGCAGACTATGTAGTTAGTGTAACCTACCTTGCTGTTGAGCCTGTGAATAGAAAGCGCTATGGAGATATTGTTGTTAAGAGTAATGTCGTTTCCATTGATGGCTTTGGCGTACCGGATCCTATGCAGTATCTTACGGAGCAGGACGTTGCAGCCGGAGAGAACAAATATAGAACTGGTGTTGTGCTTGCTAATTATGGTGATTACATTATCTTCAATGAAAACTTTACACTGCAGAGTGAGTTTGATATGGAGCTTGTTATGATGCGTATGTACCCTAATAGGCGTATTGTTACGCTGCGAGGCGAAAACGGAAGTATTGAATTGTACATGTGTCAGCGCAAGTTAGACAGTGAAGAGAATACAAGCACGTATGTCATCCTTATTGATAAGGACGCTGAATACACCGTACAAAGCAATAAGATCGTGTATGAAGAAGGGTATCTTACAATTTCATTGAAGCGGCAGGGTGGCCTTTTTGATATTCATATCCAGAACAGTACGAACTCTGCGCCGGATGATTTGAGCGAAGATGAGCAGTACATTGATAATCCGTCGAGTGAGGTGGTGTGGTAATGAATTTGCTGGGAATGTCATTTTGCTGTGACTGTGATAGTACGGTTACGATGCCGCCGAAGGTATGCAATTATACCGAAGTAAAGCTTGAAAACGGTATCTATGACGACCTTTTGTTTACAAAGAATGTTGTCCAATTTAGCAAGATTATCAAATCCGAATGGGATAATTCTACGATTCTGCACGCTAAGTTTAATGGAAACTTGATTGCCGGTAACTTGCAGTACCGCGCTGATACGGTAAGTGTAATTCGCGTAAAGCGGCGAGAGAAGGGTGAGGATTCGTCATGGCTTACTATCAAAGAGGTCAAGGTTGAGAGCGTCAAAGACTTTACCTTTACCTATATTGATAGATACGCAAAAGCCAAAACGGAGTACGAATATGCTGTTGTACCTGTTGTGAATAACATTGAGATGGAATATACCATTGGCTCGGTTTATAGCAGTTTTGATGGCATGATCGTGTGCGATAAGGATGAATCTTATCAGAGCGTCGCTGATACCAGTATTCAACCTACGACAAGACGCAACCCTTCGCAGGTCGTGGAGACGCTGGATGGGAAGTACCCGCATGTCATCTACAATGGCAACGCACGCTACGATAGCGGTTCTGCGCAGGGTCTGTTTGTCGAGATCGATTGGGATAAGAAAGTATTTAAGACAGAGACGGGTGTGTCATACCGTGATAAGGTTATCTCTTTCCTGACGAATGGTAAGCCGAAGGTTTTGAAATATTTCGATGGCCGTATTTGGTTGATCGATGTCACGGGCGACCCGACATTGGGCGTTCAGAACCACCCTGATCAGGTTTCAATTTCGTTTGCATTTACAGAGATTGGTAGTGTTACAAGTTCTGGTGACATGTACTATAGTGGTTTGTCTGACGCGAATGTAGAAGGGAGTTGACGTGAATGAGTTATACTCCTACGCAGGATGATATACAGTTGTTGTATCAGAAAAGCAAACGGCTTTACACAAAGATTGCCTTGCTTAATTTTGATATGAAGACGATAGACTCTATTGAAGGTATTGCTATCGATGGGAATTACAGCGTGAGCGCGAGCAGTGACATCCGGCGAACCTTTTCTTGTAATATCCATGTTACAAGGAGAAGTAACATTGCATCCTATAATGTCTACGACTGGTTGAATAAATATCTGCACATTTACATAGGTATTGAGAATATCCGCACCAAAGAGCCGGTGTGGTATTCGATTGGTCTATATGTTGTTACGCAAAACGGTTTTCAATACGATAGCACGACAAATACATTGTCTTTGACTTGTTCCGATCTTGTGGCGAAATTGAATGATACGATTTCCGGCCAGCTTACTGGTCTTGCTACAGAGATTAAGCAAGGGAGGAACATCAGACAGTCTATCATCGAGACATTGAAGCTGATGGGCATTAACAAATATATGGTCGATTATTGGGAGCGTGTGGTTCCTTATGATCTTGAATTTAGCACCGGCGCAACTGTGTGGTCGATTTTAACGGAGCTTCGTGATTTATATTATCCGTTTGAGATGTATTTTGATGATGACATGTTTGTCTGTAAAGAGATCCCGAGCTGTAAAGATGATCAGGTTGTACTTGGCAGTGAAATTATAGACCCGCTAGTTATCAGTGAGAATGTGACGATTGATGAAACAGAGGTTCGTAATTGCACAGAGGTGTGGGGTGCCAGCATTGATTCTGATTGGTACTCCGCTAATGTCACATTCAGTGGAAATAATTATACGCTGACTTACGATGACGCCATTACTGATTTTGAAGTAAAGAGCAACAAAAAGTTTAGCTTTGTTGTGCCTGATACGCACAGCGAAGGCTGTACTGTTACCATCAAGCAAAAGGGCAATACATTTGGACCTTATACAATTTATGAGGGAACTGATAAAGAAGGCAATGATATTCCTATCAAAGCAAACCGCATGCAAAAAGGGAAATACTATGTGATTAAGTGTTTTAAGGATACTAAGAAGAATTTGAGAATGCAGTTCCTTGGACAGGCACAAGTACATGCAATGGTTATCCTTACTGATAATCCGCCCACAGGTGATGCGCTTGCGCAGGCAAAGATTGATGAAGCGTGCGATGTATTAGAGTTTGTGTCCACAAAGGACCCTACCGATACAACAGGGATGTATCAGTCCCCTTTTACAATAGAAAAGATTGGTCGCAGAAACAATATCTGTTCCGGTGGAGATTATGACAACATCACCACGGATGACCTTGCCCTGCAACGGGCGGAGTATGAGAACTGGAAATCGTGCAGACTTACCGACGCGGTATCTGTTGATATGATTATGATACCGTGGCTTGATGTAAATAAGAAAATCGGATATACCATGCGTTCCGGCAAGCCGGGTGAAAAGCATGAGCCGTCCGAATATATTGTGAAAGATATTTCGATGTCTTTAGGGTCTGGCACGATGACCATCAACATGCAAAAATTTTATCCGTATTATCCGTATATTATTAACAAATAAGGAGCGTAGAAATGGCTGAGTTAAATTCAGAAGGCAAGTACGCTGATTTGCAATATACAAACTTCCCTGCTGCTGTAGATAGTTGGGAAGATGTTGTTGATGTAACTTCCGAAACGCTTGCGTTAGCAAATCAGTATGGAGCATATTGTAAAGCCGGTAACTATGAGGCTGCACGAAATCTTTTGGAAAGCGACACCAGTGGCAATTTAAGGAACATGCAGATCAATGCTTACCGTATCAATCGTATGAGCCACGCGCTTATGGCAATCGAGCGTATGTGGCGTGACGATTTGGAGAAGTATGTTATCGATCAGGTATTCGAGGAGAATATCATGATTGGCGAGTATAAGCATACTTATGACTCCGTAAAGCATGTACATAACTTTACCGGTAAGGGCAATAATGCCAAGGTTATGATTACCGCGAGCTATTCTAATGGCGATACCTTTGCGCTGAATGGTACGCCTGTGAATGCTTATATGGGCGGTGCCGCGCTAAAGAATCTGTTTAGAGGCCAATACATGTGCTTTATTGTCGTAAGTGGCGGCATTTACTTTATTGGCGGTGGCGACACTTCTTCCCTGCTGCCTAAGTCCGGCGGCACTATGACCGGTGACCTTTATTATGGTAGTGCAAACGGTTATTATACAAAGGCTGACGGTTCCTCTAAGCTGGCATCATTGGTCTGCCCCAACATCACTTCCAATGGTACGATCAGTGCGAATACCGTTAGCGCGACTGGTAATATTACTGGCGCAAAGGTGTATGGCGCTGTGTATAACGACTATGCCGAATGGTTTGAGCGCGGTGAGGACACCGAACCCGGTGATATTATTGCCCTTGACACAGAGAGTGCTGAGGAGCGATATGTGAAGGCAGACTCTAAGCATACTGCTGTTGTTGGTGTCCACTCTAACGAGTATTATGAAATTATCGGTGGCAAGGCATACGATAACGAGAAAGATTACTTCGAGAAAAACCTTGTAGACTATATTCCTGTAGGTCTTGCTGGTCGAGTCCGTACAAAGGTTACGGGTAAGCTGAAAGCCGGAGATATGATTGTGCCGTCCGATATTCCCGGTGTTGGCATTGCTTATAATGGTGATTGCAGCAACCAGATGAATGTTATTGGTCGTGTTGTATCTGTTGAAGACGGCGAAGGCGTTCGTTTTGCCAGAGTCTTGCTGAAGTGAGGTGATCGTATGGCTTATGATTCATTTATGACAGCGGATGACTTTATTGGTTTGAAGTCACTTGTTAGCAAGGAATGTTCGCGCAGGAATCAAATGGGTTCTGTTGCAAACCTTGCCGGAGGTTATTCTTCGCAGCCGCAGAAAGGTAAATCTGTCAAGATTTTGCATTATAACGAGCTTTACAGACCACTTTCTGCCATCAATAACAGTAAATTTGAAAGTCGCAATGCCGGAGACAAGGTAACAAGCAAAGATATGAACTATATCGCGGCGCAAATTACAGAGCTTTCGAGGTACGGTATGTCGCCAGGCGCGGCGACCGGGTGTATGTCAAGCTGCACAGGGCTTTGTACAACTGGTTGTTCCCAGACTTGCACAGGTTGTTCCGGTGGATGTACTGGCGGCTGTTATGGCTGTAGTGGTGGTTGTGGCGGCAACTGCGAAAGCGCTTGCCAGGATGACTGCGGTGGCGGTTGCAGAGGCAACTGCCAAGGTGGTTGCGAAGGCGGTTGTAACGGCGGTTGCAAAGGTTGTGGCGGTGATTGCACCTCAGCTTGTGGATCTGGCTGTGGTTCTGCGTGTCAGCTTTCCAACTGTCAAAACACCTGTGTCGTAGGTTGTTCTTGGACTGGTAAACCGGAATGTGTGGTGCTTAAAGATGAATGAAACGCTTTTAAGGGCGAATGTCCTGATTGGTATTGTAAATTTGATGCCGATTGATGAGAAAATGGTAAAACGGTATATGGATATTAGTTTTGCCATCGAAGATAGAAACAATGAAGATCAGGAAAAATTCATGATGATGGTCGGTACGCTTGCAAATAATAGCGGTTTCACATTTGATGAGACCGCTATTTTTAATTATGCAAAACCGATTGTGAAGCTTGCGGCTGAGTATACGAAACAGAATTATACCGATGACGAAGTGGATCTGATTTGTGACTACATTGTATACCATAGGCTGCTCGTTCTTTCAGAGAACCGGGCGCTTGAAAACACGCCACTCACAGAAAAGATGCTTAAACTGGCGAAGGCGCTTGGAAATTATGTGAACAGAGACTACGCTATGTTCTACACGATTTACATGATCAATGAGGACTTGCTTTTTGGTGCCCTTTGCGATTTGCCGAAGAACAGAGCCATCGCTTACGAGATTGCCAATCGTATGAATAAATACGAGGACTATTATAATTCCGTTAGCTTTAATGGCAAGAAATAATATGGAGGAATGAAATGAAAACGATTGTTAAGAGAATGGACAAAAACGAGGTGGTTGCACTGCAGCGTGTGGCATACGATATTATTACTGCGAAAGCCATGGTTAAGCTTTATACCGATATTTGCAAAAAGTACGATGCTCCAGAGCTTCTTGATAAGTATATTGCTAAGTATAACAAGGTGCTAGAACAGGCTATCACGCATAAGCAGATGCTTGTTATTGAAATCATGAACAAATACTTCCCTGCTGACGAGATTAAGGACAGATCTAAGGCTACATATAATGTGGATTATGATGCGGAGGAGATCACTTACACTTATGCTTGACCGTAGAATTAAAGACGCTTATCCGGCTTACAATAACTTCATTGAGAGATTGTACGGCGAAAGAGCCGGACGCTATAATGCAAAGACCGCTATCGTTAGAGAAGTTACATTTCAGGTTACGAACCAGTGCAACCTGAGATGTGACTATTGTTATGAGCACAATAAACACGGGGACGCAATGACGCTGGACACCAGCAAAAAAATTGTGGATATGATCATCCAGATGTGGAAAGACAACGACCCTGATGCGCTTATTAGTAAAAAGACCTTTACGCTGATTCTCGACTTTATCGGCGGAGAACCCATGCTAGAAGCAAAGCTGATTGAGGATACGATTGAGTATTTCCTTATCCGATGTGCCGAGGAAGACTGTTCTCTTGTGCAGTATGCACGTTGTACGATCTGCACGAATGGCCAGAATTTCTTTAGTGATGATGTGCAGCACCTTTTAAAGCGGTACGGAGATATTATCAGTTTGAATGTGTCGATCGATGGTGTTAAGGAATTGCACGATGCGCATCGACTTGATATTGCCGGGCATGGCAGCTTTGATAAAGCCTATTCCGCCTTCAAGGCTTCTGCACCGTATGGGCACCGCAGTACGAAGATGACATTTGTGCCGTCCAGTATTAAATATCTGGCAGATTCGGTTAAATTCATGCTTAATAATGGTGTAGATTTTATTGCCTGCAACTGTGCGTATGAGCCTGTATATTCCATTGAGGATGGCAAAAACTTGTATGAGCAGTTGAGGGTCGTTTCCGATTATATGATCGAGACAGAAGATCCGCGCCTTATTACTATGCTGGACTGGAAACTTGGCGAACCGTTTGATAGAGAGGCTGATGGTGATGGTAATAACTATTGCGGCGGCACTGGCGCTATGCTGACTTTTGCGCCTGATGGTAAAGCTTATCCTTGCTTACGCTATTGTCCTATTTCCATTGGCGAGGAGAAGTCAAAAAATCTTTTGATTGGAGACTTCAATGGTATCTACAAATCTGAACATGCCATCAAAGTAAGGGATTACCTCGATTCCATCACGCTTGTGTCGCAGTCCAAACAGGAGTGTGTTGATTGCCCTGTACAGAGTGGTTGTGGTTGGTGCAGTGCATGGAATTATGAATCCACTGGCGATGTGAATAAGCGCGTGACGAATATATGCAATGTGCATAAAGCGCGTGTACTAGCTTCGTGCAGATATCACAATAAACGCTTTTTGGCATTACATGATTGCCTACCTATGAGGATCAACCTGCCGAAGGATGACGCACTCAAATACATATCGAAATCCGAGTACGAATCACTGAAAGCACAAGAAACCGCCGCTTTTGAGGAACTTGAGTTTTACAAGGATCTTATTACATATTGATATAGATTAGCGCCGTGTAGTAAAGCACGGCGCTATTTTTGTGAGGAAATGCAAATGGAAAAGTGTATTGATATTTCAAAACATCAAACGGCATTCGATGCCGTGAAGTGTAAGAACGCTGGCGTTACTACCGTAATTTGCCGTTTGGCTTATAGCGCGAATGAAGATGTTAAGGCTGGAACGTACATGCCTTCCGTAAAATCCGCCGGGATGCGTCTTGGTGGTTATGGTTTTGGCACATGGCATTACAAGAGCGTGTGCTCAAGCAACCTTGCCAAGGCGCGTTCCGTTATGCAGCATGAAGTAAACGCATGGATCTCTATTGCCAAGAAGTATGGTGTAGATTCTTGGGTTGGCATTGATCAGGAGCTTGAAGGTGGCCAGACCATGGGCCTTAGCATCGGTGATAATACTACACTGATTATTGAAGCTGCAAAGATGATTTCTGACGCTGGTTTATCTCCTTGCCTGTATACTGGTGCAAACTGGGCTATGAATCAGGTACACGTGGATAAGATCGGCATTCCTATGTGGATCGCTTATTATAAGTGGTATGGCACGCCGAAGAAGTTTGAGACTGTAACAGAGACATTCCCTACTTCAGGCACTTATGGCCGCTGGATGGATAGTCATCGGGATAATATCTGTGCTTGGCAGTTTAGCTCTGAGGGTTATGCGGACGAGTATGGATGCAAGCATGGCTCCAATGGCCTTGATAAGAACTGGTTGTATCGTCAGCCAAGCGTGAATAGTGTAGCTCCCAGCAAGCCTGCAGAGCGTCCTGTGAGGCAGGAATTTGACGAGTATTGTCTGTTCCCCATGTCCACTCTGCGCGTCACACAGGGCCTTGGATTCGCTGTGGATGGCGTCCCTGCAGATACATACTCGCATTTATATCAAACCGCATACGACATTGCCGGTGAAAACACTGGGCGCTCGCCTGTGTTTGCTCCGTTTAGCTGCAAGGTTATGAGAATCTATAATGGTTCCACGGCTGCATCGAAATGCAACTTTACATTCTATACGAACACGAAGCGTGTCAAGTGCATGAATGAAAAGGTTTATGCGCCCGGCGAGTTGTTTTTTATGACTGCGCATTGTAATGACGATATGCTTGCGAAGTATGGCATCAGAGTAGGCGCGATGTTCGCACAGGGTAAGATCTGTGGATATGAAGGAACCGCCGGGGGCGTTGGTGCGCATTGCCATATTACATTTGGTGAAGGCCCTTGGGACGGTAGAGGCTGGCATGAGATTGCGAAGCGGCGTGGTATGTATGAGATCAATAACCCGCTCATGATGCACAAGATTTGCTGGCTGCGCCATGAATGCACAGTGCTTGACGGTGGTGGTTATACTTGGGTGCGAATTAGCAAGACCATTACATTGCCTAATTCAGAGGAAAAACCCAGCGGTACGGTAACACCTGCGCCTGTACCTAACACCGGTGCCAATTACTTTCCTGTATATACCGGCACCTCTGGCAGCATCAACGCGGCGTTGAGTGCGATTGGCGTTGATAATTCATACGCTTATCGTGAGAAGATTGCAGCGGCGAATAACATTAGAAACTATCGTGGTACGCCTGCCCAGAATACGCAGATGGTGAATCTTTTGAAGCGGGGTAGATTGCTTCGTCCTAATGGCACTGCAAGCAAATATTTCCCTGCTTATAGGGGTAACGCCACTTCTATTGCACCCGCTCTGAAACAGATGGGAGTCAATAACAGCTATGCCTATAGAAGTAAGATTGCTGCAGTTAATAACATTGCTGGGTATCGTGGTACTCCTGCGCAAAATACACAGATGTTGAACCTGCTGAAGCAGGGTAGACTTATTAAGCCGTAAGGGGGCTTGTAGATGAAAACAAAAGAGAATGTAAAAAAGGAATCTTTCCTCACCCGTTTAAAAAAGCGGATGAGGAAGATCCGCTATCAAAAGTTTGTTACGACATTCCTTTATATGCTTTTGTTCGCTATTATCGTTTATACATTCTGGGAATACAACTATGTAGGTGAATCTGTTGGTCCAGAGGTATATGAAAAGACACTGGATACACTATTAGGACTTCTCGTAACCACTGGAGCGCTCAAAACCAGTGAGGTAATTGGAAGTACAGTGAAGAAAGTGGCTGAGCTAAAATATAATCCTATTGATGTTGCTGACGATATGCGAGGTGGAGAGTAATGAATGTCTATTGTGATAGTGCTGCCACCACACGGCCTTACGATGATGTTGTAGTGGCTGTAGCAAATACCATGAAAGATATCTATGGAAATCCATCTAGCGAGCACAGGGTCGGTTCCGAGGCTGCTGACGCACTCAGAAAGGCTCGTCACCAAATCGCCATGCTGCTTGGAACAAGGGACAGTGAGATTTATTTCACCTCAGGCGCGAGCGAATCGAATAACTGGGTAATTCAGAGTGTGATGCGTGAACAGGCAAAACATGGTAAGAGCTATATCATCACCTCTGAGTTTGAACATCATTCTGTGCTGAACACAGTTGATGAGCTGGCGTATGATGGTATCAATCCGTTATATGTGCGCCCAGACAGCAGTGGCTTTATTGATCCTAGAGATATCGAGGATCTGCTGGATAAGTACAAAGGCAAGGTTGGGCTTGTAAGTATTATGTTCGTGAATAACGAGCTTGGTACGATTCAACCTGTTACGCAGATCGCTGATGTCTGCCGTGCCCACGGTGTTTTGTTCCATGTAGATGCAACGCAGGCCGTTGGACATATTCACGTTGATGTAACCGCCTATGGCATGGATATGATGTCGTTTAGTGCGCACAAGTTCCATGGCCCAAGAGGCGTTGGTGGGCTTTATATCAGAAATGGTGTTGATGTAAACAGCTTTATCTTCGGCGGTAAGCAGGAACGCGGATGCCGTGCTGGCACGGAAAACCTGCCTGGCATTGTTGGTATGGCTGTGGCTTTGGACATTAGTGATTCCCATATTGTGCTTTATAACAATAGAACAATCAGGATTAGGAACTGGATAGCCGAAGAGTTGAGCGATATTGACGGAGCGCATCTGAATGGTGCTTTATCCAGTCATGTTCCGGGCATTTTGAATTTTACATTTGATAATGTCGAAGGAGAAAGTCTGCTTTTAATGCTTGATACATATGGCATATCCGCATCCGCCGGGTCTGCTTGCGCTACTGGTTTGGTTGAACCTAGTCATGTTCTGCGCTCCATTGGGTGTACCAAAGAGCAGGCCATGTGCTCCATTCGCCTGTCTTTCGATTCGGATATGACATTTGAGCAAGCCGCTTATGTCGTTGATACAATTAAAAAATGCGTTACAATTTTACGTAACGCCGTTGAGAAATGAGGATTATTATGGACAGCTTTAAAATTCTGGCAGATAATTGGTTTCTTGTTATTGCTTTTGCATGCTGCATTGCTTTTGTTACTTCTGTGGTCATTCGATACATGAATCTTCCCACCGATAAGCAGATTGCGAACGTCAAAGAGTGGCTGAAATACGCTGTTATCGAGTGTGAGAAGGAACTGAAATCGAACACTGGGGCTGTAAAACTGCGGATGTGCTATGACCTTGCTGTCAAGCAATTTCCTTGGCTCGCTGTATATGTGAAGTTTGAAGTTTTCTCCGGATGGGTAGATGAGGCGCTTGTCTGGATGCGTGAACAGCTTGAGAAAAATAATGCTGTGGCACAGTACGTGGAAAGTGGAAGTGCTGTAAAAGCGTAAAACAACGCCTACTGATTCTAAGCGTGGCTTTACTTCTTATGTGAACTTTGTAGCCCTCATAAATGCTTTTAAGAAATTCCAAAATTGTAATACAACTGGCGAATAAGCCAAATTTTAATAGTATAGGGTATCACTCAAAGTCGAGTGATACCCTATTTTTTACGGATATTTACATGTAACCAAGCGCTGAAAGAGCGGCTAAGATGAAAGCGCCAACGACTAGAAAGATTGCAATAAGCGTAAGGCAGCCATCATTGTTGCCGCAACCGTTATTGTTATTTGACGGTTTACGTCCGCCACCGCCACCAGAACTAGAGCCGAAGCAGCGATTAAAGGTTTGTTGGTAATGGGCGTAGCCTGTGCTACCTTTTCCGAAATAACCGTAGTCGTTTGGCATAAAGCATGACCTCACATTTAACTTGGTGTTATCATAATACTGTTTTTTATAGTTCGTGTCAACGATAAATTAAAAGGGTGTGTCCATTTCATCGTCGTCGCATGGCATGGATTGCTGACTTGCCCTTAATACACAATAACTACATCTGTCATACCTCTTCTAAAGCGCCCGATCTGTGCCCCTGGAACCTGTGTTGTCCAAATATCTGCGACTTCAACAGTGTCATGGTTCTTGTCATATACGCACATAATGTCGTCCTTGTGCTCGTCTGGCACAGCCTCATAAAATTCTCGAATCGTCATGTTATCACTTCCTTGCTACGCATATTCTAAGCCCTTGATACAGCCCCTCTGCGGCGTTCTTATCGCACCTGCCACAAAGTTATTGTCCCGTCCACAAACAGGCTCTGGCTGTACTCCTCGCCGTCCAGCACGATGTATTTCTTCTCGTCAATATCCTTGTGCGATCCAAGGCACGGCACAACACGCTTGTCCAGGCCATCAATAGTCGGTGCTGACACGATCACATTGTCCCCGTGTAACCCACAAACCTCGGTCTCTGTAAGCTCGTGCAGCTGGAACGACATGCATGGGAGAGCGTTGATCGCATCAATCATGTGTTCCCAGTCGTTGTGCTCCTGTACCTGTGCTGGGTCGTCCTCACACCACACCATAGGCTCCTCTCCAAGCGCCTCCAGTGCATCTATACGGCGAATAATTTCATCATTTGACATAGTTATCACATCTCCTCAAAAAGGCTGCAGGCGGCTCTACGGGCGTGCTATTACGTCTAAGCATATTGGCATCCAAAAATTCAACAGTTCATCATATGTATCACAAGGCCAGCATCCACGGTGGGCCAATTTGTGCTTCTTCATGCGGTCGCTCAAAACTTGACCTTGTTCGTTTTTCCCCAAACTGACTATATGTTCCGCCTCGTTCCGGCTCAACCCAGCTGCCATCATCAACTTGATATATCTCTTGCGTGTCATCATTATCCTCTCTTTAAAAATCGGCTCTAACGCCCTCTCCGGGCTTGTCACTTGGGTACAGCTCTCGGAGACGCATCATGTTATCATACGCTTTTACATATGTGCTATATGGCCAGCAACCACGATGCGACACATTTTTCTTCCAGCGCTGCTTATCAAACGTCTTACTCGACCTGTTTGGTTTGCATTCGTCAATCCCAAGCCCGGCAGTATTTTCAGCGTTGTTGCGGCTCCAACCATTTGCCATCAATAGTTTGATATATCTCTTCCGCGTCATCGTTATCTCTCCTTATTACAGTTTGTATATTTCTTGCTGTTCCTTCTGCCAGGCATTGATCTCGGCAATCTCTTTGTCAAGGATAGTTTCTGTCTCAGCCTCTTCCAAAAAGAACGGGTCGCGGTCCAGCGGGATGCTCTGCAGCAGCTGCCAGAAGCGGTAGTCCGGTTTCAATTCCCACAGCTCCGCCAGTTTACTCAAAAACGGCCAGATTCTCTTAGGGTCACGCATCTTCACACGCCTCCAGCCATCCATCGATCTCGCTGCGCAGGTTCTTCATGCAGGCAACGACCGCCTCATGTACGCGGGCACAGCTGGCGTATTGCAGCCCTGCGTTAATGGCGTCTTCACCGGTCAGCTCAAGTGATCCGATTATGGCCGTTGCAAGGTAGTCGTAAAAATCAACACATGCAAGACAATTCTTGTCATAGGCTTCATCGGCGATTGGTTTGCTCCCCGGCAGGAACGCCGACGCCATGTCCATGAAGGAATTTGCAAATTCATATGTGCGGAGCCGCCGCTCTGTAGGAATCATCATAAAGTATGGTCGGATATCGATTCTATCGTTCATAAAGTTCTCCTTACTGTTTATCTTTAGCGACAAAGTGCCGCAGTTTGTTTATGATAGTTGACATTAGGCGCTGCTGGTTATTCGCCAACAAAAATGTACTGATTAACATAATCCCGGTTTTCACCTTTCAAGATTGGCATTTCAGTATCAAGTACCCACTGCCCATCCTTGTTGATACAGGCTGTACCACGTTTGCATGTGGTAGGGTAATTATTCCAGTTGATGTCAAATTGCTCTATAAGCATGTCCTGAATGTCGTTGCATTTCTTCCCCTCCAGCTGCTTGTGTGAGAAATATGCTTGCCCCACCATCTGGATGGAATTGCGTGTCGCATCAAGCTGACGCCAGTAGATAAGGTTACAAACTTCTTCTTTAGGAATGTTGAAGCAACGGGCATCGAACATAGCACCTTTATTGGCGGCAGTCGTCATCTTTGCAACATACTCGTTATGAGCAATTTGTACATCCATAGATTGTGGTGTAAGACTACTTTTCCATGCAGAATCTTCGTCCCAGATAGACATTCTGAAGAATTTATTGAACGCCATCGTTGCCATACTGGCGGACACACTACATAGCTTCTGAACTTCGTAATCGAACCAAGCATCCGTGGTAAGTGTCTGGTAGTCAATCAGGATCAGCGTGATTTCATCGGACTGTGTATAGCCAAACACGCAGCCTTGGATATTCTTACACAGGTACATCATGGTTTCCTGCATAGATTTCATCAGGATCATGTCAAAAGGCTTCTGAAAGCCACGAGTAAAGGTGTGGAAGCTTTTTCCATCAATTCTCAGTGCAACCGGCGTTCGGCGCATTAACTTTGTTTTAGGAACTGCCTCGTAATACTCTTTCATACGGGTGCCAATGGAATCATTAAAGCTCATAATAATCTCCTTGTTTGTTTACTTATTAGAGATATATTGCGTTGCTTGTGCCAACATTAGAATTGCGCACTTGCAGTTGCTCTTATCGTACCAAGCGCACCTTTTATCACATTCGTAGTCTGTTGATGCTTTGACCGCTGCTTTTAATGGGCATCTTTTCTCTTCATAATACATTTGGTTTTTCTGGCTCCTTCCCTACTCTGGCGCAGAAATCGAGATAATCATTGATTTTTCCTTTAATACCTTATCCAGTATCCGGTTTCTCTTTCAAATTCTCTATTGCAAGCCTCACATTTGTACTTTACCCGTGTCGGATCGTCCAAAACACCCAGCACCACATTGTAAAGACACATCCTTCCGCAATACGGACATTCCTGTACGGCATAAAATTCTGGGTGCTTTTGATGAAATCTGGTCATTGCATCGTTTGCAAGCTGGGATGTTTTTTCTATTTTCCAATTCACATCATCTAGGACATTAGTTTCGCTGTTTTCTTTAGTTAATGCCTGTTCAACAGCGTTTTCGACGACTGACTCTTTCTTCTTGTCGATTTCAGACAGAATTGAACGAAGAATCTGAAGTTCTCGTTCCGCTGCACTGTCTCGATATGTTACGCAATTTGTATTCATGGCTTCACCTCCGGGGGTTTGTAGAGCGGTAGTTCTGTCCATGCGAGGACTTTTGCGTTAGTTCCGTGCGTAGGCTCACCGCCCCATTGACCATTGAAAAAATATCCACGATCCATCGTGCGGTACATGCAGTTGTAGTTACCATAACGGAAGTATTCGTAGAAACACAGATATTCTCCGTTTTCTTTAGGCGGGTCATTCTGTGCATCGTGTCAAACGGTTTCTTTAGACGCTTCGATAGCGTCCAGCTTTTCTAACGCATCCCTGATTACCTTGACGGCGTTCTCATAGCAGTCGCATTCGTGGCAGTGGCTCCTATCCAGACCCCATCTGCAATCGCCGCAAAAGCCGTATTTTATGGCGATGTTAAAGGCACGTTCATAGGCTTTGTTAGTCATTCTTACACCCTTCTAGTTGCTCGTTCTAAGGTTTTTAAGCATATCATTAGTTAAGTACAAGGCCGCTCCGGCGTATACATCATAGTTTGTACCATCTTCATAAATCTTGCGGTCATAGTAATACTCAATATAGCTGTGGTTTTCTTCTGATTTTCGTATTGTAACGAAGTCTATGATGTCTTCTTTGTCTTCAATGTTATTTCCGTTTAATACGCCGTAGCAAATATAGTTTTTGTGTCCGATAACACCCCCGTATCCATTCGTTTCCATTTGTGTTGTTATATAGGCGTACAAGATTTCCTGCTTTGCCGATACGGTTTTCTCTTCAACCACCGGATTTTCTTTGCAGGCGCATAGCAGAATCATCAAGACAAAAGCAACAGCCAGCGCAAATAACTTTTTCTTCATTCTGCTACCTCCTCTACAAACGCCATACTCTGGCGCAGATTGAGGGATGCGGGATTGAGAACACAAGCCGGGGCGACAGAATTACCGTAGTACGTACTGCAGCTGTTAAAATTCCCCGCAGTGTTCACGACGCGAACACAGCTCGCGTAGCCCGTGTCAGAATTATTGTAACCGCACCACCACGGCGTAGCAGTCCAAATCCAGTCATCGTAGTGTGGGATGAACTCGCGGTACTTGCGGTACTCATTGCAGGTGAGGATAAAAACGAAGTCTTGAACAGTGCCATAAGCTCTGTCGCCGTTGTCGGCTACAAGGTCAACTGTATGCGACAACAGACTTTGTTTCTCAAAAACAGCGTTCGCCAAATCAGATAAAATCCCACGCACATTACTGGTGCGGTAGTCATTCCGGTTGCCAATCTCATCGGCAAATTTATCACTTGGGCAGAACACTACATCTTTTGCCCACGGCTTTGCCATAATTGCCAACAGGCCGCCGTCGGGGTGGTTCGGGTCAAGGCAGACCCACTCAAAGGTTTTGAACATAAAATGTTCGCCTGGGCGCATGGTTGTGATGTTAGTCATTGTCGGTCACCTCTGCAAGCCAGAATTTGCGTTTGCAATCACTGCAACTGGTTTTATAGCAATTTTCTTCCGGTCCGTAATCATAACCGATGTATTTAGGACACAACCAGATGACATCGTCCTCAATTCTTGCATCTGGAAACATCTTCAAAAACTCGCTCTGGCGAGTCTTAGTGGGATGCGCTTTCGCCCATTCCTCGACTAGCTCTACCACTTCTTCAGGCTCGACATTTGCGCTTGGGCGACACTTCTGGTCAAGTAGACAATCTTTACAATCAGTTTTTTCGCACATACGTTTAAATGTCCTATAAAATTCAACTGCGTCCATTAGTTGTCAACCTCCTCGTCCCAGTAGTCCTTGCGGCATTCAACGCATTTTTTTGGGCTACTAAAACTTTCATACTTAACACATCGTGTTGGTCTTATAGTTTGATCCATTGCACATGGAAATAAAACGGAAATTTTCTGCATATCCGCATTCGGGAACTTCTTCAAGAACTCGCTCTGGCGGGTCTTGATGGGGTTGTCTTTTGCCCATTGCTCGACAATCTGCACAGCTTTTTCCGTGCTTGTATCTGTGATACAGCAGCAATCTTCTTTGTTTTGCAATGGGCATCCAAAACAATCATCTTTGCTGCTACACAGTCTGTGTAGAGCTTTTACATATTCAACTGCGTCCATCAGGATCAACCTCCTCTAACCCTTTTTATTTCTTTGAGTTCGTCTAATGTGATAATGAAGTCGCAATAGAATTCTTTTTGCGGACGCCACGACTGATATTGTAGATAATGCTTGTATGGAAGACAATTACAATCCGTCAAAATTGATAGTGGGCATTCGTTACAATCACAAGGACGCTCGTCTAATACAATTCGTGCCATCAGTGTGCCTCCTTTATCAATCTGTTGGCTATCTCATTGATGTTATCGGTAGATGCCTTGATTTTGTCATAGGCATCGGTCTTTTGCTTTTCTATGGCGGTAAGGTCGCTGGCTAAGTCATCGCGCATGAGATTGTAAAGAGCCTCTTTGTTTCTGAGCAACCGTGTACGTGCCTCGTTTTTCTTTGTTTCGTGGAAGCGCTCTTTGTCGCGGTAGACAAGTTCAAGTGCTCTTATGAAGTCGATAAAGTTCATGGCGAACGGCGTGTTATGGTATTTGAAAGTTTTCTCGTCAAGGAAAATGCTATCGTGTACGATATTAAAATTCTCTGGATGCAGTAGGTACATCTTTTTAAACACACCATATGATAGAAGTGGTGTATCATCGAAGTATGTACGTTGTGTGCAATATATATCAATCAGAGTGTCTATTGGGTGCGGTGTGCCTTCGTCTGAAAATATGTAACGTATAAAATCATCTAGTATTTGTATGGAAAGTAGTATTAGTGACATACCATATACAACCTGAATATTGTCGTCATACTTGAAAACCTGGCTAAAAATAGATATGATACTATACAGTTTTACGAGAAAAAACAGAGCGCAGGCAAAACAGGTTCGTGTCAACTGATAATATTCACTACATCTTTTCTTGCTATTTGCGCTGGTATACATCACAACAAGATATAGGACATTGTAGATAAGTACCATTATTGGCCAAGCCTCGCTTCCCAGTAATTGCAGGTGTTATCCCCGTCAACGAAGTCCGCGCAGTATAGGCTGTCAGCACCGCAGCACGCTCCGGTGAACGGTTCCCAGTGTTTGCAGGTGGAACAGATGCGGTGCTCGGTGTTTTCGAGATGCTGCAGGTATCGGAGTACAATGTTGTAGAAGATGCGCGGCTCGTGTTCCATTGCCCATACGACGGCATCATCCGTAATAGCTCTGTAGTCGGATGCTTCATCCAGCCGCATGGTCGAAACCGATCCGTTAGCGAAGACGTTAGTGATGACTTTTGCGCGTGTGATGGTCATTGTTTTACCTCACAAATCTTAATTGTCTTAGCAATTTTTTCGATCTCTTTAATGATTTTTGAAATACCACGGTATTCTTGGTTAAAAGACTTTAAGCGTTCTATAATTTCAAGCAAACCAGCTTCATCAATTTCAAGCAAACTAGCCTCATCAATGCTATTTGTATCGATGGCATCCAAATCATCAGCCCAGTCTTCGTAATCATCGACAACATCTGTGAGGGCATCGATTTTATCTTCCAGACGATCAAGCGCGTCTTGCCAACGTTCAATCTGGCTATCGTACTCAGGCTCGTTTGACTCACGCTCGTCATAAGTGTCTTGCCAATCGTCGATTTTGAATTTAAGATCCTGAAGAGTCTCTTGTGCGATTTCATTGATTTTTGAAAAAACGTAGCCGGACATATTGACGGTTTTCATAATCAGCCTCCTGTTTATGCTGTGTTGATATTAGTATCTTGTAGTATTATTATAATCCAAGGTGTGGCGGAAAATCAAGCCCCTTAAAAATAAAAAATGACCATCATAGCGATGGTCATTTTTGCTATGCTATATCAAGGCTTTTAGATGGTGTTTATAAATGGTGTAAGTGTGGTGTAAGGTATAATAATGAAGCATTTATTTTGCGTAGGCGCGTACTATAATTTGAAATTCGCTCCAATATTACCCCCTGTCAAGCAAAATCTCGAAAAAAGTAGAGGCGTGATAGTCGCTACCGCACTGCCGGGTCGTCGACCCCTACAAAAATAGGTACGGTAAACAAAAACGGGGCGGCACGCGGCCGCCCCATCGTTATCAATAGTTGCTGCTTTTCAGTTCAAAATAGCTTCTGGGATGGGTGCAGACGGGGCATTTGGCGGGGGCATGGCGGCCGATATAGACAAACCCGCAGTTGCGGCATTGCCAGACCTGCTCATGCTCGCGCGCAAAGACCTTGCCGGCCTCAATGCTGTCGGCGAGAGCCTTGTAGCGCTCCTCGTGGTCTTTTTCGATGGAGGCAACCTTCTTGAACAGGGTGGCGATGTGGGTAAAGCCCTCCTCCTTTGCCTCGGCGGCCATCCGCGGGTACATAGCGGTATGCTCCTCGTTTTCACCGGCGGCGGCCATCCGCAGGCAGGTCAGTGTGTCAGGGATCTCGCCGTTCTCCATCAACAGCTCAAACCAGATCTTGGCGTGCGCACGCTCATTGTCGGCGGTGTCATCAAAAATTGCACCGATCTGCTCGTAGCCGTCCTGCCGCGCCTTGGCGGCAAAGAAGGTGTATTTGTTGCGGGCCTGGCTCTCACCTGCAAATGCCTCCCATAGGTTTTTCTCGGTCTTGCTGCCTCTCAGTTCCATAGGGATACCTCCTCGTTAAATAAGAATCAGTCTTGATATGTGTCTGCTGCGGCACTGGGCCCGCACCCGGGCGGTACAGCAGGCAGGAAACGCCGCTGTCCGCACACAACAGACGGTTGACAAAGCTGCGGTTATGGTGTAGTATCTAAATAAGAGTTAATCTTAAATTTGGTAAGGAGGTCTGCCCATGACCCGCCAACGCGCCCTGATTTTGGGTATCATGCGTGAAAAATGCCCAGAGCATCTGACCGCTGACGAAATCTTCTGCCATGCGCGGCAGGCCATGCCGCACATTGCGCGCGGCACTGTGTACCGCAACCTGAAATTGATGGAGCTGG